CTTCTTCATCATCTACAATCAAAATTCGGTCTTCCACGGATGCCCCCTTTCTATCATTCCATTGGCCCCCGGACAATATATTTATTTTATAAGAAATTGATAAACAGTCAACTCTGTTGAGAATTTGGTAGTGGGTCAGTTTAAAAAATCTTGACAAATTAATAAAAAGGAGTAATCTATGGATGATTGGTGGTGGTGGTGGTGGTAGTTTAATATGGTCAAGATTGGTATAATTTACTCAGACGAAACAAAATCGGTGAGGTAAAAGCAATGGAGTGGGGACTATTTGTAGGTTTATTAGCAATAGCCGTAGCTGTATATTTTGGTTTATCGGGCTTTCGTAAAGACGTTAGTGACAAATTGTCAGATATACGGGACAAAATTATAGCTATGGGAACAACTATGGATAAAGCTTGGGACCTGCTCAAGATACGTTTTGGGGTAGCGACTGGCACGGTAGAAAGAAACCTGAAGAATTTGGGTAAGACCAAGATTACAGCAAGCCCAGCGACAGATAAGACTATCTATTTTATTGAAGTAGAAAAAGCGGTTTTATACGACGGTCTCATTATAAAATTAAGCAAGGAAAGCGACTTAGAGAATAAGGAAAAACAACTATTTAGTGGTCGAGTCCCTTCGCTATTTACCACCTTAGGGACTCGTCTGACAATTGAAGTTCCCTGCACGGAGTCTAAACTTTGCACAGAATATATTAGTTTGCTTCTAAAGTGGTTAGATACTACTTACTATGAATCATTGTCAAAGATAAAGGACTACGAGGAACCAATCCAAATATAAAAGACAATAAGCATACTGCTATCTCTTCTAAATTTCAAATCGATACACACTACCATAATTTATCCTTTTAACAAAGCAATAATATCCTTAATGTCCCAAAGCCGATCCGTTACTTTTGCTGCCATTGCCGGGGTTACTCTTAGGGTCTGATGAATCCTACAGAAATTATAATACATGAAATACAAGGCTTCCGCATAGTAAAGATTTTCAACCTTTTTTGAAAATCCATTTGTCAGTCTTGTAAATCTTCTCATATTCATCCGCATTGTTAAGTTTTGCCTCTCTACATAGCTTGTTGAGATACTTTCATCTTTAGGGGTGCCGTTAATCTTTATTTTTTCTATACCAATACATTGAGCGGGACTATATCGTTTCTGACTCTCTTCGCTATTCCCATATATTTTGACAAGCTGACTAAAATCAATTTCAGAACCGAAAGCTTCTTCTACAGCCTCTAAATACATCTTATGCCCATCCGTAGTTAATTGGATGCGGTTTTTAAGACGACTTGCTAAATCTTTCATAAAGTCAGTGGCACATTCAAGATCACGTCTTCCGATGGAGAAAACGGGAACCAACTTAGTTTCAGCGTCCAACGCCGTAAAAGTCCAAACATCGCCATATCCAAACTGACCTTTTTTGTCTTCTGGTACATTCTTTTCTTTGGCATAGCAGAAGGCCCAAATTTCATCGACCTGGATACGACTACAGGTAAGATTTTGGAAAGCTTTATCTTGATATTCTGCACAAGCTTTACCGAGATCCACCAAGAGCTTAACGACCGTATTCTTAGCAACGCCCGTCATTCGGCATGTTGCCCGGATCGAAGTACCCTCGACGAGTGCTGCCACCACTTGCCTCTGTTTCTCTTTCGTCAGCTTATTCATAATGACATTATACTTGTCCGCATAAGCATTGTCAAGCATTATTTTAGATTGTGAAAAGAAAAACTTGCGTGACCGGTTAAGCATTATTTGCTTGACAAAAAAGTTTATCTGTGCCATTTGTAAATAGGTGTGCCCCTGCCCGGGCTTGAACCGGGAACAAAATGGGTAGCAACCATTTGCTATATCCTTTTAGCTACAGGGGCATCATATATCCCAAATAAATTTTTGGGGATGAGGGAGAAGCATAGAGCCTCGCAAGCAGAATGCTTCCCCTCATTTTTTTATTTATGTTTTAGCGCCGCCCCTCAGCAATTTTTGCTGCGGCGCTGGATTTTGGTGGCATCATACATCCCCTCCTTTCACTTCACTATCTTCAGGATTTGTCTTTATATGTTTAGGCGATCCTTTTTCCTTCAATTGATCTTCATTTTTTGAAATTCTTTTCCTCCTTGCTTTTGTGGTTCTCTTCCGTATTGGGTGCATTTCTGAATACCAAGCCGATAATCCAAATGTGTTATTAGGTAACTTATGAAACACTGCCGGATTTGTCGAAAGTGAGATGGCAACCATACGAAGACGATCTTTTGGTTTCCAAGGGAAATCAAAAGCACCTTCACTAAGGCCATTATAAATTTCCTCTGACGTGCACGCATCTCCCTTAATTTTCAAAAATTCTTGAACAGCAGTTGCAAAGTTTTTACCATAAAACTGAGACCGTTTAAATTGAAAACTCTTCGGTTCCCCTTCAATCTCATATGGCGCTTTTTCCCCTAAGGTTTCATAAATCGCATTGATTGCCCGCTTTTTTTTATTTACCTCTTGAATCAATTCACCTATATCGTCTTCAATCTTTTTAATTGCATCTACAAAGAGTCTATCTTTTTGGCTCATCCTCAGCCCCTCCTTTTACGTGGATTCTTATTACTTATTACACTTAACTCTATTTTGGCACAATAGATATTCAAATGTCAAGGAATATTTTAGACTTGGCCTTCAACCGTCATACGCATAACTTCATGTGGTTTATTGAATGTGGTATTATTTAATATTATTAGATACTTATGATTAACGACTTAGATAATCATATTTTTCAATTTGTTTGTATCTCTAAATAACGGATGCTTAATATAGAGAAATAAGTAATGTCCTAATTTGAACTCAGATTAGGACATTGGCGAACATTCCATTATTTAAATGCGGGACAAATTAGAACTCTAATTGGGAAGGAATAACCCTTAGGTCGATATAAAACTATGATTTTTTAGACCATCGAGCTTTTGCAGCTTTTCGACCCCATTCTCGAAGTTCTTTTTTGGAAAGCTTTTCCGCCCTTGCTTTCCCACCCTTTAACCCTCCAAGGCGACCAAGAGCAACAGCAGCAGGGTTTTTTTCTTTGATCGGGATTTCTTCTTTGACTTCTTCGGTGGCGTCTTTTACGATCTGATAAGCAAGTACACTTATGTCAGAGGGGTTTCTTTTCTTCTTGATCATGCCCTAAACGTAGCATGACTGGTTAAGCATTGCAAGAGAGAATATTTTCAAACTGACCCACTACCAGGTTGTTCTGTCTTGGGAAAAACAGGAAGATGGTAGTTATAAGATTAAAAGAGAGGAATGAGGTCAACCCGTGAGAATTGATCATGGAGGGGAAAAAATAACCGGGGGGTTCCCGCCAATGAAAAGGAGGGGAGCACGGAGGTGAAAACATTTGATTTGGTTAGAGCCACATTTATTTTGGAACAACGAGAGAAGGGGAAAACGCTACGGGAGATATCGGCGATGATCGGGCTATCCTTCGAAAGGATACGGCAGATCGAAGCAAAAGCACTTTGGTTATTTAAAGACAAGGAAAAAAAACAGGCTTTTATTAAAGAGTTTCTTGAGAAGATCTCTTATATCAAGAATCGTTATCCTCAAATTGATGATACCAATCGAGGTGAAGTCTACGATCAAATCGATAAGGTACTCTACGATACTCCTGTCTGGGACATTGAATTAACCGTAAGATCGGCCAGTGCCTTGCGAAACCAGAATCTAAGAACGCTTGGCGAAGTGGTGCAGAAGACACGCAGGGAAATTTTGGACATCCGTAATTTTGGCAAAAAATCACTCACTGAATTAGAGGGAGGGCTCGCTAAATATGGCCTTCGATTAGGGATGAAATTAAAGTGGGGATATTACGCTAAAACAGAGAAGACATAAAGGGAGGGGAAAACCATGGAAAGAACGCCAGTAAAGTCATCGAATATCGCGTCGATCGGATACGAAGAACCTACGCAGACTCTTGAGACCGAATTCAGATCCGGGCACATCTATCATCATTTTGGGGTGCCACCCCAGGTCCATTCCGATCTTATGGAGGCTGACTCGATTGGGAAGTCTTTTAACCAGCTTATTAAGAACGGCGGGTTCAAATATGAAAAGCTGGAGCCCGAACAAAAATAAGGCTTGACATCTTCTACGCGCTTGCGTAAGATTGGTTTCTGGGCGGTTTATGGGACGAGACGACAAAATTAAACTCAACAGATTAGGGGTTCTCCGGGATCGCCTCAAAAGTGATCGTCCCAACCGGAGGCCCCTTTTTTGTTGGGTTGAGTGTTTAAAGTGTTGACGGGACGAAAAAATATTGGGGAAAAGAGGGCCACACCGTGAGCAGATACCGAAAAATCGACGTGAAAATGTGGGGAGATGAGAAATTTTGCGCCCTATCAAAGGCTCAACCCAACGGTCAAAGCCTGTGGCAATATCTCTTAACTGGCCCTCATTCAACTGGCTGTCCTGGAATCTTTCATATCGGAGAAATGGGTCTCTGTGAGAACCTTAATTGGCCAATTAAAGCCTTTCGTAAAGTCTTTGCCGAACTCTTAGAGAAAGGCATGGTTAAAGCAGATTGGAAGTCAAAAGTTATTGTAATTCCTAATGTTTTAAGATATGATGATCCACAATCTCCCAATGTGATCAAGAAATGGGCGAAAGATTTTGATCAAATTCCGGAATGCGAATTAAAGGTAGAATACTACCAAATAATAGAAGAATTTATAAAGAATCTCGGAGAAGCCTTTGATAAAGCCTTTCAACAAGCCTTCCAGAAGCCTTTATTAAAGACTTCTGGAATCCCTCTTCCTCTTCCTCTTCCTGAACCTCTGCCTAATCCTCTACCTGATCCCGAAGATCTCGCAACGCCGGATAACCTATTCCGCCTGTTTTTAGAAACCTGTAAAAATCTCAGGCGGCCGAAAGAGTTAAATAAATCAAGGAGAGATTCCTTAACGGTAAGGATTAAAGAACACCCGAATATAACCTGGTGGAAGGAAGTCTTTGAAATGTCAGATCTCGTCTTGATTCCCGAAAAAGATGGTAGGAAATCGTGGTCTCCAGATATCGACTGGCTGATTAAGAATGATACAAATGCCTTAAAGGTTCTTGAGGGTAAATATACAACAAGAAGTGATAGGGCACCACTTTTTAAGCCTCAACCTGGAATTGCCGATTTTTATGATACGGAGAAAAGGAAAGAAGGAAAGCATGACGCTTGAGGAGTTCTCAGCAACCTTTGGGATTATGGCAGAATACTTTGGAGCTCAACCATCGGCCGGTCTAACAAAGGTCTATTTTAATGCTTTCCAATCCTGGGAATTTAAGGACTTTGAAGCAGCCTGCCAGATGGTGATGAGCACTCGCCAGTATAAAGGACTTCCGAATATGGGCGAGATCGAAGAAGCAATTCAAGGTAAACCAGAAGATAAGGTTGCTATTGCCTACCAAACCCTAATGAACGCCCTTCGAGATCATGGCTATTATGATACGGTTATTTTCGAAGATGGAGCGATCGGGAGGGCTGTTGAGACGATGGGGGGGTGGATTGAGATAAGCCGATGGACAATCGAAGAGTGGAAGTTTAGGAAGAAGGAATTTGATGCTTTATATCTGGCAAACCTAAGATTTGGAAACACTGAACCCGTAAAGCTAATCGGATTATTTGAAGGCGAGAACGCTGCGAAGGGTCTTGAAAAAGATATCCCCAAAGCAATTAGTATCGGGAAGCCAAAGAAGGTGTTGGAATTGGCAAGGGGACCCCTTAATAGGGTAGGGGAATGATAATAAAGGTACGCCACGCTTTACGCAATAGCGTCAAGACAAGACTTTAACCCCGGTGAGGGGTTGAGATAAGGAGGACGTATGAGAAAGAGGATTATCGAGTGGATTTTTAAGCGAGAGGATTTTGACTGGTTGATGACGCAGGACCAGAGGGCAGAATTTCTGGGATGGTTCGTTCGGAGGTACTTTCCGGAGCGGCACATTCACCGGAACCGACCGCGGAAGGCTATTTTTAAGGAGTGATTTTATGGGCCGACCGCTCCCGGCCTTGGAGGCCGGTGATTGAGGACATCGGCCAGGAGCGGGGAAGGGAGGAGGATCAATAGTGGCTGAGGTAAAACAAATCACGGTTATTTTGCCGTTCAAACTCCCGACATGGAACCAACTGTTTTCCATGAGATTACAGGAGCGGATGAGGATAAAGAAATGGATCAGAAATGTCGTATCCATGTGCATTCAAGACGCCGGAGGCTCGCAGATCCCGATGGGATCAGTGCTAAAGCCGCGATTGACGGCCTTAGACTTGGAGGTTTACTCAAGGATGATTCAGCCAGGTACGTCAAAAGCGTCACGTTTTCCCAGGAACTTTCGGAAGAGGATGAGACAATAATTGGTCTTTTATTTGAAAAGGAGGTCAGCGATGAGATTTCAAAAGATTAAGTACAGTAAAGGGAAGGTCAAGATAGAGTACGAACTCCGAAATAAGCTCAAGGATTGGGATCAGTTCTCTTTGGCTTGTTCGAACGAACCAAAACCCGAATTCCAGGTCGTACTCCAGGCACTCTCCGAAGACGTGATTTTTATGTGCGAATTGCCGGAGGACTACCGAAAACGAATCATGGTGACCGGTGTTTCATTTTCCTATGGCGGAGAAGCAGAAATTCTTGGGGCCACGATCATTTCCCAAATGTCCCTAAATCTGTCAAATGTCAATTTGAACCTAAATACCCCTCATAAACCGTCCGAACCCTATTCTGAGGATGGCGATAAGTCGCAGTGCCTATCAGAAGACTGCGTTCAACGCCTGGAAGACCTGATTTCTGAAGCCGAAGACTACATTAACGGTATTCGAGCGCAGGGAGAGCTGTTTGTGAACAAAGAGCAGGGTTTAAAGGAGATAGCTAAAGAATTTCACGACGACATGAAGAAAAACCTTGGTCCAGGGGAGAGCGTAACAATCTCTTCGGGTGGGCATAGTGCCACGATCAAGGGAGAGGGGCGGGCTTAACTGAAAGTTGCAATTCAACTGCAACTCGGAGGGAGAATGCACTCATTTGTAATATGTCCAAAACGGGATAATAAAAAGGTCGATTTAGAAATATGCCTCAAGCCATGTGATATTCAGTGGGAGTGTGAACCCTTCAACAGAGCGGTCAATAAAGTGAGGACAGAACAGACCCCGGGACCCGCCGAGAAGGAGGAAGTGAAACCCAATATCCCCCAGGTACAGGAGAGTGATGATACTGACGTTAAGGGAGAAATCACCGAAAGGCCGCCGTCTCCACTCCCTTCTTTGGTGGCTCAATTAGCGATCACGGGGATGAGGAGCAAGGCTCAACAGCTTTACGATCAGGTCCTTTCCCTAAAGGCTGAAATTGAGGTTCGTTGGTTCGATCTCGGCAAGATACTCGAGGAGATCTTCGAGGGTCGGCATTACATCGATTTGGGCTACACAAACTGGAAGGATTTCTGTGAAGTAGCTTTGGGCCCCCTCGAGCTCAAGTGGAGAGCGATTGATTATTTACGAATGACCCGCAAAAAGTGTGATGAGGTCGGTATCGGAAGAGAGATTGCCGGAGAAATCGGGTGGTCCCGGCTTAAAGAGATTGGTCCGGTGGTTACGAAGAAGAATAGGGACCACTGGATTGATGTGGCCCGCAACAAGAAAACGACGGTCCATATGCTGTGGGGAAAAGTTCAGGTTGCCTTGGGCAAAAAGACACCGGAAGAAGTAAAAGTCCAAACCAAAAAGATGACCTTCCATCTCTTCCCAGAACAAGAGCAGATTGTCAAAATAGCCCTGGATGTCGCCAGAAAGATGGTTAATTCAGACAAGGACGGACATCTCCTTGCTGGCGTTATTTGCCCAGAATTCCTATCCACGTATCCATCGGGGTCTGACGACTTGACAATGCCGAAAGCCCAGGTGTTACACCGGATACTGACGAGTCTTGAGGCGGCGCTCAAGGTGAAGTTCATAGGAGAGGTGATCGACGTAGAAACCGGAGAGATTCTTGTGGAGGGGGAAAAATGAGCATCCCCATCTCAATTTGTCGGTTTAGAAAAGCACTTCAATCAGATGAAGAATTGAACGCTCTTAAAAGAGATCTCAAATTTGGAGCCTGGTCTATTTTGGAGTGCGACCATACTCCTCCATGCAAACCACTGACGGATGAGGAGTGGACCGAGTTGGAGAGAAAGATCGGATGAAGGAAGTCGATCTTGCCAAAAAGGTAATTGATTGGCTTGATGACCAAAAGTGGGATTGCTATTCGGAAGTCCAAGTTTTCCCGGGTGGCGCTATCGCCGATATTGTGGCCAGACAAGGTCCTGTATGCTGGGTGATCGAAACCAAAATGACCCTCAGCCTTTCAGTTATTGGGCAAGCCTACGAATGGCTGCCATGGGCCAACTATGTATCTGTGGCTGTCCCAGCTGGGAAAAGAGGTATCGGGTTTGCAGGGCGTGTTCTCAAAACTTATGGCATAGGTCTCTTGAAGGTTAATCAGTATGAGTTTGACTGGAGTTCTCCCGTCGCCGAGGTAGAACACCCAGCTTTCCGAAGACACACAGGAAATGCACGGACCTACGTCTTGAATGCTTTGAGTGAGGGCCACAAAACCTATGCCGAGGCAGGGAATGCCCAGGGCCGGCATTGGTCTCCCTTCAAGGAAACGTGCTCCCAAATCTATCGGTATGTGAAGGTAAACGAGGGTTGCAGTCTCAAAGATGTGCTGAACAATGTGAAACATCATTACGCCTCCACTGCCACGGCAAGATCCTGTATTCCCAAATGGGCCGAGGCGGGAAAGATCGAGGGGATCAAGGTGATTAAGGAAGATGGGAAATGGAAATTTTTTACCAATAAGGAGGAAGGAAGACAAAGTGGAACGCAAGGTCGGGCACAAGGCCCTTCGGGTTAAGAACGGTGAAATAGAGTGTTTTGATCCTCATCCGAATAAATCTTTTCCAAAAACACACCGCGAGAAACTTGAGGGCGACGAGTACAAGAAGTTTGTCCAGTCCATCTTTACCCGGGATAGCTGGGCGTGCCGGCATTGCGGAGCCAGACAGGCCCTCACGCCGCACCATCTGGTCAAAAGGTCTCAGCTTGGAAGTGATACACCTGGGAACGCGATTACACTCTGTATTGAGGATCATGAGGCAGTTGAACGGAATGAGTTGAAGATCGAGGTGGTTGACGTGGTGGTGATATTCGGAGGAGGTTCAAAATGATTTTAGCGGAAGATACTGTCATCCAAGCCATTTTGAAGGAATACAACGAAGCGGTCCTGTCCAATGGTTCATTTCATTCAGCTCATGAAGGAATCGCCGTTATCAAAGAAGAGTACGATGAACTATGGGATGAGATTAAAAAGAAAAGAGAGGCGCGAGACCATGGAAAGATGTTCAAAGAGGCCATTCAGATTGCCGCAATGGGGATGAGGTTTGCCGTAGATATCTGCATGGATGAAAACGGAGAGGTGCCAAAATGAGAAAAGAAGTTGAGCACATGATTAAGAATCCCGGTGTCTACCTTGCTGGTGATACGAAGGCCCCCGAAGTCACCATTGTGCTTGTCTCCATGGGTGGGAAAATATGGAGTACGATTCTCGACAGTGAATTAGATCCTGAGAAATTCCTCGAAGCGCTTACTCTGAAAGGACCATACCGAGCATGAAGGCACTTACTCTTTATCAGCCTTGGGCAACCCTAATCTCAATTTCAGAGAAGAAAATTGAGACTCGATCGTGGCCAACAAGGTATCGAGGTCCACTGGCTATCCATGCGAGCCAGGAAAGAAAGTATATTGACATGAGATCGAAGTATTACGTCTGCGATAAGGAGCCATTCGATTCGGTCATCATAAATTATTTTAACTCGCCAGATCTTTCTTTTATTGATGCTTATTTTCCTTTTCCCAGGGGAGACATCATTGCAATCTGTGAACTTGAGACTGTCTTCCCAATCCACGAGGGGCCGCTTTTGATCTCAGACCAAGAGAAGGCCTTCGGAGACTATACCTTGGGTCGTTTCATGTGGTTTTTGGAAAATGTCCGGAAACTGAAAGAACCGATTTCCGCAAAGGGTGCCCTGGGTCTCTGGAACTGGACGCCGCCTGGAGACTTGGAGTTTAAATGAGCAGAGATCTATTCGGCCACGACAAGGTTAAAGAAACAATTGAACGGTTGAGGATATTTGAGCCGCCTGAAGGATACTTTGGTGCTTTTTCTGGAGGTAAGGACTCCTGTGTGATTAAAGAATTGGCTGAAATGGTCGGAGTTAAGGTCGATTGGCATTACAACGTGACCACCATTGATCCGCCTGAATTGATTTATTTCATTCGTAAGCATCATTCCGATGTGGTTTGGGAAAGACCAGAAAAGCCTTTCCTTGCGAGAATGGTTGAAAAAGGCTTCCCGATGCGTATCAACCGATGGTGCTGCCAGGAGTATAAAGAGAATTCTGGATCTGGTAGAAGGGTTCTGACTGGCATCAGATCTGACGAATCCCAGAAGCGAGCGGGTCGTAAAATGGTCGAACAATGTTACAGGGATTCATCCAAAACCTATGTAAACATAATTATTGATTGGACCGAGCAGGACGTTTGGGCATTTATCAAGGAGAGAAATCTTCCATATTGTTGTCTCTATGATGAGGGATTCAAGCGGATTGGTTGCGTGATGTGTCCATACAATTATTCGAGGGCAAGGGAAGCCGAACGCTGGCCGAGGATGAAGGGAGCTTTTGAGAAAGCGTTCATAAAGCTCTATGAAAAAAATCATGGTAGACCTTCTATGCAAAGATGGAAATCTGGTAAGGAAATGTTTGAATGGTGGTTGTCTTCCAGGGGTGGCGGCAAAGGTAACCCCGATCAAACGGTGATGTTTGAATAATGACGAAGGATAGACTTAGTTGGATTATCTCGGGTCTCGATTTCAATACCCTCAGCGATTGGGAAGAAAAGTTTGTTGAATCTGTAGAGAGGTATTTCAAGGCTCACGGGGATCTCACTGAGGCACAAGAGGACAAGTTAGAGGATATCTTTAAGGAGAAGTCGAGGTAAACGGGTATGGAAAAAGGAAACGAGCTTCGGATATCGGATAGTTTGGCACTTCCCTTAGACATAGTGACTGATACCATTGGGATATTGGCAATAAAGGGATCTGGGAAAACTTATGCCTTCCTTACATTGGTTGAGGAAATGGTGAAACGCAACCTTCCTGCGGTCGTCATAGACACCATGGGAGTGTGTTGGGGCTTGCGTTCCTCAATAGACGGTAAATCGCCAGGCCTGCCTATTGTGATCCTGGGTGGAGCTCACGGAGATGTCCCTCTCGAGTCAATGGCCGGGAAGGTCATTGCGGACTGGATAGTAGGTGAACGGCAGCCGGCGGTCTTGGATATCTCAGAATTCACAAAAGGCGAAGCCTCCCGGTTTGTTCTGGATTTTCTTGCACGGCTCTTCCAAATGAACCGAAATGCCATGCATTTATTTATAGATGAGGCGGACGAATGGGCCCCGCAACGCCCATTCAGGGAAGAGGCTCGAACGCTGAGAGCCATGGAAGTTTTGGTACGTCGGGGTAGAGCAAGAGGGATTGGCATTACGATGGTGACACAGAGGCCAGCTACCCTGAATAAAAATATTTTGACGCAGGCATCTACCCTGATTGTTGGTCGGATGATCTCTCCCCAGGATCGTAAGGCGGTCCAGGCCTGGATTGATGCCCATGGCACGGAACACCAGAAGGAAGCCTTTTGGGAATCCCTTGCCTCCTTGTCCACAAAAGAGAAGTGGGTATGGGCACCGGCAAGAAATATCTTTAAGCGAGTAACGATTCGACTCAGAGAGACGTTTGATAGCAGTGCCACTCCGAAAGTTGGGGAGAAAGTGTCTGCTCCGAAATCCCTTGCAGAAGTCGATCTTGAGAAGTTGAAAGGTCGAATTGCGGCCACGATCGAAAGAGTTAAGCAGGAGGATCCCCGGGAACTCCGAAAGAAGATTTCGGAACTTGAAAAACAGTTGCGAAACACACCCATGCCGATTAAAACCGTTGAGACCAAAACCAAAGAAGTACCAATCCTTAAAGATAGTCAGATAGAGAGATTGGAAATACTTGTAGAGAGACTCAGGAAGATCAGTGATCAGCTTGAGGCTCCAGTAGATCGGATGGCAAAGCAAGGTATCGAAATAACGGAAGCCATTAAGAAATACTCCACGTTAACTCCGAAACCTATGCCAAAGATTGAGCCAAGAACTAACCCAATTCTTGATAAACGGATTGTGAAAGAAGACGATACTCCTCAAACTCTACGCCTTGGGGAGCGTAGGATGCTGGATGTTTTGTGCCGATGGTATCCTGCCCGATTGACAAAGGCCCAGCTTGCCACTCTTTCAAGGTTAAGAGTTACCAGTGGAACCTTTTCGGCTTATTACGGGACGCTCAAAAGAGCCAATCTTATTGACGAAGGCCATAATGGGATTCAAGTTTCAGAGCTTGGCCTTTACGTTCATGGAGGGATTAAATCCGTTCCTCAAACGACTGACGAAATAATCGATATGTGGAGAAACTCTTTAAGGGCTGGGGAAAGGAAGCTCCTTGACATATTGGTTGAAGCATATCCCGACTCGATACCCAAAGAGGAATTGGCCGAACATGCAGAGCTTACAGCGAATTCAGGAACATTCGGGGCCTATTTGGGAACTCTCCGGCGCAACGGACTGGCAGAAACCAGAGATGGTAAGGTTAAAGCTGGAGAGGCCTTATTCCTGAAGAATTGAGGGGGACTTGCAATTGAGTTGCAACTCTTATCAGAGAAAAAGGGAGGTGAGATATAATTTTGTGGTAGGGCTTAAAATATACGATACGCTAAATTAAACGAAAGGAGAAAAGGTAATGGGTAAGATCATTTTGGTAAAAGTCTCAGAGTTGAAAGATAAGTTTGGAATAAGAACAATCATTAACCATGAGCATGAGTTGTATCTTTGGAGTCTTATTGATGGAGGAGTACCGCTACCCCCCATCAAAATTACAAAAAATTTAGAGATTATCGACGGCAGGCATCGTGTTGAGGCATACAGGGATAGCGGTGCTGAATCCATTGAGGCCCAAGTTATTGATGAGGATAGCACAATTGAGATCATCAAGCTAGCTCTTAGTTCAAATGTCGGCGGTGCACTTCCTCCAACCAAAAACGATATAACTCGAACGATGATGATGCTGATTAACAAAAACTATTCAAGGAAGAGAATCTTAGAAGAGTTTAAAGAAATCCTTCTAGGAGGTCTAATTCGCGCATGCTATCAAGCCGCAAGCTGGAAAATTATCAATAAACAGAAAAATGAAGTTTTGGATCTTATCAGTAGGGGGTCTACAGTTCCAGCTGTCTCTAAGGCACTCAACATCCCAGAAGAAAAAATTAAAGCATGGATCAAAGCACACAAGGAAGGTCCTACAAACGCAGGCATCCGTCTGAATCTCTCCCAAATGTTTACTCATTTCAACGTAAAACTGGGAAACTTTTTTGGAAAGGCTCTTCGGGACTTTGAGGATGGAGAGGAAAGCAAGCCGGATACCGAGGCCGTAGTCGCCCTCATTTTCAAGTTCGCTAATAACCAAATGAGAATGTATTCTGAGTGGCAAAAAAGATGGAATTACAGAAAATAGAGGTTCTTAGATGATAAGAGTTTTCCCTCGACGAACCAAATGGACTCCCGATGATGATTTGGTTTTTGTCGGAGATCCGCCACTATTTAGGCCGGCCGAACGGCCGGTTCTTATTTCTGTCACATTAACATGGGATATCCACGAAGGTGAAAGGCTGAGAAGAGCGTGGAGTCAGTTCTATTCAGACGTGAGAATTGGCGGACCGGCTTGGGGAGATCCGGGAGGCGAGTTCGTTGCCGGCCGATTTTTGAAGCTTGGCGTAACGATTACGAGTCGGGGTTGTCGCCGTGCCTGTCCCTGGTGCTTTGTGCCAGGGCGAGAAGGAACGATCAGGGAATTGTCTTACATTGTGCCGGGTCATATCGTTCAGGACAATAACCTTCTTGCGTGCTCTCGTGGGCACATTGAGAAGGTCTTTGAAATGCTCCGCAAACAAAAGCAGGGGATCGAGTTTAAGGGAGGTCTCGATATCGGTTTTCTTCAGGCGTGGCACGTTGATTTGTTAAAAAAGATAAGGCTCTCCGAAATATGGGTTGCGTGCGATCACGATGCTCAACTGCACCAACTCGAAAGAGCGAGTGAACTGCTCTCCGATTTTCCGATACTCAAGAAGCGCTGCTACGTGATGATTGGGTACAAGGAAAATCTCTCTGCGGCCGAGAGAAGACTTGAAAGAGTGTATGAACTTGGTTTTTTGCCGTTCTCTCAGCTTTATCGATCGGAGTGGAATGAATCTTACCCGATGGATTGGAAAAAGCTAAATCGCAAATGGAGCAGGCCTGCGGCTTATCGAAAAGCACCCCAGACCTCGGTTCCCGGCCTTGAAGGCCGATTTTATCTAAGAATACGCAAAAGCGTAAAGGAGAGTTAGCTTTGCTCATACCTAAGAACACAGAAGAAGCCCGCGAAATCGGCAAAAAGCTCTCCCGTAAAGAGATTCTTGCCTATTGGGAAGAGTATAAACGCAGCCTATCCAACCAACGATTGGTAGAAGAGATGCTGAAGAAAAGCTTTCGGGAGCAAATGTTGCGGGAAACCGTGGAAGGATACTTGGGAGCTAATGACCATCATTCTTTAACCAGAGATCATATTGAGGTCCTGTTAAAAAGAAGGAGGTATTATGGCGTTAACCAAATCAAAGGGTAATATGTATCCGTGGGTCGATTTTACTTGGAATCCAATCAAGGGACGCTGTCAATTTGAATGTTCTTACTGCTATGTGAAGAGCATAGATAGATTTAAGAAATGGGAAGTTCCCTGTTATCTCGACGAGAAAGAACTGACAACAAATTTGGGTAAGGATAGGATTATCTTCGTTGGGTCGATGGGGGATATGTGGGGACCGTGGGTCGAGGATGAGTGGATCGAGCGAGTTTTAGGAAGATGCTTCCAGTTTCCTCTGAATACCCATGTCTTTCAAAGTAAAAATCCAGCGCGATTCTTAAAATTCCTCCCCTGGTTAAGAAATTCAAGCACTGTTTATCTTGGAACGACTATAGAAACAGACGGATACCCGAATGGATTTCAGACGAACGCTCCTTCTATTGCATCCAGGGGGGACACCATTGCACAACTGAGTCAACTTGGAATGAAAATCTTTGTAACCATCGAACCGATTATGCAGTTTAACCTGGAAGTTTTTCTTGAATGTATTAAGGCGATGAATCCAGACTTCATCACCATTGGAGCTGATAGCAAGGGACATGGTTTGGTCGAGCCTCCATGGGGGAAAGTCGAAAAGTTAATTGCTGCACTCGGAGAAGAGGGCATTGAGATCCGACAAAAAAAGAATTTGGAAAGGTTAGAAGGAGTCCCTCAATGATAGAGAAAGCTTTAATTGAAGGTTTTGGAGGGTCATGTTCTAAAGATTTTTCTTGACAAGATTACGCATTTGCGTATAGATTTAGGGCAGTGATAAAAACGCTCAGACCGAATAGACTTTTTTGTAGATAAGGCGCACTCAGTTGCAATTCATGGGTGTGCCTTTTCTTTTTTTGGGGAGGCATAGCGGGTCACCATGTTTTACAAATGTCATCACTTTGGAATCTTTGAACTCGTAGATCAACCTACCTTTGTTAAATTTGGAGAAGCCGCGTGGCAGTTTTTCCACCCCGACATTCTCATTTCACTCGACAAGATGAGGGACTATTTTAATAAGCCGATCACGGTGAATAACTGGCACGAGAAAGGGCTGTTCTCCGAAAGGGGATTAAGAATCCTTAATCCAAAAGACACAAACATTTATTCCCCTTACTCCGCCCATTCTTTAGGAGCCGCAATGGATTTTGATGTAGAAGGGATGTCTGCGGTTGAGGTGAGAGGGATAATTATAGACCACAAGGATGACGAGATTTTTAGCCTGATTAATCGGATCGAGGACAAGGTCGATTGGGTTCACGCCGACGTGTTCAATGTTCCAAGTCGGATTGAGGTTTTCCAGAGCTAATGATGAGGAAATTAAAGAGGTATAAATTTTTTGAAAGGAGACTTTTACGATGACAAGGAAAAGGGGATTTATCATTTTAATAATCTCACTCCTTGGGATCGAGCGGAAGAAACTTTACCATGTCGGCAATAAGGAAGACACTGCTCAAATGTTCGCGCTGTATGAAAAGATTAGTCCGGATCTGATTCGACTGGATGCGAAAATCCGGAACCATGCCAAGGCGAAGCTTTGAACTGAAGTGCTTCTCCCGTAGCGAATGAGCAATGAAAGGAGGCGAGACACGTGGATAAGATATTTGATAAGGATTCCTTGGTAATAGCTGGCGTCATAGTGATCACAGCGTTCTGGATTTACATGTCAAAAGAGCAAGCCGCTCCAATGGTTAACACGATTTTGGGAGGGCTACTTGGGTACTTAGGGGCATCATCTAAGAATGTAGGAATGAAACCATGAATGTGCTTGAGTTTTTTACATCAAATTTTAAACCTGGAGCTATCGGTTTGGTAGGAACAACTGATCTGATGGGTAGAGCCATTAGGGAGGCACAGAAATCGTTCACTCTGGATGGTCTACCTTCGCGATGGTGTCATGCCCTTATTTTTGGGGGATTGAGGTTAGATAGACATAATCCTGATTCCAATGATTTCTCTATGGTCCCAAGTCTGCATATTTTTGAAAGTAGTTTTGATATTTACCCTTCTACAGCCCAGATAAGAAATGGAGTCCAGGAAAACTGGATAGGAAATTGGTGTGATAATCAAACCGATCAAGCCTGTGTCGTGGACTTCAATTTGTCAGAAGCGGAGAGGGACAATGTATTGGCCACAGCTCTGCAATTGGTTGATGAGCAGGTAAGTTTCCCTATTCTTGGTTTAGCGGAAGTTTGGCTCAAGATTGCTGTTAATCGACTATGGGAACCCAATCCCTTCATCGGTAGAAACAGTATGTTTTGCTCTCAATTTGCAAGATATTGTTACAGAACTGCTAATAGAGACTTTCTTGGTTCAGAAGTAGATATTTCTAACACAGCCCCAGAGCATATATATCAAGCTGGGCTGAAATCTGGCAAGATTATCGAATGAAAGGAGGTAGAAAAATGGATAGAGTAGAATTTACGTCAAAGATTTCTGCATTAGTTCAACAAATGGTCACCGAAGGGGAAAGACCTGTACTCGATTTCGTCCGGCAGTCACGACTGGCCGTAAGAATCCTGTTTGAGTTGGGTCTGACTGCGTATGATGGTATTAGTGCCCTATCCCCCTATCAGTTGGGTCTGGCTGCATACATCTTCTTTTGGGATGTAAGTGGGAACCGTTGTGATCCCGTAAAGGGATGGGATTACTGGCATACCCAATGGACGGCCATGGGAGGAAAGCCCGAACAGTCTTGGCATATTTATAGCTTTGAGGGCTGATAGAATCAATCCTATATGGTAAAGCAAAATTTATTTTATATAGGAAAACAATGCCCAAAGTGCGGTAACGGCAAACGCTATAAATCCAGCCGAAACTGCGTATGTTGTACTCTAAAAAAGAATAAAGATGAAGTAGTTAAATTACGGAAAGCTAAATGGGCACGAGACAGACGTTTAAGACTTACAAAAGAAGAACGTGCCAAAGAGATGGAACGAGCCAACAAACTTATGAAGAAAGGAAGGTATTGGAATACTAAAACTGCGAGAGAAAAAAGAAAAGAAATAAACAGTAGAATTAAAAACAATTTGCGAAGAAGGCTTTGGAGAGCGTTGCAACAGCAGAAAACACAAAAATCGGAATCAACTTTTAAGTTGGTTGGCTGTTCTGTATTTGCTCTTAAACAACATTTTCAAGAATTGTTTAAGACTGGAATGTCTTGGAGAAATTACGGGGAATGGGAAATAGATCATGTCATTCCATGCTACCACTTTAATTTGAAAGAGATAGAACAACAGAGAACTTGTTTTCATTACAGCAATTTACAGCCTTTATGGAAGTATGAGAATCGAATTAAGAATAAATTTGGGGGTTAAAATGGCACATATCAATACGTTATTCCAAAGACCAGATAAAATTAGCAAGCCTCTCTACGTTATCACCACCGTATTCAACTCTCCCAGGTACAGATCTCGTTGGAAATTATATGAAGATTTTTGCCTATCCTGTGAGAACACAGGTGCGATCCTCTACACGGTAGAGATCGCATTCGGAGAAAGAGAATTTGCTGTCACGCAACCCGACAATCCGCGACACCTGCAACTGAGGACGCATCATGAGCTTTGGTATAAGGAGAATGCTATCAATCTTGGAGTCCAGAGGCTCCCGCAGGACTGGAGCTATGTGGCCTGGGTGGATGCAGATACTCACTTCGTCCGTTCCGACTGGGCAGATGAGACGATTCATGCTCTCCAACATTGGCCCGTTGTGCAGATGTGGACTCAAATGCATGATCTTGATTCGGACTACAATTTGAAAGGAACGATTAGGAGCTTTATTGATTGGTGGGTGAACGGAAATCCAGAGAAGACAATCCATACCATAAAAACGGGTTATCCTTATCCCTATCCGTATCCAGGCATCGAGAGAAAGCCTTTCTATCCTGGAGCACCAGGTCTTGCGTGGGCCATGCGAAGAGAAGCCTGGGATCAGTTGGGGGGGTTGATTGACTACTGTATCCTTGGAGCCGGAGACAGTTATATGGCCTATGCATTGATTGGTCATCTCGATTATTATTTACAAAGAAAATATCATCCCCGCTTCACGGCTCGACTCTTTGAATGGGAGAATCGTGCAAAGCAAAGCTTATGGCAGGAGAGAGCTATTTGCGGGAATGTGGGGGTTGTAAAGGGTGTTTGCCTTCATCACTGGCATGGGTCAAAAGCTGAAAGACACTATTCAACCAGAGAAAACATTTTGGTAAAGTGTCAGTTTAACCCTGATACGGATTTAAAGAGGGATTGGCAGGGACTTTATGTCCTAAGCGACAGAAGTCCTCAGTTACGAAGAGATGTCCAAAGGTATTTCCTTGAGAGAAAGGAGGATGCATTATGAAGGCAAAAGGTATTCACACTAACCCAAAATTTTGTCTTGGGAAAGCTCCAGCCAAGGTAGATCCAAGAACACTGATGTTGAGAGATATTATGAGGGTACTTCCTCCAATACCCGATAAATGGTTTATCGACACAAATAAACCTTTGATGTCTCTGAAAATTCCTACGCCTATATTTGGGAATGATGTTTATGGGGATTGTGTAATGGCAGGAAGAGCCCATCAGACCTTGAGATTTGAGGGATACGAACAGGGAAAAGTGATCCCGATTTCTGATAAAGAAGTTGAGGCCGAATACTTCAAGGAAAGTGGCGGGCAGGATAATGGTCTTGTCATGCTCGATTCTTTGAATGAGTGGAGACAAAAGGGATGGACGGCGGCCAGAAAGAACTATACGATTGATGCCTATGGTTCAATAAATGTTCAAGACCTGAAAATGGTAAAGGCTGCAATGTATCTCCTGAACGGCCTTTATATCGGTCTTCAGCTTCCCCTCTCAGCTTACTCTCAATTACAATCTGCGAGCCATTGGTATGATATTGGTGGGGCAGATGGCGTTCCAGGTACTTGGGGTGGACACTGCGTTTATTTGTGTGCTTACTTCAAAGAGGGTGTTCAATGTGTGACATGGGGAATGAAGTGGTGGATGAGCTGGTATTTCTTGGAAAAATATTGTGACGAAATTTATGCTGTTGTAGACAATAAGGATAAGTGGCTTGGGAGTAATTCTCCGCTTGATATCCCCAAGTTGGAGCAATATTTAAAGGAGGTGACATCATGAGCCTTCAAGAAAAGTTTGAGTATCTAATCAAAACGCTTCCACATCTCCCATTACCTCCGAAATGCCTTAATCTCTCCGATCTTCACGCTGCTGCTGGGGACGACCATGACCCTCTCAAGTCGAGCGGTAATGAAAAACTACTTATTGACACTTTAAGAGATCATCGGGATAGAGGATATGCACTCTTGGGAAGCGAGTTCTACGATCTTTGGAGAGGCTTTGATGCCATAGCCATAGAAAAGGCTCATCCCAATTTAGTAAGTGCAATCTGTTCTTATGGAGAGCTTTGTTGGGTTCTTGGAAACCATGAAAAGGATGGACTTGATCTTCCAGAAATTGATCGTCCGGTTGCCTACGTCTTTGAGGGTTTTGGTAAAAAGATATTTCTGGATCATGGTTGGCTTTACGATTGGCCAAATTGCGAGGGTTGGAAGATAGGAAGATTCGCTGTCAGGGCAGCCGACAAACTTGGAATTGACCCAGAAACCTCTCCTCATCCTTCAAATCCAAATAGACATCTGGCAGTTAAACAGATGCGACAGGAACTTGCAGACGCAAATCCAGGATGGGATTTTCTCTACGGACACACCCACGCTTTCAAAGACGTTGGAAATAATCACAATTCCGGTGCAGGTTATGAATCTCCATTGAAGGGATTTTTGATTGAGGAGGGGAACATCATTCCATTTGAAAGGAGGTGAAAATATGAAACTATTCCTGATTTCTTTACTCGCTCTGTTTCTTTTGGTGGGCTGTGCGGCATGGCAGAAAACCGTCATTGATGTCGCACAAATGGATCAGCAAAATGCTGCCACGACCCGCATTGCGGCCAGAGAGATTGCCTCTACATGGCCACTTAATTCAAGTGCTCTTTCGGTCGTACTGGTTAAGTTTAAGGGTCTTCTGCCGTGTGACTGTGATACGGACATTAAAACTCTTGACACCATTGCGGCTAAATGTATCAAAAAGGATGTGAATGGGATTCCTACTTGCGAGGAGCTTACAGATCAAGACATGGGACAAACAGTTATTCTGTGGGGATGGATTTGGGGTAGCATGGTAAAGAGTGGGGTGTCTCAGATCATGCAAACGTTCTTCCCTGCTGTAATGGCTAAGATATTGCCATATGTTACGGCTTTGGGTTTGTAACAAATGGGGCAAAAGCAATCAGAGGGGAAGAGGTCAATTCTAATTATTTTTTTTCTAACTTGTAATGGACGTTTAAGGGGGTGCTTAATCGTCCACACTGATTTGTTCAGCAAGACCATTAACAAAAAGGGCAGGGCTAAAAATCCCTGCCTTCTCCTTTAAATAATGCAGTCGGAGATCTCGTGGAGTTGCAATCAACTGCAACTGGTTGATTTTCTATGGAGCAGGGATTTGATATCGGGAATAATAACTCTAATTGAAAAATTTAAAATTGGGAGCATTATGAATTATATCTCGAACTCAATACAGGTTATTTTTATTGTTTCATTTGGAATCACTCTTTATGGATTTATAAGATATCTACACGACATTTTCAAAAGGCATATTCCTGAGCCGTTGTTTAAAATCCTTTTAACAATATTGGAGATACGCCCAGAGTATACTACAAGACAAGATGTTACATTCAAGCCTAAAATCAGAATTATCTTTCGAAATGACACGCAACAAAACCTTGATATACAATCCACCGCTATAATAGAACCAGGCATTCCCTTGCAGCAAGGCCATCCAACTGAATTAAAATGGCGAACTCAAGAGGTTAAATCGAAAAAGTGGTCAGACGAATCTACTCAGATCCACGTTGATAAGGATCAGATCTTTCGTAGTTGGATTTGCCCGAACAAAGAACTTAGTGACATCGAGCTTTTACAGGCAAAAGTGAATAAACAATTTGGCACTTTGGTTTTTAAGATTGCAGGATATGATAAAGAGTGGAAGATACAGATTTAGCTTAAAGTAAAACAATTTGGAGTATATTGATATTATTTAAGGGAAGCAAAGCAACTGGCGGTTCTACCAACGATACCTCACCGACCAGAACTCCCTGTTTCCCCAATTGTGATTACAAGGATATCTTATATGAAAACCAAAGTTCGTAAACTCACGATAAAACAGAAGACTTTTGTGGCTTTACTTCCAAAAGTTAGATGGGTTGCCGGTGAAGCCGTAAAGGGAGCTGGCTATCGTGTCAAGGACGACCAAAGCGCATGGGAAATGGCGTCACAGCTTCTCAAGGTTCCTCAAGTGAAGGCTGCGGTTGAAAGACTTACTGAGCACCATCTTCAGAAAATTGGCGTCCATTCTGAAAGAGTTTTAACTGAAGTTGCCAGAGTTGCTCTCTCAGACCTTCGGAATCTTTACAATGAAGATGGAAGCTTGAAGCTTCCTCATGAGTGGTCAGATGAAGCAGCTGCCGCAGTTGCAGGTGTGGAGGTTCTTGAGGAATATACTGGCAAGGGGAAGAAACGGACTCTCATTGGGCACACCAAGAAGGTCCGTACCTATGATAAGGTTAGAGCCCTCGAACTTCTCAGTAAACACCTCGGGATCATCGGCAACGGGAAGCACCGGGACGAGGATGAGGAGGAGGAGGGGATCGGCAGGGTACTAACAACGCTTGAACTTTCTGCAAAAATAGTGTATTTGGTAAAACTGGCGGTTGAGAGGAAGAAGGAAATTGAGGGGGAAAAGGGGGAAGATGGGTAGAACCATCATGGAACTTAAAGATTTGCAAATAGGGATAAGATATTTAATCAAATTTGAAGACTGTTGCGTGAGTGGAGAAATGACAGGGACATTCCTCGGATGGGATAAAGAGTTGAGCGGTAAAGATGATTCACTCACTTATCACCGAGCAAAATTTGATTTTGGCGAAATTGAAGGTTGGGCTTGGAATGTGGAAGTGGCCTAACGTAAAACTAAAAATAAAATAATTTTAGACAAGTATTACGCAAATGCGTAGGGTGGCCAATGGTCGAGTGGTCGATAAGAATGATCAATTACCGAGTAGGGAAATATAGCCTCTGCTGATGCAAGCCGGACATAGTACCCAAAGTGAGATGAGTTCTGAGATCGTTCCTGTTGGCCGTCAACTTATAGGGGATATCTATTGCAATCCTCAGCCAAACAAATAATTGAACTCTCGCATATTTTAGAGCGGTTGAATTCCGACGAACTCCAGGATCTGCAACGGGAGGTTTTGGTAAGCCTGAAGCATCCATTGTGGACGCCGATTCCTGGGACGCAGATGGATGCTCTGGAGAACCCCGCAGATATCCTATTCTTTGGGGGAGCTGCCGGCGGGTCCAAGAGCGATCTTCTTCTTGGCCTTAGCCTCACCGAACATAGGCGGTCGATTATCTTTAGGCGTGAGGCAACGCAGACGGTGGCACTGGTTGATCGATTGGCAGAGATCTTGGCCACCCGGGATGGTTGGAATTCTCAGCAACTGATCTGGAGACTTCCGGACCGGCAGATAGAATTTGGTAGCTGTAAGGACCCTGGTGATGAGACACGATGGCAAGGGCGCCCTCATGACTTCCTCGGCTTTGACGAAATTTGTAACTTCATTGAGCATCAGTTCCGCTTCCTTTCCCTTTGGCTTAGAACAACCGTCCAGGGCCAACGCTGCCGAATCGTTTGTACGGGTAACCCTCCTGTGGACGAACAAGGAAGGTGGGTTATCCAGTTTTGGGGTCCCTGGATCGATTCAAAGCATCCACACCCTGCCAAACCTGGCGAGCTCCGTTGGTATACCACCATCGATGGGAAGGACGTAGAGCTTCCAAGTGGGAATCCGATCCGGGTCAAAGGCGTCATGGTTAAGCCGATGTCTCGAACCTTTATCCCCTCAAAGTTAGAAGATAATCCTTTCTTGCTGGGCACGAACTATGAAGTGGTGCTCAATGCATCTCCTGAGCCCCTCCGTTCCCAAATGCGTGAGGGGAACTTTCAGGCCGGTATTAAAGACTCAGAGTGGCAGGTCATCCCCACATTATGGGTTGAGGCAGCCCAGGCTCGCTGGAAAGAGGATGGGAAGAAGGGGGCCATGGATTCTATAGGGGTTGATGTGGCTCGAGGTGGGACTGACCGAACCGTGATCTCCACGAGATATGGCACTTGGTACTCTCCTTTAATCTGCTATCCCGGAGTACAGACGCCCGATGGCCAATCAGCGGCCGGTAAGGTTATTGAAGCTATGCGTGATGGGGCACCGATCCATGTTGATGGAATTGGAGTAGGCGGAGCCGTGGTAGACTTTCTAAAGACAAACGTTAAAGTACAAGTAATTGCAATAGATTCTGGCGGGACAAAGGGACTCGAGGGAAAGACCGACAAGGCCACCCAGAAGTATCGTTTCCGTAATATGCGGTCCTATATGTGGTGGAGATTTCGGGAGAGTTTGGACCCTTTGATGGGTGACAAAGTGGCTCTACCTTCAGACCCTGAACTGAAAGCTGATCTATGTGCTCCACTCTGGATGTTGACTCCTGGGGGGATTCTGATCGAGTCAAAAGAGGATAAGATCGGGGCTGATGGGGTGAAGATTGCCGGACTCAAGAGGAGGCTGGGAAGATCCCCCGACAAAGGTGAGGCGGTCGTTTATTGTTCAATGGTTACGCAAAGGCGTACAAAGCCCGCGGATATGCCGCCGCCCCAAAAATTAGCTCAATCCTACGCTGTCAATATCGGATTGCATAAAAGCCAAGGGAGACGATGAGATGGTTATTCTCGTTAAAAAATGGAGAACACCGTATCGATGGTTCAATCAATTATTTGGGAGATTAATACCAATTCAGGACCAGGAAGACTATCTTAGCTTTACCTGGCTCTTTAAAATGTGGGGGCGTGAAGAAGCCATTAGAAAGGAATGGAATGATGAAGTTTTGAAAGTTTTAGAAATGGTCAAGAGGTGGCGAAAGATAGCGGGGGGTTAAATGAGAGATTGCACGACATGCAAGTTTGACAAAAACAGAGTGAATTGTGCTCAAGGACATATTCGTGAATGGAATCCAGAGATTGGAAAAACTTTTATAGCGCTCCCCATCGAAGACTGCCATGCTTTTAAAGAGAAGGAGCTTAAGAAGTGTAAGTGTAGCTCTGTGATCTAAGCTATGTTGGATACAGAAAATTATTATTTAGTCTGCAAGCGTTGTGGGAGAGAAATAGGAGTTTGAGAGTGGACGATGAGGTTCAAGCCTTCTGTAATTATTGTGGCGGTCAGCTCGAGGCTCTGGTGGTGGATAAGAAGAATCCATTCCCCTACAAGTGTTCGAAGTGTGGGCAAGTACCATCCTCGGTGGACCGAGTAGAACCCCAGAATTTGGCAAAGTCGTATGTGGTGAATCTGGATTACCAGGGGAGAAGAAAATGAAGCTTACTAAATATGCTCGTGAAGTGAAAAGGCTAAATGCTGGAACATTGAAACATCTTGGATCTGTCTCAGCCGAATTGACAGCAGGGGCTTTGCGGAGCATTTCAACGGCAAGTGAACAGAAACGGTTGGCACCTACCAAACTCGACAAGATGGAGGTACGCATCCTGAAGATGCTTTCTGGTTGGTCGATCCTTGACATAGAGTGCCTACTGGTGCATCGGGTCGTACCGGAGGCGAAGAGGAGGGCGAAACTTCCAAAATGGTAAAAATGCAACATATGATTTGTCGTTATTGCAATAAAAGTTGGGAATTCGATACATTGATTTCTCAGATTATGAGATGTCCACATTGTTTTAGCGAATGTGGATTTTGGATTGGCTCGGATATAAAGGTCATTAAATTCGAGAATTGTAGGTTTGAAAAATAATTGAGGAGGGAAGATGTTATCAATGGAGCTGGTTCTCCCGAGTGGAAGGCGGGTCAGGGTCAAACTAAAAAAGCAGGAGTTTAATAAGATTAAGAATGAGATTCGGCTTTACCAGATGCAGAGACCAACTCCGACCTATCGGCAGCTTTTTAGGCTATTCTGGACAAGGAAAGTTGGGGTTGCTTTGATCCGGGTGAAGGAATGGATCAAGAGGAGGATAGGCCATGGGTGCTTGTCGTGAAAATGCTGATATCTGGTGGAGTTTGTTTCATCGTTACCCCGCGGGTAATTGGTGTGGCTGGAGGCTCTTCCATCGAAGATTTTGGAAGAATTCCTACCTCTGGCATGATTCGTTTGGTAAATATTGGTATAGACAGACAGGTTGCCGGCTTGGGAGGCATGGGAATGTGCAGGTAATTGATGACGATAATGGAAAGAAGAGGTCTTATTGCTTTGACTGTGAACGAACCGTGAAAAAATTGTGAAAGGAGGATCTGATGGAAGAAATCTATATTGGCACCAAGATCATAGCAGCTGAGCCTCTGGACGAGAGAGATTTCGTATTCTCGAAAGGCCAAGCTTGGGATGAAACTCAGCCAAACCGAGTCGGTTATCGGGTTCGGTACGAAGACGGATATGTCTCTTGGTCCCCCAAGGAGACCTTTGAGCGAGCCTACCGGAAAATGACCCTGAAAGAGGCCGAAATGGTCGCCGGCGGACAGTTCGTAGTGCCAAATCCCTCTGAACCGGGCATGGTAACACTTCATACGGTTAACGTAAGTGTCAAAGTTTAGAGGTATGGGGCGGGTTGGAATTATAGGCCAGAGGTGAGGGGAGGAGGTGATAACCAATGATGACGGCAAAGGAAAGGGCAGAGCAGAGACTTAACTGTTTCTACGTAGCTGTTAACATTATGAGGGAGAAACGACCGAGACCGACCACGAAAGATATTCTGAACGAGGCAAAGAAGGTATGGGAATGGGTATCGGACGTGAAAGGGGATAACAAGTGAGCGAGGGGTGGAAGGCAGTTTATCGGAGAAGGTTTTTCCCTAAAATATTCTTTTGTGACAAGTTCCCAGACCATGTTTGGGAATTTCCAGAACTTAATTATAGTACACCTATGGAGATCAGGGGCCGTTATCGCGGTCTTTACTATTATCCGAAAAAGGAGATTTGGCTTCAGAGAAGTTGCTGGTATGGTGTACTACATGAACTCATTCATTGGATAGCTTACGAAATTGGGGGTCGGGATTGTCCACTTAATAACTGGTTGCATAAGTTTTCAGAGTGGGTATATCGGAAAACAGGCTTAATAGTCTAAGGAGTACGAGATGTCCAAGTGGAAAGCGGTTTACCGAAGTAAGAGACGGACCAAAGAATCTGAGGCTTTTGCCTGTACTGGCTGTGGAGCACAATACGACGGCAGCCATAGTGAAGGCCCTCCCAACTCTCTCTGTAAGTGTCCAGCCTGCACAGGGAAGACCGCCTCCGAGGCGTATCGGGAGAATTATCGAGCTATTTTTGGGCATGATTGAGAGGCGACTTTTGGAATGAGCAAGGAATCAGCTCGCAGAGCATCTCGTAAGTATAAACAAAACCATAAAGCTCAAGCGTACTTAGCGGAGAAAAAGTGGAGAGAAAAGAATCCAGACCGATGGCGTCTTTTACGGAGAAGACATATACTCAAAAAAAGATATGGGCTGACCTTCGAAAGTTTGGGAGAGCTTAGACTTTCACAAAAGAATTCGGAATTATTAACTTTACAAAGCAGCAAGAAAAGGAGTATACTCGATCAGTTAGAGCTTGCTGCGATCTGCATACAACGGTATTATTGCGGACTGGCTCCCGAATATAAAAATGGGAGATTAATGATAACCCTCAAAGCTGTCATAGATGATAGCGGAGACGAAAGCACCTTCGTCTTGGGTGGTTTCATAGCACCGATTATAGTATGGGACAAGTTTTCTTCTGATTGGGTTAATGTATGTAAGGAGCCTCCAGTTATTGGATACTATAGAACCAATGATGCGATTGGACTAAAACGATGCTTTTCAAATTTTGACCGGGATGTTAGAAATCAAAAAATTGCTAAGCTGGCAAGCGTTATTCCAACTGAAAACTGCTATGGTATTGCGGCATATCTCTCAAAAAGTGATCTTAAGATAATCAAGGAATTTTACTCTTTTAATTCTCTCTTCCCGTCCAATGATCCTTATTTTATATGTGCAGCTTTGGTTGTTGCTTGGGTGTGTTTTCAATGTGTGTTTTTATTTCCAGGAATAGGTAAGAGAGCCAATCCGATAGATTTTATTTTCGATGAACAGGGAAAAGTTGGAAGACGGTTTAGGATTATCTTTGATGACTATATAAAATCGCAACTACCAGACCTCCCAAGACTTGGAAAATGTGATCATTGGGATGACAAACAATTTCCTCCGTTACAAGCCGCCGATATGTATGCTTCATGGATTCGCCGTGGAGCCTCTTCCAGAATTCAGATGTGGAATGCGGCGGACATTTATCTCTCAAACATTAAATCAAGAACTCTTGAAATTGATCGAAAATTTTTAAATCAATTTATAGCCAGACTTAAAAAAAGGAGATAGAAAGTGTGTAGGATCTTCATATGCGAGATCTCTTATCCATCATATTTTTGAGGATTTCGTCCAACACTATTTCGATACGACGCAGGGCTTTAGTGATATCACCGACTACTGCGTAAGCTAAAAAGCCAATGACAGTGCAAATAATTGCCGTGCAGATCCAGATTGTAGTTTCTATGTTTTACACCTTCTCAATCTTCTGAAAGGAGAAAAATTATGACAGACAAACAAAGAATTGCTTTCATCAAGAACAAGCTGGCCCCCCTTTTCGATGGGATGAACGCCAAAGATGCATATGAGATCCTTCATGGGACATTAGATCTGATAGATGCGGTTTTTTTGCGCCTTACTCTTTCTTTGAACCAGAAGAGCGATCGATAGCCCCAGAGACGTGCTGGAGGTTGGTTGAAATAACCTCTAAGATACTTCTCAAATCTCTTATCGCTTTGGCAAGGGCATCGATGGATTTCTGAAAGAATTTATGTCCTATCTGCGATAAAGAACTTACGACAGACCGTTCGACTCACATAGATCATGACCATATAACTGGAAGAGTCAGGGGGCTTTTACATGCACAATGCAATAGGATTGTTGGATATGTTGAAAATCAAAGAAATAAAATTGATAGAGCATTAAAATATTTGGAGGAGTAGTTTGTCATACAGTAATACGCAAAGGCGTAAAATGATTAAACGATTCAAGGAGAAGTTTGGGGATAAGTGGTATGCTAGGTTCGTAGAGCACATTTCCAAGGTTGTATCAGAAAGGCTCGGTCCACCGATCGGGACGCTTGAAGAGATCGTGAATGCCAGGAGGCAATAACATGATTATTCTTCTATTCATTTGGGTACATTTCGTGGGAGATCTACTGTTCCAAAGCCACACAATGGCTATGAACAAAAGCAAGAGCCTTAAGTGGTTGAGCTTTCATGCGTTGGTCTACACCTCGTGCTTTGTGTGGTGTGGGGTCCTCTTTGCAATCATCATTGGAGCCACGCATCTCATCGTGGACGGAATTACTTCCAGGGGAACTGCATACCTCTGGCAAAAAGGAGAGATGCATTGGTTCTTTGTTCTCATTGGCTTTGATCAGGCGATCCATCTTAGCATTCTGGTCTATTTGGCGAACGTCTTACTATAAGGAGATGAAATGAGAATTCTTGATGATATTATCGTGAGAGTCAGACCGGAAGAATTTCCTGCAGGGCACATACGTTGCTCTGTTAAAGCCAAGGTTGGTGGGAAGATAGAACACAACTTTGAAATGAGAGTGCCGGCAGATGACTTCGAATCCAAATTTCACCTATTTATGCGAATTGCCGAAGAAAAAATACTGAGGATCGTTAAACAAGAGGACGAAGGGAAGGATAACCATGCTACCACGGGACAAAAAGCCATTCCATCCCCATAGCCACGACCCACATGAGAAGGGTTGCACCTTGGACTTCAGGGATAAATGTAAGTTCTTAAAGCCGGGAGAAACCTGGACTGATATGAACGGTCAGGAATACTATGTGGCTGAGGATGGGAGCTTAAGAAGAGTGAAAGATGGAAAATAAGGTTCCGATTAGAGACCATATGGCGTCAGAGGCTTGGTATCAGGAGCTTGATCAAGGGATTAGATTTGCCGTGCGGGTTCTCCATGCAAAGTGTTTTGAGACATGTCAATCTTGTCAGGGAGGTAAGGGACACAGCTATGATAGGCCGACGATAGACCTTATCGCAACGGCTGACGATGCGAATGGATTTGGGGCACTGGCAGCTTTGCATGATTATGGTCTTCCGGTTCGTGATGTGTCATTGCTTTGGCAAGTTAATAAAAGTGGTGTTCCGGGCGAAAAGATTTGGAGAATAACTTTTTGGAAGACCTTTTGTGATCGTGCTGATGAGAAGCCAAATTTTATCTTTGGATATCGGGCGCAGGGATCGCATAGCTGAGGATGGGAGTGCGAGGAGGGTGAAGAAATGACTTGGAGATGGGAATATGGAGAAGGCTATTTTGAGTGTAATCCTGCATCTTCAGCGTTAAGGTATGCGGCTATTAGGCAGGCCGAAATAGTCCAGTTTGCGGCCGCCGTCGATCCTAAAAAGGAAGTGGTAAAGCGATTTGACAAGACGACGAGAAGGATAAGAAAGATTCCTATTAAAGTAGCTGAGGTAGGGCGTGGCCTTAACCTGCCGGCCAATTTCACACCGTTTATAGTATTTGATTCAGCAAATCCAATACAAAAGCGCTTGATCCGACAACTAAGAACTGTTCTTGACCGTTGTTGCGCCCATGCCTTGAGATTAGGTTCCGTGGACATTACCAGATCCAGAGTTTTAATAAAGAGATTGATTCCTCGAGCTAAATGGTCCGAGATGGAAGCGACTCTGGCTATCGTCTCCGGATATATGGACTCCGTAACAGAACCCTACGATGGGATGAGTTACATCGGTATCGGTGGCTCAAGACTGATACGCAGGATCAAGCAGTTTGCCAAGATTTTCAATTGGAGCAAATATCTAAAAGAAGGGGATGTTTTGTACCAAGGAGAGGTTGGACAGACCAATAATAATATTCGTTGGATCAAGTGTACCGATCCAAGTTGTTTCTCAGGTGATGGCGTGGTTTTCGGTGATCAGGGCTTGATATTCAGGGAGGTCCAAACTCCGAAGCTCCGATTATTGATGCCGATGATCGCCTGGTTTGGCGTACTGGCATTTGGTGGCCAGAACGTCCTTCACATCCCGGAGAGGAAAGAATGAGTTTCGGACTCGGAATTTCCTTTGGTCGTCTATGCAGGAGAAAGCGCTCCCTCGATGAGGTTTACGCAGATGCCCGTAGGATTGAAGGATGGGAGCGTATAGAAGATTCTGACTGTATTTGGGAGTACAATTCTAGGAAGAGGCTTATTTTTGGATGGCCGAGTCATATGAAAGTAATTATTCCATTAACGGCCGACTAAAAATGGAGGACGCATGAAAAGGTGTGATCGGTGCATAAGGTGACAACTTCAATTCGTGACACGATCCTAACAGCGAAACGAAAGCTGGAAGATTTGGGCCTTACGCCCAAATGGGTATATCTGTCTCCTCTGGCTAATGAGACCCTATTGAACGAGGTCAACCGAGCCGAAGGAAGGAACCACAAAATGGTGCTCGAAGTACATGGAATGGTGGTTAGAATTGATCCTGACTGTCCCACCGGTGGGGCTTACATTTTTGGAGAGGCAAAGGAAAATGGGAAGGAATGCGCAGAGGCGAAAACATGCGAGAATGAAAAAGCATCTAAAATTAATTAAAAAGGAGGGTAAGAACATGGAAGGTATTATCAATGTCGAAGGCCGGGGAGTGGAAGGGGCGCTCTCGGATATGCAGCGGTCTCAAGCCTGTAAGGAAGAATTTGAAGCTATGGTTAAGAAATATTCGTGTGCCTACGTTCCGAACTTCCAGGTTGATCCGAATACCTTGACTTTTCGGTTCACGGGGTTGACCTTTATCGCAATGAATATTGTAAAGTTGTAAAAGAGTGAGGCAAAATGTCTAATCAAAGAGAGACTGAAAAGTATGTGGGTCGTTGCCTCTCCGAGGCCAAAACATTCACGAAGTTAATGCGTGAGAGACGGTTACGGGACCGCAAGGCCTACAAGGGCAGGAGGTTTAGGCACAAAGATGTCACTCGCAGATCGGATTAAACGTTACGAAAAGACTTTCAGCTTTCAAACCATGAACCGGATGCCGGTGATGAAGGGATGCTGTTTGAAAGGGGGTAACATGAGCTGGATCAAGCTATGGGTGGTATCGAGAAAGATTTGGAGAGCTACGAAAGGACAAAGCTATGCTAAAGTGAAATATTATTATGAGCAGTCAAAGCGAAGATATGAACAGACTGCCGATGCTAAATATTTAAGAAGCATGTCACCTTTTAATGGCGAAGTTGGAAGGATAGAATCAATTAGATCCATTGAAATAGGATAGAACCCCGATGGTAAAATCCACCCCAATTAAAAAAAGGCTTGACAAACCAATTGGTTTAGAGTATACAAATCACAGAATTCAAAATGGGAGAGATGAATACGAACAGAACATCGTAAATTCTCTCTCAATGCTCGGAATCATCGGAAGTAGTTTTACGGGATCAGTAACCATTCACCTAAATCAGGGAGGGATCAGTGATTACGAGAAAAACGAAAAGGGACTGAGGAAGAGAATTAATCTGAAAGGATAGTCTCCAACCTCATTTCAATGAGATATTTGAGACCCCTTGTTTGAGGATCGAAAGTCCTTGAGCAAGGGGTTTTTTTATTTCTGAACATACGCAAATGCGTAGGGACGATTTATGGCGAATGATGCAGGGACCCAGGGGTGGGATGATCAAGAGCTGGCGGAACGTGAAGAGGCAGCATCGGCTTATGGTGTCGAAGATCCTGACACATTTGTTGACTTCGCTCATAGCTGCATTACGGAGTCAGAGCAAGCCAACTTAGAAGTTAGATATCTCTGGGATCAGTGCTATAGGGCTTACAAGGCAGATATTGATTATTCGGAGAAAGAAGATTGGCAGGCCAAAATGACAACTGGGGATATGACCTCCACGGTTAAACAGGGAGTGGCGATTATCCGAAAAGCACTTCGCCAGCCAGATTGGTATAAAATCGAGGCGGTGAATCCAGATGATGAGAATGAAAAATGGATTGCCTCTTTCCTTAGAGATGCTTCTGAGTTTTGGTTCAATCCTCAACACGCCCACCTAGATACTGCGTTTTCTGATGGAACAGAACTCGGTTTTGCGATCGGTCAATCCCATGAGATGATTCCGAGGTGGGTTCCAGGAAAGGGGTTGGTTTTTTCTCTCGTTCCTCCATGGCAGATCTATCGGGATTCGGATGCATCGCCACGGGAGCCATGGTCGGGAGATTACTGGGATCATGTGGAGTGGCTTGATTTATGGAAGGTCAAAAAACTCGGTGGACGGTATGTGAGGTTGAATGAGGTCACGGCCAATGAATCGAGCTGGGGCCAGGAAACTGCGGAAAAACGGGCCCGCAGGAAAGGTCAATATTATCAACGAAGCAGTTTTAGAAAAGCCGTGAGGTTGATCGAGCATTGGGGCGTTATTTTGGATAAATCGGGAGAACTTCTCCTCGATAATGCCAGGTTTACCGTGGCAGGAGATGTTTTGATCCGAAATCCTGAACCAAATCCTTTCGTGACGATGCGATGGCCAGGCATATCTTTTTCCCCCCTTCCAGATTTATTTACGTTTGAGGGACACGGAGTTATTGAGACCTCTCTTCTTCTGTGGCTTAATAGCTGCAACTTAATGAGCCTCCATATCGACGATCTCTCGTGGCGGGTCAATAAACTTCGAGAACTAAACCGGATGGATCTCGAGGACCCTACGGATGTTGCCATGTTTCCTGGTAAGACGGTCTTTCGTAGGCAAGATGCGCCACCTGGCCAACCGGTGGTTAAGGAGGTTTACACGAGTCCCTCAAGCAACGAAACGCTGGCCACGCTTCAACACTGGGACCAACGCCGGGAAGCTTCCTCAATGCTTACTCAATTAGCAGCTGGCCAACGTGGAACTAAAAGCCAAAAAACAAAGGGAGAGGCTGAGATATTGCTCGGTCAGTCCATGACAGTCTTCGATTCAATAGGTGAGGATATAGAAGAAGGTGCGGTCAATACGATTAGAGCTGCTTTAGAGGTAGTGGTCCTGAACTGGAATGAATACTCAGATCCCAGTATTTCCCGTGTTATGAAAAACAATCCGAATGCTCAAAAGTTCGCTCAGATGTCCATTGAACAACGCAAGGAGATGTTGAAGGCCAATTGCGATATTAAGATCATGGGGATATCTGCCGCAATCAAGAATAGTCAGCTTATTCAAATGTATCAAGCCTTTCTTAAGCAGGCAGAAAGCTCCACATTCGGTAAGTATTTTAAGCCGTATAAGCTTCTAAAACACGAAGTTAATGCGTTCGGGTTTCATGACCCGGACTTCATTATGACGGATGACCAGGCAGAGGCACTTGATCAGGCGCCTCCGCCGACTGCCGGTGGAGCTGGTTTGGTTCCCGGGGCTTTGGCCCCCGGTGAAGGGGAACCTACGCGTAGACCCCTTTCCGCATTTGAGGGACAATAATGTACGATGTCGAGGCCCAAAGAAAAGAGGGTCATTCATACCGGGAGATAGCCTTTTATCTCGCTGGATTTACGGGTTTTAAGGTCGAAGAGGCACACAAAGAGGGATATTCCTATGCAGAAATCGCCAATTATCAGACGGCAAAAGCGACCAAGGCTATTTCTATGCCTAAGCGGGAACATGGAATGCCACGGACCGTTGGCTTCATCGACACCAATTTAGGGATTGATCACGCCCTGGCACTCATGAGGGAGTTTGAAGTGTATTACTTTATTGCCGGTGCCGCAGCCTACCCGTCGATCGAGAACCAAATCTCGGGATATGGCTTTAAGGGGCTTCACAAGATCCACAGCATGATGGAAGCTGCCCAAAAGGATTTTATTTATATCTCGGATTGTTGTTTCGGGAAGGATGCCGATATCTGGCGTGATGAGGGGAAAATCGTTTATGGTCCTTCCTTCTGGTGGACCGAGAATGAAAATAACCGTGTGAAGGGATGGCAGCGGCTTCAAGAGATGGGCGTCGGCGTCCCCGATGGAGATGTTGTCCATGGTTTTGATGAGGCTTTTGAGTACATGGATAAACACACCGATGGCAAGACTCTCTTCTTCCCAAAAGTTGGAGAGTATAGAGGCAATAAAGAGACAGGGAAGGGCGTGAAAAATCGAGTACAGATGGCCGTGGCGCTCGAACAGGCCGGTTTTGGGCCATTCCGTGAGGACCTTGAGATTTTGATTCAGCGATCATGCCCAGGCAAAGAATTGGGTGTCGATGTCGGTTTCAATGGAAGGGATTATATCCGGCCTTTCCTCTACACGATAGAAGTGAAAGGAGAGGGAACAATCGGAGTTTGGGTGGAGGAGAATGGGATCGATGAGCATATCCTAAACAAAATAAAGCCTTCTCTCATCAAATCCGGTTATCACGGCAATATCAGCTTTGAGTTCTTTTGGGACGGAAAGAAAGTTAGAGTCCACGATCCAACGTCTCGTGATGCCTGGCCCTGCGGTGCGATTCAGTCAAGATACATAAAGAACTTTCCAGAATATACCTATAAGATTGCGGCCGGTCAGAACGTCCGAGCGGAAGTGGAGCCCGGCTATGTCACCCAGGTCGGAGTTTATACCGATGACATTAAGACGTGGGAAGTGATTCATTTCCCGAAAGAAATAAGAAAAGACATGGGATTCAGGCGTATCGTACAAAAGGCAGGAGACCATTGGTTCGATCCGGGTGATCACGTCGTAGCGACGGCGATGGGATACGGGAAAACTCCGAAAGCCGCAGTAGATGCGGCCAGTAAGATTGCTTCCCAGATCGAAATGGCCAATAGCTCCTTTCCTGCAAAGTTCGAGACGGACGTGCTTCAAATTATCAAAGAAGTGAATGCCATGAAGGGAGACGACTTTAGGTTTTAGGGGGGAAACTTGAAATTCATCTTTACCGATCAAGATCAATACTTCAAGGACGAATATCAGGAGGCATGGCTCAGTGAGGAAATGGGCTGGTGGACATCCGGAGGCGACATTTACATATGGACTCCTGGCCAGGAGAAATTGAAACAGATTGGTGTGGCGGTCCACGAGATGTTCGAGTGGTTTATTATCTGTAGGATTCTCGGAGACTTGAAGAAAACACATTGTATCCTGTTTAAATTTCTCTCCGATGCTACTCACAATATCGCCAACGTTTTAGAGTTCATAGTTAGTTGCGGAAGGGCCGACCAATTTTGGGGAAAACAAGATTGGTATGGTGGGAAGAATCAGGGTATGGCTTCAATAAAATAGGAGGCAAAAATGGGCGCCAATAAAAGACTTCGGGATATTCCAAGGCACGCATTGGTGTTTGTTCCGACTGACACCACAAAAAACTTTATCATCAAAGGGGGAGTCGGTCCTCCCAGTTATTCGGTATCTCCTGGGAAAGCGGTCGTAACTCTGATCGAGATCCCAAACTGGGCAAATACGGTTGCGACAGAATTCAAAGTTGCCGACCCAAACGGTAACACGATGTATGTTAAGTCATCTTTAACGCAAAATCAGATTTCACCTCCTGCTTTGCTAAAGGATAGGGAAGCTGGTGAGACGAATGATGCTGACTATCCAATCTTCGAGGGGTGCGTGGTTACTCTAACCTTGGCTGGGGCACCAGGAGGGACCGCTCTGGCTATCGGGAGCCCGACAACGACTGTAGCGAATGGTGCTTTTAACTTCAATATTGCAGGAACGGGATATTCGAAAGGTGCGGCAGCCGGAACTGCTCTGGCAGTAGGGACTATCCCTCAAAACAAATGGGGTATCTACAGATTTTCAATCGTTGCTGCCGGAACAATAACTGTAACCCCTGGATCGGCCAACGGGACCGGTTATGACTCCGAAGCTCTTGCTATCGCAGCCCTATCAGCTCTCCCGGCATCATCGGCAGACATGGGATACGTCACCGTGATGTCAACGGTATCTGGAGGGTTTGTAGAAGGCACATCCAATTTGAACGACGGGGGTGTGACAGCACATTATTACCCAATTGGTGGCACGGCCTACGTCACGATTTATTATAAGTGAGGTATTTCAAGTAATATACTCCAATGGAGGGGAGGAAGAAGATGGTGCCTCTATACATAGTAACATCGGACCGGACCACGGCCACTTATTTGCCGAGCGCCGGCTCCACGACAAGCACGGACGGGGCGAACAATAATCAACTGGACCGTTTGCTTCTTACTCTTACTCAGCTCCAAAGGGAAAAGGAAAAAGAGGATTTATCTAATCTGTCCAAAGAGAAACCAAAATTTGACCGGGTGATGAAGATGCGAAACACCGATGGGCAAGTGCGGTCATTACCTATCTGGAGACCGATGAGGTTGGTGAGTCGTGGAAATATTGGAGTGAGGAATTTTCAAGCGAGGTGAGATATGCCAGTAAAGATCAATCCTGAAGACTTAGGATACATCGCTGGGGTTATTGATAGTGATGGATATGTTGGATTGGGAAGGCAAAAAGAGAATAGACGTAGAGGTAGTATAACTGAAAATTATAAGCCGATGGTCGTAGTTACCCAAGCCCAACCAGAGGCGGTTGATTTTATTAGAATTTTTTTCGGTGGAAGTAACGGAATAAGTAAGCACAAAATAATAATCATAAGCCTGTATATAGATGGGGATTTTACGGGAATAAAACAGTATCGAACTTTTTAAGAGTGATACAACCCCATTTAAAGATAAAGAAAAAGCAGGCACAATTGGTTATAGAATTTTGCGATATTAGAAAAAAAGCGATTGAAAATAAAGTTATTTTAAAAGATGGTCAGGGTAAATTTATGAAGGGTAGTAGCAAAAATACCTATACTGGCATTGAAGAAAAATTATGGCAACAAGTAAAGGAACTAAATCAAACAGGGAGGATTTTTGATGAGCCCAGTTAGAGTCAAAAAGATTGATGGGTATAGAGTCAGTACGCCTTCGGGCGTAAAAAGCAAGAGTACAACCAAGAAAAAAGCTCTTGCACAAGAGAGACTTTTAAACATGAAGGAGCATGGAATTACTCCCAAAGGTGGATGGCGAAAACAAAGGGGAGTTCCATTAAGCTCGTTCACACCAAAAAAAAAGAAAGGGAGGTAATTATGGCTAGAGGAAAAGGAGATCCTTTTGATACTAAGAAAATGAAGTCAATGCCAAAACAGATGGTTGGACCTGGACCGAGGACTGGAATTCCACCCGTGGCACCTGTGGCACCCGGGATGGGACCTCCACCCGGAACCAGGAGAGCAACCACGTCTCCATTGAAGATGAAGGGAAGGCCGCTTTCTGCGTTCATGCCTTCACCCAAGTCTAAGCGGGGGAAGAAGGGCCAGAAGAGGCTTGCAGTCTAATTTTAAGTGAAGGGAAAAGACGATGGCGAAAAGCTATATTGAAAAAATGGAAGAGGCCGCAGGCATTACCGCTCCTAAGCCAAAGGTGCCCTACGGCAAGGGAGAACGTGTTGCACAAGGCGGGGTTGCTCGTCCATGGATAGGTCCACGTCCGTGGAGAGATGTTCCATTAACTCCAAGGGCTAAAGGGGGGCCTGTCTCTCCCGGGAGATCAAAGGTTATGAAAATGAAGGGTACGCCTTTGGCGGGATTTATGCCGGCGGGAGGCAAGAAGGCAAAGAGGGCGAAAAAAAGGATGAGGCGAGTTCCTGTTTAATTTCAATATTCCTCAGGAGGAATGAAATGGCAAAGCTAAGTTATTCCGAAAGAAAAAGACTTTCCAAGAGTCAATTCGCAATACCGAGCAAGGCTCCAGGGGCAGGGTCCTATCCGATTCCTGATATTGCACATGGTAAGAACGCATTGGCTCGCGCCTCTGGTAAACCGGTTGCGGGTAGGGTTAGAGCTGCGGTAAAGGCCAAATTTCCATCAATCGGTCAGGGATCGTCTCTGAGTTCGTATGCACCGACCAAGAAGAGGAAGAAATGAGCGATATCATCATTGGCGGGATGGCGGTTGATATTAGAAGTGGAAGGCCAAGAGATCGTAGTCCTACAGAGAGAGAAAAACTATTGGAGGGCCAGCTTGAAGCGGATGCCTCTGCTGGCATAGAGGCCGAACAGAAGCTAAAGACGAGGGCCGGAAAGTTTTTTGTGGCTATGGTCGAAGAGGAACTCCAGCAACTAATAGAGGAATTTGTGAATACTAATCCTCGAACTCAGACATGCATTCGAATGCTTGATAAACTTGGACGAGATATCCAGATTGGAGAGGCGGCAGCCAAAAGGTTGACGCGGATAAGATTGGGAAGGCAGGCAAGGGAAATACCAAATATAGAATAGATTGCGGGATTAAAGTTTTAGGAGACCATGATCATGTTCGAAATGGTGGTTCGGGCAAAGTGCAAAAAGGTTATCCAAGGAATTTATTTCGGCTATCGTAGCACTGTCCGGAAACTCCGAGACACGTTTATTATGGGCAACGTCCGTATGTTTGTCATAGTCGCACACATAGCAAGACTTTTTAATATTGGCTTCAAGAAATACCAATCGGGCGTGTTTGGAGATGGCGTTTCTAAAGGATTGCCAAGTCTTCCTTCCAGAAATCAAAGATGCCTTGGTTCTTTCTGGACTCATACGGTGGCTGAGACGGTAACAAGCCAAGCATCTTTTGTTACTCGCTTTTTCCTTTTTACCTCCGCAATCTGGACAAATGCGGTTAGGGGCAATCGGGCGGTTCCTAAACTTCTCATGCTGAAAGGAAGCCACACAAGACTTATTACAAAATTTCTTTCTTCGAGCTTCTTGAATTACTCTCACTATTTGAATTATTTTACCGCAGTATTGGCAGTGATTTGGAGAGGCGTAATACAGTACTTTGGCACGTTCGTAACAAACTTTATTGGCGGCCCTGCCGCCGAGCTGCCTTCCTTTAAGTGTAAGCATAAATTCTCCTTGTTATGGATTTTATTAAATATATCAGTAATGAAGGGACGTGTCAACAAAGTATTTAGAAAAATGCGGGGTGGCCCAGTCTGGTTAGGGCGTCTGGCTCATACCCAGAAAATTCGTTAGTTCAAATCTAACCCCCGCTACCATATATAGATTTGGATAGGAAATAAAAAGGCAACCCCCTAAGCTGATCACTTAGCGGGCAGACATACTGGAAAAAGGCGGCATTCGTGGGTGCCACGACACTCATGTTTGACCGCCTTTTTTGTTGCCCACACAGCATCCACAGTGCCCCTGAATACGCAAATGCGTATAAGGATTCGCACTTGGAAATACAAGAAAGGCTCCAACCCCTTAAAGGGATTCTTGGAGAGGGTGAAAACGATGGGAAAGCAATTGACGGCAAAAGATTTGAATCTGGACGACGGGTACGAGGAAGAGGAGGAGATCACGACTGGCAAGGGCCCCGGTGAGGATTCGTCCGAAGCCAAGTTTAAGGGATCTCCCGAACACGGAGAAATAGGCGCAGAAGCGGTCGAAAAGGAAGTGGAGGAAAAAAAGGCAAGGCAGAAAAAGGCTGAGGAGGATCGAGCGGCTGAAGAGCTGGCGAAGGTGGAAGGTGAAGACAAGGGAAAGACAGACGAAGAAACCCAGCTCGAGTACAAGGACCAAGCAGCCGCCGAGAAGGCTGTCAAAGAAGCCAAAAAGAAGATGACGGAGGCTACCACAAAGGCTAAGAAGCTGGAAACCGTTGTTTCAGATCTTCAAAAGCGCGTGGACGAAGCCGCCAGTAAAGCCCCGGTCACAGCCGCTGCCGAAAACCCATGGGATGTGAAACGTCAGAAGATTGCCGATGATACCATTGCCAAGGCCGCAGCCATACCATCTCCCGTACCGCCACAGGATCGAGAGGATCCGGAGTTTGATACCAAGTGGGCCGACTACCAGAAGAAGATGGGGGAATATAACGGAAAGGTAGCCCTTGTTTGGGCCGATGCACAAACCGAGATTGCCAATCTCGCATTCGAGGAGCGTGAAGAAGCCAAGAGAAACAAGGAGGCCGTTATATCCGCTGTTGACACTGCCCTGGAAGAGGCTGGATTGATTTCTGACAAGACCAGTCCGAAGGAGAAGGAACGTATTCTTCGACTGTTCTGGGACTTCTCGACGGACGTCTCAAAATCACTTCCTATGGAAGACCAGATCAAAGAAACCGCCAAGTTATGCAAAGACTTCGTTGATGAACTCAGAGGCGAGGAAAGGGAACGTGCCCGTAAGGAAAAGGAGAATCAAGAGAATCTCGAAGTTATCGGGCGCGGTGCGAAGGTAACAACCAAAAAAGAACCGGAGGCCTCTCATACGATGGGCGATGCTCAACGAGCAGCTCTGGAAAGGAGGAAACTCCGTCACTCACCATAAGGAGGAATAAACCATGGCAGACTTCACCTGGGAGTTCAGTGCTCCCACAGGCGTCTACAAGAATAATGCTTTGAGCGCGAAGCTTCGGGAACAGTCTATTGTCGAGTCCAAGTTCATGGATTTCGTCAGGACCGAACCTGGCTTCGGGAAGAAACGCGGCGAGTCACAAACCCTTACCCGGGCTGATCTTTTGACCCAGCCCACAAGTGCTGCTCTTTCGGAGCACGATCGGATCCCCGTGGATGACTTTGCTTTGTCCACCACGGCGATTACCGTGGCAGAGTATGGCCGTGCGGTGACGTTTAGCCACATGAGCCAGTTACTTGGAAAATTCGACCCGCAGGACCCGATTCAGAAGGCCCTCAGAAAGCAGATGACAAAGGCTCTGGACCGACTTGCGGCAACCGTTATGAAGACCACCTACCTCGTCTATCAACCGACATCTCTGACTGGTGGAGCCTTCTCGGCAGTTGCAGCACCCGACACACCGGCTCTTGTGAACGTAAACATCGCTCACCTGGGAGCAATTAGGGATGCCTTTTCTGACACCTATATCGTCGATCCCTATGAGGGTGATGACTATATTGGGTTGCTCGCCACAAAGGCGATGAGGGGGGTCAAGAATGACGATAACTTTGAAACCTGGAAGCAATATCTCCGTGAAGGGGATGTCTTCCACAACTCCGAGGTTGGAAAGATTGAGAGCATCCGGTGTATCGAGATCAAGGATACGATCTGTCTCGCCAACAACAAGGGGACAGGATCGGTTCTTGGTGAGGGGATCATCTTCGGAGACGACTTCGCAGCCATGATCGAGGCGGAAACGCCGGAGGTCAGAGTGCAGGTCAACTTCGGACAGGATCATGGGCGATTAAATTCAGCGGCCTGGTACGGAGTCATTGGCCTCGGACTCGTTTGGCCCCTTACAGCGACAGCTGGTAAGGTAAAAGGTTGCTATATTTCCAGCTCGTAATACGCATCTGCGTAGCGATTAGTTATAGGGATGGGTCGAATATGGCCCATCCTATTTCCCAACATGAATTTAATGTAGTTCAAAAACAAGGAGGTAACAAAAAATGGCTTATACCGATTCAAAAATTCAGGCGATTAACGAAGCAGTGGTATCAGCTGATGTTGGCACTTTTGCCGCAAGCGCAGTGGTTCTTTGCAGGGTAAATCAGGCCTGCGATCTTTTTGCAGTCGGGGCCAAGATCCTGGTTACACTTGATACAGCTGCTGCTATCATTACCGTCACCAGGAGATTGATTCCAGGCACCGGTGGTGATGCAACGGCAACGGCGGTGGCTGTAATCACCATTCCGACCCTGACTCCATTAGGGAAGATTGTCTGGAAGAATTGTCACTCCACAGTTGCCGGAGTAGTAGTCGTTGCTCCCGTAAAGCTCAATGCTGGCGATGAATTGGTGTTCACCGCTAATAGTGGTGGAGGCTCCATGATGTGGAGACCCTGGTTCGAGGCATATCCAAGGCCGGAAGTCAAGGCTAACAACAGCAACTTCCTCCAGAGTGCATAAACTAAACTGGGGAGGGGATTTTCCTCTCCCCATATCTCCGATGCTCATCGGGACAATTGTGTCCTCTTAGGGTGGTCGAGAAAGGAGGCTAATTGGCGAAGCAACACGCTTCATTCCTTTAACAATTTAACCAGTATCCTACTTCTGTAGGGGAAAACTATGGGAGGAAAAAACCATGATAAAAAGAGGAAATCTTGCAAGGGATCTTAAAATGTGGCTCATGAGTACCCTTCAGTTGGGACCGGGAATAGGAGATGTGTTCTATCTCTGCCCGGCTGCCTCGGCTACGAGCAATTATCGGCAGTGGTTGGTAAACCAGGGAGTTGATGGGGCTCACATCTTTGCTACTTTGGCAGATGCCTATGCTGCCGTGACCGATTACAGGAATGATGTGATTTGTGTGTTCCCTGGAAATTATCTTGAAACAGCTACACTCCTCTGGACAAAGAATTTTGTCCATCTTGTTGGGGTTGGTGGATCAAATTTCTTCAGCGATTGGAGTCTGTTAGGGACTACAATCTATACCACGGGAATAGCCATTGATTATGTCATTAACCTGACGGGCAAGCGCAACACGTTCCATAATCTCTGTATCAATAATTATGGGGCCAATGCAGCCTGTTTATCGCCAGTCAAGGTAAACAGCTATGGGAACAGTTTCTTTAAAACTGCTTTCCTCGGAATTATGAACTCTACCCAGATTGCTACTGCTGGTTGTTCTTCACTCGAAATTGGTGCCAATGGTGCTTACTCTATCTTCGAGGATTGCACAATCGGACAGATGGCGTGGGGGGCAAGGACATCTATTACACAGGGACACTTATTGTACAGTGGCGCTGGGGGCAATGGTCCTTCAGAGGTTGAGTTCCGCAACTGTATTTTTAAGTCCTGGGCTGAAACGGCTGGTGTACCAATGATTTATATACCCAATACATGGGGAGCGGACCATTTGGAAAGATATAAAGATTGTCTGTTCTACAATTTCTGGACAAACTGGGGAAACAAGTGCACATCAGTTTTTAAATGGGGTAGCTCTATTGCCACCCAAAGTCACGTTCTCGAAAATTGTACTGGAGTTGGCTATACTTATTGGCAAGCAGCAGGTACTGGGGAGTGTGTAGTTACTGCCATGCCAATTACTGCTACTGGCGGTGGATTGGGAAGGATACCTACGGCTGCAGTTGGCAGTTAACGTCTAACGGGGGGGCTTTGTCCCCTCCGTTTTATTTTTGTAGGGAGGATTAGATGGAAATAACTTGCCCATTGTGTGGAGGAAGCGGACTGATTGGAGAAAAAATCTGTACTTTATGTGAGGGGAAAAAGGTTACTTCAGACATATTAGAAGTGATTCAGTATTATGCGGCTCAAAACAAGATAGTGGCGGATTCGATTAAAGCGTATGATGCCGTATTCGCCAACCTCATCCCAACCTGTAAAATAGGAAATTGTATTGATGGGGGAGAATGGGGGGCTTTGACTGCCGACCAAGTGGCCGGTGTTAACAGAATTATGTCATGTGGTTTTGTTGACATGGGGCAGGGAGAATGGGCGAGAGTATCTCTTTGGGGAATTTTTGCTGATGGCAGCAAAACCAGGGCGGCTCTCATTGCTATGTTTAGATAGAGCAGAAGGATTTACACAAAACTAAATTAGAAAGGAGAGTCTTTATGTTACCAAAACCAGCAGTACCGGAAGGATCGAGAATGGTGTTGAACGGAAAGGAGTTTTGGACGATTCACAATTTCACGACGGAACAAGGCAATGTCCTCGAGACGACGGGTGGGGACTACATTCTTCTGAACGGTGAACTGGTAGAGGACAGATCACTTCTTGAGCTTATTCCTGACTACCACAAGCAGAAGGCGCTGGCGTGGTGGGATCAGAAATTCGGAGGGGTGGGGAAAGAGGAAGAAGCACCGCCCGCTGGCAAGAAGATGACAAAGGCGGAATTGCTGGTCCAGATTCAGTTCCTGCAGGCACAAGCCGAATTGATGGAAGATGAGGAGCCCACGGGGCCAGAGGAAGCGGCTGAGGCGGTAACCGGAAAGGCAGAGAAGCCGAAGGATATTAAGGAGTCGAAACGCACCTCTGGGAGACCTAAAATAGACAAGGGACCAAGCGTGCTAAAAGAGATGGGTATTAACGTTTAATGGGGTCCCCAGATAAATGCCCATCCTGTGGAGAATGCAGTTGGAAAAAGGTGAAGAAGGGCCGGAGAACCTTTAAGGTGTGTAAGGTCTGTGGGCACATTAAGGAGGATTAGGTATGGCCGATCAAACCGTAAGCGAAGGGTCTATTGATCCCAACCCAGGAAATACTTATGTAATTCACTGTAAAAAGTGTGGACAGATCTTCCTCGATGACCCAGATTGGGCGGGATGCTGCCCCTTTTGTGGATTTAGGTGGGAAGATGAGAATTAGAAGGAAGAGCCTAGGAGATTGTGGAGTTACTTGGAATATGTTTCCAAGTTCTACTGTCTTTAATGTTGTATATCGTAGCCCTGGATATACCAAAGGATATACCTATTTCTTTTGGGGATCGAGGATCTTGCCTGATTTTGATTACGTCAGCATCAGTAAGTTTGGCCTTACAATTGCGAGATCCATAAGTTTGCCTCTTTTTCTTGCAACAGTCGTCCATATTATCCTGAGGTGTTCCAAGAAAGAGGTGCTGAGGATTTACGCAAGATGGGTTGTCACAGGAATGAAGTACCCAAAAGCCCTGTGGAATAGGACCATTATGAATTTCCCAAGAAACACGATGGGCACGAACATCTTTTCCGTTACCATTCCCAATTTGTCCATACCCTTGTCTATTTTCTCCTCCCATCCAGAGCCAACACCCACTGTTAGGTTCGGGTATAACAAAATTTTCAAATCTATCCTCAAGTTTTTGTCTGCACCAGATTCCAAGCCTACGAATACCCAATCTCTGAGCCTGACAACTGATTGTGTTGAACGATCTGTGAAGCAATGTAACAAGTTCATCCTCGGAACCAGTTGGATAAAATTTGCGAAGAATGTCAAATTCTTCCTTCGTCCACTGAGCCCCGAGAATTCTACGAATCCCCATCCTTGTGGCTTTGGTGCGGATTGTGTCAAAGGTTCTGTTGAACATAGCAGAAAGGGACTCCTTGGAATCGGTGGGGAAATATTTGCGAAGAATCTCCAACTCAGATTCAGTCCATGTTTTCATGCTTCTCCTTCTTCACTTTGTCCCACAAAGCCGATTTGCACCGTGGGCAGATTCTTACGTCGGTTTGTCGCGGAGTCCATGTGTATCCGCAACGTTTGCACTTTAGCCGAGGAGGTAGTTTGATTTTCATACTTATAAGTATACATTTGCGTAATTTGATTGTCAAGAAAGAAAGGAGATAAATCAAATGGAAATGGTCAGTCTCGAACTTCCAAAGAAAACGAAAAAGGAACTAAAGGCCGAAACGATGCCTACCCCTATTGGAGGCGAAGGCCCGAAATATCCGTATGGCCTTCAAATTCGGTTTGAATCCGAACAGGTTGCGAAGCTACCTCAGCTTGAAAAGGTGAAAATCGGTGAAGAGCTCACCATTCAGGGAGTAGGGGAAGTTACCGAAATTCGGATGAACGAACAGAAGGAAGGCAAGAAGAGGTACACGGTGGAGTTTCAATTGAAGAAAGTTGGGATTCAGGAACCTTCGGGCAAAAAAGATACTCTCATTGGCGTGATCGAGAAGTCAAAAAAGGGTCTGAAGTAGGGGAAAGTCATGAATGTCGGTGAAATAATTAACCTTACGCGAAGCACGGTCCTTGACGATACAATTGAGCCCTTTTTGTGGGGAAACGATGAGATTATCCATTATCTGAATATTATTACCGAAGAACTCTACCGGGAAACATTACTGGTAGAAGATCGATCTACGGTTTCTCTTACTCAGTTTAAATTGCTCAGTAATATGGGCCTGTACACCATTGATGATCGAATACTCAACATCAAAGAAGGTGCCTACCTCTTGCATCATCATGAAAATCATCGTCATAGAACTTTGATAAGAACATCTGAGGCTTATATGGATCAACTCCGAAGGGGTTGGAGAGAAGAGCATCATCATGGAGGGGAATGGCACACCCCGGAACGGTATATCCCGGAATGTGGTAGGGGGTACTTCTACATATACCCAAAATACCACAGAAAGGGAGAGGTAGTAGGGGTTTTGAGTATTTCATTTACGGCAGCAACGAGTCAGATTTCAATAACTGGAGTGGATGAAGACGGAAATCCATGGAACTTCACGACCCACTATGATGTAGGGGACGAGATCAATATTTCCGGGACGGTCAAAAACAATGGTTATGTAACGGTCGCTTCGCTCACCGCATCCGAGATCACCATCAACCAAACTTTGTTCGATGAATTCCTGACGAGCGCTACGCTTCGGAAGGTCTGTAACACTCTCATTACGGTGGTCAATCGCTTACCCCTGGCTCCATTCACCACTGCTGATATCACTGCGAATCCTCCTGTAGCCCCGGAAATCAAGACAATATATCACCGGGAATTGATCTATGGAATAGGCAGGGAGGCCTTTCTGAAAGAAGATACACAGACTCTCGACCCAGCATCGTCAGATAAAAACGGGAAACGGTTCGAATTGCTTAAGGCGAAGGTCAAGAAAGACCTGATCTTCTTGGATCGATCGGAAAGGCAGGTTCGATCCGGTAGATCTGGAATCTGGAAGAGTTATTAGGGATAAACGATGCCTCAGCCAAATTTTGAATATAAAAATATTGTGGGTGTTTCGAAGAAGCGGGATCCAACCAGGATCCCAGCTGGCTATGTGCCTTATGCCATGAACATCGATTCCGATAATGACAAGAAATTGCATCGGCGCAGAGGAAGGACGCTACTTGATGACGAAAGCACCCACAGCATGTGGTCAAACGCCTCCATTTGCCTTTGCGTACAGGCGGGAGATCTTAAAGAAGCGACTCTAAATTTTAACACCATGACCTTCACCTACACCACCATTCTTTCAAATGTGGGTGATACAGAGATGATCTTCCAGGATGTTGGGGACATGGTATTTTTCTCAAACGTCGAGAAATTTGGATACATCAGAGAACACGTGGCTCATGGTATTCCAGAAGTTGATCAGGAATTCAAAAAAAGAATGGTAGCCGGACACCTGATGGAATATTGGGATTCCCGACTCTGGGTGTTTCAGAACGGTCTTCTTATTTATTCCGATGCTACGGAACCATGGGTCAGGGACGAAAGGCATAATTTTGTCTCGTTCGTAGGAAGGGGAAGGATGTTGAAGGCGGTTAAAGATGGCCTTTATGTAAGTGATACCAAGCGATGCGGATTCCTTCAGGGAGGTGCGGGAGATCCACCTAAATTCAATTATACCGAAGTGTGCGATTTTCCGGCCATCGAGGGAATGGCCATCTCAATCGTACACCAGACATCTGGAACGGCCCTCGTCGGTGGGCGGACAGAGAAGATCGTGCTCTGGGCTACGCAAGACGGTTGCTACATGGGACTTCCGGGTGGGCAAGTCAATCGAGTTACGGGAGATCATTTCTGGATAGATGGAGCGGCTAGAGGAAGAGCGATAGTTCTTTACCGGATCCTTAAGAATCAGGTAAAGATCCGGCAATTTCTAGGGACCTATGACCTAATACCTGGCTATGGTGGAACAGAGATAGCATTAGAAATTCCGGCAATAGAGGTCAGTGGGCGTATAACCACAACTTAAATCACGCATTTGCGTAAAGGAGGACAGGAAGATGACAGTAAAATATTCGCAGGCTTTTTTGAATGCAATCATGGGAGGAAGAGGGGTAAGAGGGAACCTCGAGGACTTCGTGCTTGATGCTTATGAGGGGGTTTGTCCAACGAATCCCGAGGACGCACGGACCGGGACAAAACTGGCACGATACACCCTCTCGGGGGGTACTGTTGCCGTAACTGACCGAAGTACCCCAAGAGTCTACAAGCTTGTTCCTGCGACTGGTCACGCGGTAGGCTATACCATCAATATCAACGTAACGGTGGAGAGTGTGCTTACGCTTCACACCTACACATGTGGGGCAGCTGAATCGGATCAGACAGTTGCAGTCGGGGTTGCTCGAATGCTCAACGACATTCCTCAGATTCAAGCTATTTGTGAAGGTGACTCCGTAAATATCTGGGCACAATGTCGGATCGCTGGACTTGCCCTAACGATTGCTGATGCAACATTGGGAGGTAACAGTTACGCCATCACCGTGACAGCGAAGGTCAGTGCCGCAAGAGTGAATACTCTTCAGTTCGGCGCACCGGTTGCGGGCGTGATTTCCAAACCTACCGGAGATACCTGGCAGTGCTCAAGCAATCTGGCCACTGGCGTCGCTGGCTACTTCACCGTCTGTACGCCAGACGATACCGGAGCTCTTGACTCAACCTACGTTCTCAAACGGGTTCAGGGAACACTTGCTACCGTGGGTGGAGACGCAACGATTGATCCATCGACGATTACCGCTGCGGCCGTCTCAACCGTCAATACGTTCTCACTGACGTTACCCACTTCCAAGACATAAGGTGGGTGAATGGCCAATACCCTGTGGTTTGCACTTAATTTACCTGCCATAGAGACCGAACTTGATATTAGTGGGAGTGTCATTTCGGTTAATCTAGATATCCCTGCCATAGAATTGGGTGCCAGTATCTCGCAGGGAGCGGTACTCAACTTTCCACTTGAAGTCCCTGTTCTGGAAGTCTCTGCTACCATAAAAAGCGGGGAGAAGCTATCTGCTTCTCTCCCCATGCCGGCAGTAAAGCTTTCTTTTAGGATTGCTCCTCGTAACGAGATGGATGCCTCGCTTGACATTCCGGCAATAGAGGTTTCTCTTCAGATTATTCATACTAAGATTGATGCCGCACTTGTCATTCCAGCCCTGAGATTATCTGGGGGCATTAAATCTGGAAATATATTCAGGGGAGAGATTGACATCCCGGCCCTGAAATTATCTGGAACCGTTATATCGGGGAGTTTAGTCAGTGGAGCGATTAAGGTTCCAACTTTAGAATTATCAGGAACCTTAATATCTGGTGGTATTCTCAGTGGGGCGATTGAAATTCCTGCCCTAACGCTTTCTGCTACCTTTGTTCACCAGAATCAACTGGTATTTGCCCTGGATATCCCATTTATTGACCCATGGCTTGAAATAAAGGAGTTTCAGGCATTCAATGTCGCACTTGACATCCCGGCATTTGTTTCGACTCGAAAGGGATTTGTGATGAATTTGAGCCATTTTGGGGTTACAGACTACTCTGGATATTCTTTTAACTCCTTTTGCGACTATCATGGACTCGGTATGTACATTGGAGCCTCTGAGCAAGGGATTTTTCTTTTAGATGGAGATGATGATGCTGGGGTCAGGATTGATAGCGCAATCCAAACTGGGACTGAGGATTTGTGGAGGGATGTCATAAAGCGACTTCGAGAAGGATGGATCGTAAAAAGAGGGGGGCCAATTTCCATACAACTTATCCTTGATGAGGGAAGAATAGATCCGATAACAAGGGTCCTGAATACAAATGGGACTTTTTCCGGGGAAGAAAGGGTCAAATTTCCACGGGGATTGAAGAACAGATTTATGTCCTTCGTGATAAGAAACCTTGATGGAGCCGACTTTGACCTAGAATCATTCAGGGCAATGGTTGATCCAATAACACATAGAAAACGATAGGAGGATTCGATGGAAGAGGAAAAGAAAGAGGAGAAAAAGGATATCGTCCTTGAGGTCCAGGACGTAATCATCAGTCACGGAATAAAAATTGAGGAGGAAGAAAATGGGTAAATCGGTAGCAGATGCTGTATTGGATGCAGCTCTTGGCGTAGTCCAAGCCTGCACTCGTGTGGATGTAACCAGTGATGTAACTACTCCAACCGACTTAACTAATACCCTCGCTTATGTTGCGATGGCCCCTGGGGATTATGCAATCGCAGAAGGGGATTCATCTGGCCGTAAAATAACTACGGCACAAAAGGCTGGCGTATCTGTGACGGGGAGCGGAACTGCTCTGCACATTGTTTTAAGTTTGGGCGGTGTGATCAAACTTACAACCACCTGCACATCCCAAGTCTTAACAGCCGGCAATACCGTCACAATCCCGGCCTTTAAAGAAGAAATAGCGGACCCGACATGAGTTGGCTTGATAATTTTGATAGCACACTCGATACCAATGTCTTCGGAACATCCGTAGCCGGAGATGGAGCTGTCTCCAATGCTGGGGGTTCGTGTAATATTACAATGTCCGCTGCAGCAGCTAACGGGGCATTGGTTTATGTCAAGTCCGCCATAGACACGACAAAGGATTTTGTCTACACGATGCGGCATTTGATGGATGGCACGGTTAATGGCTATGTCCATTTGCTCTGTCTCGAAGATGGAACCCCGGCATGTGACACATTTACTAATCAAAACGCAAAAACTCCCGTTGTGGTTTACTACGTTCAGAGCGCTGGGAAAGTTTACATAGAATATAAACAGGTAACTACCGGTACGGTTTATTATTGGACCGGTAGTACTTGGAGCACATCTTCTACCGGTTTTTCCATAGGACAGGCTTATTGGATAGACATTTCATTAATTGTCAAGGGAGGCTCCTTTAGAATTTCTATTAGGGCATTTGGGGATACCATGTCAATAGCTGAAACTCTCCCCGTTGCCTTTTCAGGTATAAAAGCCTATACAACCCTTTATCTTTACTGGGGTGAACCATGGACGGATTATTATTATATTACTTCAATGAAAACCGACTTTTGCAAATTTTCGAATGACCCCGTGATGATTGCTTTTTACAACGGGCAGGTGAGCACAACTCAATATATTTTTAGAGCGCTTTCTTATGATAGCGGAGTTAAATTTCACCGATGGGATGGATATAATGCTTCGATTGCTGCCCTGAGTGGAGAAAATACGGTCTATGCTCCTAATCCTATTTGGTTCAATGGAAAGATTTATCTTTTTTACACAGCCTACCGGAACGGTGATGCAAAATATAGAATTCGCCTTGCTTACTCGGCAGATCTTGGGGCGACATTTACCGATGTGGGCTATATGGATACCCCGGGAGCTGCGGGGACATGGGATGTTAATGGACATGGATTTTCTGCCGTTACCTATGATTTGGCCTCAAGAACATGGCATATGTATGTTGGGGGGGTCAATGTATCATCGGTATGGCAAATTGGACATTTTACATCGGGCTCTGTCTCTGGTCCCTGGGTTGCAGATCCAGCTAACCCGATAATTTTAGTTGGTGCAGGTGGATCGTGGAACGATACAGTAGTAGCACCAGGAGATATTTTTGTTCAGAGAGGAGAAATTACCCTCTATGGTCAAGGGGAGAAATCTGGAGGGGTTTATCAAACGGGAATATATAGATCAAGAGATTGGAAAAATTTTACGCCAGATCCATCCAACCCAATAATTGCAAATGATGCAACCAAGACGACTGCGGCGAGCAGCGTTGCCGCCGGAGTAACATCAATTCCGGTAACAAGCAGTGCTCCATTTGTACAATGGGAAATAGTTTGCATCGGAGATGCCGCCCATAGGGAGCTAAACAGAATTTTCTCCATTCCAGATGGTACTCATATAAATTTGGTCTATCCGACTGCCTTTGCGTATACAACCCCGACAGTTAGGACTCCGCTCTATGGAGCGATATCGGGTGGGGGAGTTTCTGGGAATGTGGCTTATATCAGTGCATTCCTTGATACAACTCTCCAGACGGAATTTGCTACTCGTTGGGAATATACGGGGGCTTGGGCCTATAAGCCTGGAGCAGCCTTGAGTGCGTCATGGGACCCTACGAAATCACTCCCACTGGGCCTTGGGGCATATGAGGATAAATATTCATCTGAAAACTTTAAGCTGATTCACTATCCAAACATTTCGGCAATGAATAGGAGGGGAGTTCTTGCAAGAACACAACCTGTTCATGCGTATGGCAGAAGGAGGTAGTTATGGCAGTAGGAGATGAGGTACTTCACACGCTTGCGGCTGATGCTGGGGTAGATATTTTGGCAATCCAAAATAATCTGGTATCAGCGACTGCCAATATTTCCCCCGCAGGGTACATGGTTAGCAAGAAGGCCAATTATGGTGCTGCCCTCCGATCCGCTGTTGCTTCGGCAGATAGTGGAGACGTTCATACCAAAAATGGTTCGGCAAAGGCTCTCGGAAATTCAAGTTTAGTTGAGGTTTATGCGACCTTCTCGGTGGCCTCAGCAAATGCTAAAATCTGCTTGGTTATGCATGATGCGGCTGGTACTCCGATTGCCCTTGGCTTAACTGAATCAATTACATTTATTGGAGATTCAGCACTTACAGACGGAACTCGATATTATTCGGCCCGATACATTTTTGACTGCGGCAAGGCGAACTGGGTTTGGCCTCTGGTACAAAGTATTTCTTCTGGAACCGTTACGATATATGTGGAGCCAATCTGATGCTTCCTAATTGGATAGTTCCTATTATTTGCGGAGAGTTTCAGTTGGCCGTGGACAATTTAGCCCATGCCAACGCTATTGATGGTGTTGCGCTCACGCAGGTCCATAATCTTACGGTTGATGCTCTAAGCCACGCCAACGCCATTGACAATATTGTTCTAACCCAGATTCATCTCTTGGTAGTGGAGGCTCTTTCCCATGCGCATGCCATTGATGGTGGACTGACCTTATTTCAGATCCATCAGCTTGTCGTCCAAGCCATAAATCATTCACACGCCTTGGGTGGAGTTAGCCTTTCCCAGGTTCATAACCTTGCGGTGGCGAACCTTGCCCACGCGAATACGATCGATAATATTGCGCTTACGCAGATCCATAATCTGATTGTCCAAGTTCTCTCCCACACCCACTCTATCGATGCACCTACGCTGACACAGATCCATCAGCTTGTCGTCCAAGCCATAAATCATTCACACGCCTTGGGTGGAGTTAGCCTTTCCCAGGTTCATAACCTTCTTGTGGATAGTTTAGCACACGCTCACGGGATAGGGAATGTTGCTCTTCTTATTTCATTCATTTTGGTGGTAGAGGATCTAATCCATAGCCATTCTTTGGGGACAGTAGATTTATCTCAAAACCATTTTCTTATCGTCCAGGCACTTCAACACCTTCATAGAATTGATGCAATTAGCGTATTTCAGGTCAAAGCGAAAGTTCTAGAGAAATTCGGATATCAATTTTTAAAATTGAGACCTGGTGAACCTGGAAAAGAAGGAGATTTTGCTTATGAGAAAACCTCCTTAAAGATGCCAGATCAAGCGCCAGAGGGAAGTTTTGCTTATCAAAGGGTCCGCCTTAAGAATGTGACAGAGGAATCGTAATGGCAAAGAAAGACGATACGCAGTTAGATGATTGGAGATACAGATACCCTTCCGCAGAAGTCTCGTGGAACCTTACCGGAGATCCGGCCTATTGCCAACAGTTTGTTGGGGAAGCCAAGAATATGCTCTATCAGTTGAAAAACAGGATGAACATAGCTGTTCCAAAATTGAAATCGCTTCAAGACAAACGTTCGCCCGTACCTGGAACAACTATCATTGTGAGTTCAATATTTGGTCAGGACTTTATTGAAATTGATGCAGGTAGGGCAGGACTCCCTTCCTGTTCGATTACAATCCTTGATCTTCCTGATGCTATTCCACCAATGAAATGGTACGCTCTCGGAAAAGAAACGTTTACAAAAGTTGGAGGTGGATGGGTAATAACGGCACCCGATGGGAAACCTGAGGTAGAGGGTGTTGACTATATCAAGACTTATTATAGATTGAATTTAAGGGATTGCAATGATTGTGCCCCTATTGATTTTTCAATTTGTAAATCAGATGAATTAGCCTTACCTATATGCCATCCGTATACCTACGATGCTACGAAACTTCTTTACCTGGGCGAGCCTGTTCCCTATTTTCAGGGATTTCCATTAAAGGTTCCTCCGGTACTCCCTGATCCCAAGAATCATCTTATCTATAGTTTATATGATTCTGGTCAGGCGGAGATTATAAGGTTTGGTTCAGATTCCCAAGGTTCGTATTTTCTATGGAAAGCCTATACAGAGTGGGGGGTATATCCTCCTACATCTATCACCTTTTCAAGGACTGGATTAGGATATCTTTTTTTAAAGGCATTCGTTCAATTTCAAGGAAGAGACCTTTGTAAGTTTGAATCTATTGTAAAGGTAGATTGCTGTAAAAAGGATATAAGTCGAAGAAGTATAAAGCAACCAGATAGACCAGGTATGTCTGGATTGTGGTGGGAATCAGAATCAGGTTCTTTTCCTCAAAATTGTTTTAATCAGCCTTTTATGAATTACGGAGCCATGAAGATGTGTGAGGTTCCGTCTGAAATATCACTTGACGACTTGCTCACAATGGCGTGTACTCCAGTGAAGCCAGTTGGATTTTATGTTCTTCCCCAAATTAACGGAAGCTGTCTTCCGTATAAGTGGGAGCTAATTGGTCCTGGAAGGTGGACAACTGGGGGAAATTTTTCTGAAATTGGGTATTATAACTGTGCGGAGGCGGACTGTCACAGTGAGATTACTATCGACGTTACGGATCGGTGTGGGACAGTTGCTACGGTTCATGCTGCCCCATGTTGCGGGATAGTATCGGGAATGTATATTCTATATACCTCCCTTCTTATGGGGTGTGGCACAAGCCAGGAATTAATGGCGGAACAAGGATGTGGTCCCTATACATGGGCAATAACCAGTGGGGGAGGTACATTAACGGTAGAAAACGCACGTGGTAATCCGGTAATATATACGGCTCCAGCCACAAATGTAAATTGTGTAGATAACCCGACCATTACGGTTACAGATTGTTGCGGAAATAGCGCCTCAATAAGTTTGGCGATTAATTGTTATCCTCCTTCAACCGCATATGCTCTTGGGTGGGGTGATTGGACCTTATGTATACCATGTACTGTAAGCACTGGATGGGTTCCTGAGTGTGGTTATGCAAATTATTGTAAAATAATATATAACGGAAAAGAGTGGAGTTGTGATGGAACACTTCTTTCCAGCTTTAACCAAGATTGTGGAACAAAACAGATGACTTGTTTCTATTCTGGTGATGGTCAGGGATGTGATTCTGGATGTCCGTGCAAGTTGTGTGATGAGCCTGGAACTGGGAGTAGCCCTTGGATTGGTTGCAGGGCGGAGGGAGGGGGTTGTAATTCAGGTTCAGACTGTGCAATTCCATGCGGTTCAATAGTTGATGCACGGACGGATGCTATGAAACAAAACGGGTGCTGTCCACTTAATCCGTTAACTGGATTACCCTATTCTTAAAGGAAGAAGAAATGGTTTTTGATGCTTGTGATCATCAAATTAGACAGATTGTGATTGAAGCGGCGAAAGAAATCCGAAAGGCTAAGGGACTGCCAGAGGAAAAGAATATTACGATTCTTTTTAATGAAACCGCACCGATTTTGGGTGTTTTCGTAAAACAGATAAATTCTGCGCAAACGGCCAGATTGCCGGCACCTCATGAAATGGTGAACGAAAAGACTGGGGAATTTATTATCCCTCGTAAGGACTGTCCTCAATGTGGACGTAAGGGTGGATTATCACTTAAATCTATATGTCCATCTTGTACTGATTCAGAAGGAGGAAAGTATCATACGATGTATTCATGCGAAGAATTTGGGCCTTTTACAGGAAAACCGATGGGATGTGGGTTTAAAACGGAGAAATCAGAAATGTTTATGGTACAGCGAATGTCTGAAGCGAATCCAGATTGGCAAGGTGGAATGAAGGCCGATATGGGAATAAAAACAATAACCGATACGGGTTTAAAATAAGGAGGCTACAATGTCTAATGGCACCCCTGGCACCGTTGGCGGTGTCCCTATTTATGAAGTGGCGATGGTCGAGGTTGAAAAACAATTCGATCTGGCCCGAGACTATGTGACGCAGGCAAGAAATTTGGCTGAAGGACTCTTGAATAATCTTGCGACCATCTCCGGTCAAATCAAGCAAATTGATACAAACGTCGCGCTTGAGGGTGCCGATTATTCCATTACTCCATTCACCGAGACGACACCTACAAAACCTGATACCTCAATGAACATTGGATCGCCTCCGGTCATACAAACCTTTAGTCTTGATCTGCCTGTTCCTGATAGCGCGATGAACATTGGATCGCCTCCGGTCAGACAAGCCATTAGTCTTGATCTGTCTGTTCCTGACAGCACGATGAATTTTGGATCGCCTCCGGTCAGACAAACTTTTAGTCTTGATCTGCCTGCTCCTGATATAACTTTTAACATTGGATTGCCCCCGGATAAAGGTAATCTTAAAACCATTGATCTCAGCGGCTTAGCCATTCCAGACATCAGTGGCCTTGTTGTTCAAACCGATCCCATCAATCCTGCTGCGGTAACGTATGAATCACCATTGCTGACAGCTCTCAAGGCACGTTTATTAGCTGATGTCCAGACGGACATAGATAGACCATCTGTCGAAACCGCAAAGTGGAATAGGGCGAGAGCAAGGGATTTACTGCTCCATCAGGATATGTTGGCCCAGAAACGTGCCGAGTGGTCCAAGAGCGGTTTACCTTTGCCGGATGGAGCTTTATCGGCAGCAGTTGAATCTGAGGACATCAGATATGCAAATGCGTATGATGACAGAAGCGGCCAAATTGCAATTGAAGAGTCAAACCTTGCCATCCAGGTTCGGCAGTCAGCAATCGCTCAGGCTACCCAACTCGAAAGCATTTTGATGAACTTCCTTCAAACGACTCAGCAGAGACTTTTTGAGGCCTCGAGAGCGACCGTTGAGGCCAAAATTCAAGTTTATAATATTGAAATCGGAAAATATCGAATTATGACCGATATTTATCAAGTGGTTTCAAACGTGAAGATAGCTGAAGCAAAGAATTCTGTCGATATTTATACAGCTGAGGTGGGAGCGTACAGAGTAGGGGTCGATGCAGAGATAGCGAGGGTAGACGCTCCCATAAAAGTGTATCAAGCCGTTTCAAACGTAAAGATAGCTGAAGCCAGAACCCTTGTGGATACATACGTAGCTGAGGTGGGAGCGTACAGAGTAGGGGTCGATGCAGAGATAGCGAGGGTAGACGCTCCCATAAAAGTGTATCAAGCCGTTTCAAACGTAAAGATAGCTGAAGCCAGAACCCTTGTGGATTCATATGTGGCTGAAGTAACGGCGTTTAGAGTAGGGGTTGAGGCAGAATCGGCCAGAATTGATGCCTTGGTTAAGACCTTTAATGCGGAAGTTGATGCATACAGGGCTAATATTCAGGCATATCAGGCATTAAGTAGCGTTGCGATTGAGATCTTGAAGACGCAAACGAATCTTGCCATTTCGAGGGCAGGGCTCTATCAAAAAAATGCTGAAATCCAGATCAACGAGTACGAAGCTCTCACCGGATTAAGGATTGAGGTTGTCAAGGCTATGGGAGCCATCGTTGCCCAAGAAGTGGCCGGTGCATTGTCGAGTATCCATGCGGCTGCATCAATGAGCCGTAGCGACAGTGCGAGTGCGACTGAGACCATATCCAGCACATAGGGTTAAAGGAGAAAATCATGGAACTATCACAGGATTGGCACAAACGGACGAATGTGAGGCTGGTTGATATCCTCTCGGATATCCTGAAGGAGCCAAGATCTCCGAAAGTGCAGAAGCCGACACATGGTTATACGATAGCCGAGAGGGCGCCGGAAGTAGTGACGGCCCCTGGAGTATACTTCCCTGCAAAAAAAGGTAATGTCATACCGTTGGAATCAAGACAAGACGGGGGAGAAGTAAGCCCTGGAGGGCAACCCCCGGACTGGAAATCTTTGTTTACACCTGAAATGGAGCAGAATTTCCAGGGATGGTATGCAGAGCGTGCAAAGAATATGGGACTTAATCCAAACCCAGATGATCCGAGACACTTTTATGACACCCGAGGAGCTTGGCTAAAAGGGCATAGGAGTATAACGGAACATTTACCAGATACCTATAAGTTACCAGGGCACCCGTCTTTCAGCGATCAATCAATATACTATAGACCCGGAATGAAAGCTGGTAGGTGGGAGGGGGGTAAATATATCCCATCGGAGGGAGGGTTGAGTTCTTTTGCCCCGGAAGGGAAGCAAACATTAACGACAACCCCTACGGAAGCTGGATCAACAATTCCACTTGTCCCGAAGCAAGAGGGTGGAGAAGTTAATCCAAGCCTTTTTAAAGAGACCTCTTATGAAAATTTGGGAGCTTCCACCCAACAAGGAATTGAAGCGGGACGTAACACATCATTATTAAAGTCTACTCCTATCCATGTCTCGCCATGGGTTTCTAATTTGGAGTCGTTAGAACCGAAGCCTCTACCACTGACATCCACACTTTCTTTAGCCTCATACGCTCCTCAGCGTAATGCGGATCAGGCGGATACCGATACGGCAACGCCACCACCTCCGCCACCCCCTGCTGTTACGGAGGGATTAAATCCTCCTCCATTTAGGGAGAATACGAGATCCCCCGTGTTTCGTTCCGATCAGTTGGCTGCTTACAATAAGAAGTATGGAATTGCTCAGGAGCCAGATTTATACGAGCGTTTAAAAGCGGCATCGGGGGCTCCTGGCATGACACCACTATTGTCAAGGCAAGAGGGAGGAGCAGTTTCTCCTGATCCTCTTGAAGGTCTTTCGGAAGAGGAGCGCAAAAGACGTGCGGAACTGCTAAAAACAGCGTTTCCGATAGAATCTCTTGCTTCTTCTCGTGTGCCAACTGTGACTGTTCCCAAGGCTCAAAAGGTGGAACAGACACCGATCGCAGGGACTGAACCCACCAAACCGGTAGAGGGCGGTATATCGGGAAATCTTTCTGATATTAATAAAGAAGTTCTTCCCTCTGGAGAAACCCGTTATTCCATACGCGGTGCAGAAGGTCAAGGTGGAATTACAACTCCTAAAGGATGGGTTCGTCCTACCCAGGAAGAGGCATTGGAGACATTAAGGCCAACGTTAGAGGGGGGGGCAAAAACCAGACGAGAGCAAGCTCTGGCTTCATTGGGTCCAAAACCAACCTACTACGATGTCCATCCTGAAGAGCGCATCATGGATGTTGCCAGAGAAGAGACTAAACCTTCGATAGATGCAATCCAGAAATCGCTTGACCAATACAAAAATATAGCCCAGGGGTTTGGGTTGTCTCAGAACCCCAAGACAGCAAGGATACAGCGAGATGAGGCATTAAAAAACATTCCAATGCTCACGGAACAGTTAGCACGCCTAACCGGGATTAGTGCGGGAATACCAGAAAAAATCTTTGGATCAGAAGAGAGAGTTGCTGCGGTTGAGGCTAGAGGTCAAGGAAGAGCGGTATCTCCAACCGAATTTGAATTAGCAAAAGGAGCAGTCGTGGAAGATCTTAAAAGGCAGGGGATTGATAGAAGACCTACCTATCAGGAAATTTTAGACAAACAAGCAGAAATAAAGAGAGCAGAAAGGCCAGTTCCATCTCCTACCGAATTAGGTCTTATTGCAAAAGCTGGAGAGAAGGGGCCGGATGGAAAACCAACTGCGGAGGCCATTGTGGCGCAGAGAACACTGGATGCCGAGAAAAAAAGGAAGATAGATATTCAAAGCGGAGGAGTAGCAGTACCAGAAATTGGAGAAATTCCGCCTGGTCTTCCCGGACAAAGGAATGAAGCAGCATTGGAAGGGCTTAGCTCCAGTGATGCAGCAGTGATTAAAAATTTAGTGGATTATAAAATCCCATATCCAAGTTCGTTCGCCTTACGGTCGCCACAATGGAAAAATATTATTGCAAGGGCGGCCTTGTATGATCCAAGTTTCGATTCTACTCAATATCCGGTCCGTCAGAGATTGAGGATTGATTTTACTTCTGGGACTGCTGCAAAAAATATATTGGGCCTAAATACTGCGGTTGGACATATTAATTCTTTAGTTAATGCCCAGAAAGATCTTGCCAATAGTAATTGGGTAACAGGCAATGCTGCAGTAAATTTATTGGCTAAATATTTTCCTGTAACCCCTGGATTGGTTGCAAGACAAGGAACAGTGGCGGGTGTGAAGACAAAGTTTAATGCAGTTAAGGATGAAATGGCAGGTATATTCAAAAGAAGTGGAGCTACAGATCCGGCAATAAAGGCGTGGGCCGATACCATTACCGACCCCTCGACTGCAACTCCTACAATGTGGAAGGCTTTTATTGACGGTTCGATTGAACTTATGGGATCAAGATTGGGAGCCTTACAGTCACAATATGAGACAGGAATGGGAAAGCCAAAAGATTTTAGACTTTTATCCCAAAAATCCCGTGAAATTCTCAAAGGCATTGGAATTGATGCGAACAAAATTGATCCAGTGGGAGAGCAAGGGCAGGCGGGAGAAGTTGCGTCACGTTTACCCGGAGAAACCATCCAGCAGTATCTGAAAAGGACTGGAGGGTAAAAAATGAATGCTGAACAGCTAAGACAAGCGGGATTTTCTGAGGACGAGATATCTCAGCATATTAAATCCGGTGGAGCGATAGAGGAGAAGAAAACATCCGCCACCGAAGCACCTATTCAGGTTGGAGAGGAACCCGCTGGTGGTATTTTCGGTCTCCTTGGAAAATTAGGAGTCAAAGAGAAACAATATATCACTCCTCCTCCGGTAGAGGGGCCAAAGAAGGAACCTGGTCTTGAACCTCCAGGGTTTCCTCAAGGATATTTATTTAATCCAGTAGAAACAGCACAAAATGTTTTGACCGGGGGAACTCTTGGATTATTGAAAACGGGAGGTAAATTGACACCCGCCGTAGGGAAAGAAGCATTGGATTGGGCAACTTATAATGTCCCTACTCTTGCCAAAAGTGTTTACAAGGGCGTTTCAAATATAATTCCTGGTTTTGGAGCCAAGACCTTAGAAAAAACTATCCCTGTAGAAAAAGCAGCTCCTATGGCAATAGAGGCTGGACAAAGTTTTATTAATAAGCTTTTGCCTGGAACCGCAAAAGCTACGACCAAGGAGATGCAAGGAATCATTGATTTGGCGAAGAGAGAGAACGTATCGGTTCTTGCTCCAGATATCACGGGGAATAAGACACAGGCTCTACTTTTTAATGCGGCTGATAAGGCAATAGGGGGGGCAGGAGTGACCCAAAAAGCCGCAGCAAAAACTATTCAAGACATGAATGCTTATAGTGAAAGAGTTTTGGCTGGTCTTGGAGGTCCATTTGACAAGACCGTTATGGGTGAGGTGGCGAGAGAAGGAATGGCAGTAAAATTTGACCCAATAGAAAAGTTTGGAAATAACCTCTATGACATTGCCGCTAAGGAAGCGACGGGGACTCCGACAACGGTAACCAGCACCAGCAAGTTGGTAAATGAAATTAGAAATTCTAAAGACTTTCAATATTTGCCAGCCCCAATAAAGTCAGTCCTGAAAAAGATTTTCTCAGATATTAGCCCGATTCCAAATGTTACGGCAGGCACGAGATATGGAGGAATGCCCATAGATGTTCTGGCCAAATTACAAGGCCAGGGCATAGCAAAAACAATGGATTTCTCTGAGCTTGAGTCTATCAGAAGGGCTATATCTAAATTATCTTTCCATAAAGAAATATCTGGGGATGTAGGGAATAGGATTGCTGCTCAAGTGCTTAAAGCAATAGATAAAGATATGGACTTAGCGGCCACTCAAGCGGGAACACTTGCCAAATCTGCACTTGATGATGCACGGAAATGGCAGAGGGAAGAGATATTCGGGGTATTTAAAGGGAAAACACCTTTAGGCAAACCTTCCATAGGTAGCAGAATTTCAACGGTTCAAAATGAGGATTTTTTAAACATCATATCAAAGGGCAATCTTACGGAATTACAAGACATCAAAAAGGTATTGCCGGAATCGACACTCCAGAGCGTTAAGCAGGCTTGGTTGACTGATTTATTTAGCCGCCACCAAAGAAATTTAACAACACCGGCGGGTATCGTAAAAATTCTTGATGCCCCATCCACGGGAATAGAGTTAGACAAATTTGGGGATAAATACCTAAAAACTTTATTTAATGAAAAAGAATTTAAAATGATTGATGACTTTAGAAAGTTATCTCGACATATTGGAATGGCTGAGAAGATAGCAGGGAATCCATCCGGCACAGCTCAAACACTTCATACGATCCAAATAATTACCGGAGGAGGGCTGGTCAGTTATGGAGCATGGAAGAACCGTCCTGCTTCTACGGCAATGGGGGTTGTTTTTTTGTTTGGAGGTCCTTATGCCGTTGCTAAATTTATGACTTCTCCTTCTGGATTCAGATATATGACAACGGGAATTCAAAAATCTCCTCTGATTAAGGATATTCTTACCAATGCCATAAAATCTGCCGCTATAGCGGGAACACATGCAAATGTAGATTTACTAAATAGGAAAGGCAATGTCCCAACCGAAACAAGAAAGATATTGCCTCCTGGTCTTGGGTTAGGAACGACTGAACCCACGATGCCTGGAGCAATACAGCGGGAACGGTCTTCGCTCGATCTTTCTGGTGGAGAACGGTAATGCCATACGATATACAGTGGGCACGAGATAAAGGTGCAACCGATGAGCAGATAGCAGAATACCTTGCTTCGACGAGAAATTTTGACCTCCAAAAACATATAAAAGCAGGATTCTCACACAAGGATATCATTAACTACCTCGCTCCTCAAAAGAGTGTCGAAGCAAAGCCTACCGTACAGGAAGCCTTGCCTAAACCGATTGTTGAGAAGTCCCCTACCCCTCTTGTCCCGGAACGAACAGTGTCACCCATCACCCCTCCCGGTCTGATTAACCCGAATCTCATGAGACCGATGGAGAGACCGAAGCCTTCTCCAGTGCCAGCTGAAGTGGCACGTGAAACACCTGCACAACCAGGAGTTGATTTGTCGGGGTTTCCGAAAGAGGAACCCATCCCTTCTCATGAGCCAGTAAGGCCGACTCTCAAGGTGCCTCCCGTTGTTGAACCCAAAGTTGTCACTTCTCCATTTGCTGCTCGTCATCCCTATCTGGCTGCTATTCCAGCTACCGCATTGGAAATGGTAGAATCTCAGCTTCCGTTCGGAAAATATATAGGTGAGGAAGGCCGAAAAGAATTGAAGGGAGACTTTTTCCCTCCTGGAACAACAACTGATCCAGAGAAATTGAAAGAGATCGAGAAGGAATTGGTTACTGGGAAAAAGAAGATTTCTCCCTATGAATCCTTGGCAAAGGAAACAATGAGTGCTGCGGAATGGGCAGCTTTCCCAACTGCTATGAGGGCGGCTGGTACCATTGCGGAGGAAGTGCTACCAGCGGTATTAACCAGATTTTTAAAAACGCCAATAGGTCCTTGGCTTAGAAGCCTTACAAATAAGGAACGTGCTCTTGTTACACAGTCTCTTGAGGACATGATGAACAAGGGATATTTCGAAGGCGATGTTCTAAGGCGTTGGAACAATCCATCGTGGAGGGAAGAAGCTCTGAGACGAAGGAACAAGGGGGAAGAATATCCTCCCTTTGCAGAGGCAGGCAAGCCCGCAGAGCCCACGGGTCCGAAAATTACTCCTCCTGGGATGGCGCCGGAAGTTCCAGAAGTTGTCGGCTCGACGATTCCGGCCCCCGGGACTCCAGCAGTTCAACCGGCTACAGAAATAAAGGCAGGAGCTCAATTGGCATTGCCTCCAGGCCAAGGTTTTCAGCTAATGGAACCCAAACCCAAGACGATCTTGCGGCCAAAAGCTCCCGTTGGAATAGAGTTTAAAATTAACCCCATTACGGGAGAACCAGAACTGGTAAGACCTCCTGGAATTGGGACCGAAGCACCTGAACCCATCGGAACGACCATGCCGGCGGGAATATCGCCTATCGCTCCACGGCCACAGGCACCACCAGTTGAGGCACCTCCGGTTGAAACACCTCAGCCAATTCCACCGATGGGAGTTGGACCAATTGCTCCACCTTCACAGCCGACACTGGCTGAAGCTCCCACGACTCCGATTCCCCAGATGATGGGGATAGGTCAGGAGATGCCAGCGGCAGCGCCTGAACCCGCAAAACCAGCGCAAAGGGGCATTGCAAAAACAAAAGAGAATATTATTACTGAAATAGCCCGTAAAGATATGGAGGAAGCGGCCAAGTTACCGCCCGAAGAGTTCCCGATTTTAGAGGGGAAGGTAGGGGCTGTGATACCGCCAGAGCAGAAAGTCGTGCCAGAGGCCATACCAGTGAAGGAGGAAGGGGTAGGATTGGGTACTTTAACATTTGAAAAGGGATTAAGAAGATTTGAATTACCTTCCAATACGACAGTTCCAATTATCGAAGATTTAGGGATTCCCAAAGGGGGTTTCAGTCCTGCATATAAAGTCAGGCTTCCAAATGGAGAGGAAGCAAATATTACTGTTGGTGAAAAGTCTTTTATTAAAGTTAATAAACCCAAGGGGAAAAGGGTAATTGAACCCCCCGGTTTGCAGATGTCTGCAACTCAGGCGATTCCCCCCACCGCTCAGCACCTTGAGCTCATGCCTGAAGAGTATCCCAACATAGAGTCTGTAGCGGTTAAGCAAGATGGGAAGATCTATACTGATCATGTCCATGGAGAAATTATTGCCACCAATAATTTAGATCCTAAAAAGGCTATCCCAGGTTTTGTGACGAAAGAGGGGAAGTTTGTAGAGCAATATCCCAAGTCTCAAGAAGACATTCTTAAAAAAATAGAATCAATAAAAGGTACTCCTGAGAAAAATGCAACAACCCAGGCTTACGATATCGGAAAAACTCTGACAAGAGATCAGGCTAAAAACATATGGAAAGAATATAAGGAGAGGACAAAGGGGCCACAGCCAGAAGATCTTAGCGGAGAAGAGCTTCAGAAATGGGGAGACAAGAGTTTTATAGATCAACTGTATCGAGAAACGGTGGCCGGCCATCTTGGTGAAGATAAATTTTCAGGTGCGTTTACTCCAGAAGAAATTGAGAAAAAATTAGCCGAAGCTCCGGAGCCGTCCCTCTCCCCCACCGCTAAAGATCAATATGCTCTTCCTGGAATTAAGCAAGGTCTCGAAATGAAGGGAGCCAAAGAGGGAGCTGCACCTACCCTCGAAGGGACTCCATTAGGTGAAGCTGCAAGAAAAGTAGAAATTGAGAAGGGACAACCGAAACTCCCGATGGGGAAGAAAGAGAATATTCCAGAAACTCCAGAATTTGATATTGCTCTCTGGTTTAACGAACACGGAAAGATACTAACAAGGAAGAATCCCAAAACTGGTAGATTGGAGTCTCCCGGGATTGACATGCAAGCTCTTTCTCGAAGGGAAGGTGCAACTAAGGCTTGGGGGAAATATAATCCATTTGCAAAGGCCGGATCAGGTAAAGGTCAAACTTTTGATAATCTGTTTCAGGAATTGCAGGGAGAAGGATATACGGGAACAATTGATGATGCCCTTGCACAATTAGAAGTTAGATTAACGGAAGGAAAAGGCAAGCCTCTCTCTTGGGAAAAGATGAATGCTACGGAACGAGAAGAATTTCGTAGAGAGCAAGAAGTGGCATATTGGGAAGATAGAAAAGCCATCTTCGATTCTGATCCCAATTTTCTAAAAGATGAAACTTTTGATTCCTTGACAAATAATATCGATGATGAGATAATGGGTTGGAAGGAGGAACAACGTGGAAAAGGAATCCCCGAAGAAGATATTACCAGAAGACTTGGAGAGGCTCAAAAAACTATTGAGACTGAAGCGAGACCTCCAGATCTTGAAGGAATCAAGAAAGCTCTCACCAAATCCGAAACTACCCCCGTCGTAAAAGAACTTACTTCCCCTGACCTCCACACCCAAATCTCCGCCAAACCATACGAAACTCGGGGTCCCGTTACGGCCTTCATCGTGGACGGTGATTTAATCCGAAAGAACATTGATGAGGAGTTTACGAATTTCGGTCAACATTTCGATAAACCCTACGTCCCCGAAAACGAAATCTGGCTTGATAAAGAGTATGGAAAGAACGAGTATCCATACCTTTTTGATAATGCTCTTACGCAAAGGCGTATAATGTCTCAAGGAAGACCCTTTGCCGAAGCCCTCAAAAGAGGTAACTTAACCGAACAGCGAGAACGGGTAAGGAATGAACCGCCGAAGAAAGGTGAACCCAAATCACAGATTGTCGAAGATTCAAAGAAAGGATTACTCGGAACTGCTGAAAATGAGAAGATTCAAGTTTTTCTTGTTGACGGAGATATGATTCGGGAGAATATTGACTCAAGCTTCACCGAGGGGGGAAATGATCAAATCTACAAGTGGGTTCCTAAGAATACCGTTATCGTTGACGACCAAATAGCCCCGGAAGGACAGAAATTCGTCATTGCTCACGAATTACATGAACGGGATAAGATGTCAACGGGTATGCCTTATGATAAAGCGCATACCTTAGCCAGTGAATTTGAGCACGAATACCGGGAAGATCCCGCCAAGTTTGAGGCCAGCAAGAAGTATGAGGGGGTAAAATTAGAGACTCCTACTTCTGCCATTTTAATTCCTAAAGATATTGAAAAAAGCATCCAAAGAATAGAGAAATTAGCCATTGAAAAGAAAAAGTACCTTGATGAAGCAGATAGCATAGCTCAAATACAGCCATTGGGTCAGCCATATCCAACTTTCGGAACGGCAATTGATAAGGCAAATGATATAGCAGTAAAACAGGCTGATGTTTGGAATAATATCAGAAGCAGAATAATTCCTGGAACATCAAAAACTCTTTGGCAAAAAGCCATCGAAAAGAGATTACCAGTTGTTGATTACGGTCAAGAAAAATTTTTAGAATTCAGTCCAGAAGAGATAAGAGGACTTTTTCAAAAGAACCTGCAAGAATCTACCCCTGCCGAAACAGGGCCAAAGGGTGAGCAGCCGGAATCTCAGAAGGTCTTTTTTAGACCAGCATTGAAATTGGAAGGGAAAATTTACAGTGGAGAGCCAAATGAAGCACACTTTCAGTTGGAACAAAAATTACCCGAAGGCTGGTGGAATAAAAAGGTAGAGAATGGATGGCTTGATCCTGAAGGGAATTGGGTTCCCATTGATAAGGCATGGTCTATTCGAGCAAGACAAGCAGAGCTTTCCGCCCCTGCGGAGAAGCCTGCCCTCTCCGCAAAAGAACCCTCTCCTGAAACCCCCGGTAACTGGTCTAAAGGCGAATCCCGTCCCTTTGCTTTTGATCCGAACTCCACGGCAAACGAAGGCCGATTCAGACTCCTACCTATAGAGAGTGTCAAAAAGGACTCTTACTTTAGACGGAAATCCTCTACTCCTGGGGTTGCCTACCTAATGGGCAAGGACAAGGCCAGTGGGAAGGAAGTTGTACAGGCGATCCGATTTGACAAGTCTGTAATGCCCGAAGATAAGGCAATTCAGTGGTGGGAAGAGAATAAGGGAAGATTTGAATTCTTTGGGGGTAAACCGAAGACCGAAGGAGCTATAGAGGAAGTCGCACCAAAAAGGGGGATAGAAAAGACTAAAGAACCAGAAATGCTCCGTACTTTAAGGGAGAAGGCGAAAAATTTTAATACTTATGACGAATTTAAGCAATGGTTCGTTTTGGAAGGAAAGGAACCATTTAAGGGAGTTGACACAAGAGTATCAAATTTGGCCCGTGAGTTACAAACCAATGAGGCAACAAGGGCACGGAGTCCCGTTGATATTTTTAATGAACACTTGAGAAAATCAACAGAATTTTCCAATTTAAAGGAACTTTACCAGGATGTTAAGGCAAAAGAGGGAGAAGTTCCCATCTCGGACTTCGGGAAGAAGATTGGAGGGGCACGTAAGGATCTCTGGAAAGAACGTGGACTTTCCCTGGAAGATGTCAAAGGCATGACCCTACAGGAACGGGAGACCTATACCAAGAAGGCCCATGTTTGGCCGAATACCCCCTACGAGAAGTTTGTAGAAGAAGGAATGTCGCCAGGAATGGCACTCCTTGTCAAAAAGATCAAGGATTCAATCTCGGTATTACCTGAAATCTCACGTATTGCAAGCACAGACCCTAAACTCAGAGAAGAGAACTTCAAGCGGTACATCGAACTGGTTTCTGCGATCCGAGAGAAATTGCCGAAAGTCAGAACCCTTGAGGATATCAGAAATTTAGGGAAAGAGCTTTTCCCGGCAGACAAGGTGAGCGAATATTCTTCCCACTATACCGATCAGGCCAATAAAGACCTATTACTTCTTGGGGGCAGGACTCTTTCCTCTGCTTTCCAACCCCGGACATACGATCTTTCAAGGGCCGAACAGAAGGCCGAACAGACCGGATTCCCAGTAAAACAGGAGGCTTGGCAGAAGCAGTACGATATTTGGATGATTGAACAGGGAGCTAAAATCACACGTGAAGGCAAAGAAATCGTTCTTGACAAGGGGGAATGGTTTGTTACGAAGAAAGGAAAATATCACGTTGAACAGTCTGGTTTTCCTTCCCGAGAAGAAGCCGAGGCATGGGCAAAGGACCAAACTAAATCTAAGGGAGAAATATTAATAAGGCCATACCGAGAGAACATAGAACGCACCGGACCGGACTACCGGAAGGGTAAGAACAAGACCGGTGATGAGATTCTTTCTGAATTTGGATTCCGCGGGGGAGAGTTTGGAAACTGGACCAACCAAGGTGATCGGCAGCAATCCCTGAATGAGGCCTACGATGGTCTGATGGACCTTGCAGATACCCTGAAAGTTCCTCCCAAGGCACTTTCTTTAAACGGAGAACTTGAAATAGCTTTTGGAGCTCGGGGTGGTGGATCTGCATCGGCCCATTATGAACCGGGGAGAGTAGTTATCAACCTGACCAAGACCCGTGGGGCAGGCTCCTTGGCCCATGAATGGGCTCATGCCGTTGATGATTACTTTGGAAGACAGGTTACGGGTGGACTCCCCGGAAAGTACGTTTCGCATGGCGTCTCTAAGGCGGGGGAGGCCCGAAAAGAGATGGTTGATGCCTGGGGCGAAGTGATGAAGTCCATTTCAGACCGAGTTGCCGATAAGGAAGCAAATATTGCCACGGAAGAAAAAGGGGTCAAGCAGATAACTTCATATATCAACTCGTGGCTCAAACCGGTCGATGCCTTCATGAAGGAGAATCCCAAAGCCAATACCGACACCATTAAGGACATTCTTTCCATGCTCAAGGGTTCAAAACCGAAGCAATGGAATGGTGAGAACGTGGGACCCCGGGAACTGGCCGAAGTCCTGAGAAAGGAATTGGCTGGGACAGGCTATAAGATGTCTAAAGAAGATGCTGGACATATTGGAAACAACGCATGGCATCTTGAAAAGGCTCAAGTTAATCTTGCGAAGGCAGAAGCCGGAGAACTTGTTCGTACCGAAAAGACGGATTTCCTAAAGAATGCTCTCGCCAAGGGGAAGGGAAAGGGCGACAATTATTGGCAGCGAAAACATGAACTGTTTGCCAGGGCCTTTGAGAGCTTCGTAGAAGATATGATCAATGAAACCGGGAACAAAAGTGACTACCTTGTCCATTCCACCCATGAAAGCCCTACGTCTCCATGGGGAGCAATATATCCGCAGGGGAAGGACAGGGTTGCGATAAATAATGCCTTCAAGAAGTGGAAGGAATCTTTAAAAACGAAGGGAGAAGGTGGTAAGGCTCTTTATTCTGCCATCCCTTTGGCTCTCCCGTTTTTGATGGGTAAAGGCGAAGAAAATAAACAGAGGAAGTATCCTTTAAGGCCGGAGGCACCATCCTATCTCCCTCCGGGATTGGGAAGGTAGGAAGATGAAACTGATGAATCGTAAACAACTTGGGAAAGCATTAAAAATAATTTATTTAAAAATCACCTTCCCGTTTAAGTTCTATCGTTCCCTCGGGCTGATTTATGAATGTATAGCCAGCATAAGGGAAGCTTCTACGGCCATGGAGTATTCCTTTAAAACAATTAACACCAAGTTATCTTTTAAGAGATTGGTCGAAACAATTACAGAGCTTTCGCATTTCCATAAAGAGATTGAGAAGGCTTTAGCTTTTCTCAAAATGGTGGGTCTGTGATGAAAGGATTTTCCAATGAACTCAATTTTAGACTGGATCTGGAGGGCTGGTTTAACACTTTTGGTTGCCGATAATATTTTTTGGATTAAGAGATGGATAACCAAGAGGGAAAAGTGGGAAGAGGCACATGATCAGCGCATAGCGGATTATGCCGTGGAAGGAAACCTTGTTACGAGAGATAGATTCTTTGATTTCTGCGGGAAGGTTCGTGCGGGTTGTGCTGTAGTTGGAATTGGGAACTGGAGGGATAGCATTCTCTTAAAAGGTGGTGTTATGACAAAAGATGAGGCCCATGATGGTTTCAGCAAGATCAGCCAAGACATTCTCGGATCAATTGAGCGGTTATTTTCGGAACACGATAAGCGATCTGAGGCAAACCTTCAGGGAATTAGGGACACTATTGATGCAAATGCAGGGAAGCTCGACCTCGTAATTAAAAGGCAGGAAGCAGTCGTATCGAGGATAGACCATCACATTGATGAGGGTCATAAAGGAGGATGAGATAGGAACTTTGGCTATACCAGTTGTTTTAATTGTTTGAAATCATGTGGAATCTTCCGACCTCTCACGTCGGTAACAGGGGTTCGAATCCCCTTGGGACCACCAACTAAAATACCATAATAATCTCAAGAAACTCCAATACTGTGGCCTGCCTGAAGACTTCCTAAACCCAAAAATTGGAAATGGTAAATTCTGGACAATTAGTCGAAAAATGGCAGAAAAGGATATTCGTGGCTATACTTCGGCTATAGTTTGCTCGAAGTCGAGGGCATCCTCTTCAATGATATCGCTGGGAATAGCATGGGTGTAACGGTCGGTAATGGCGAGGCTGAAATGACCCGCCTTTTCCTTGACCCGTTTGGCGGGGATTCCTTTTTCGAGCATATAAGAAATGTAGGTGTGGCGGAGTGAATGGAGGGTCAACACTTCCGAAAGTTTCAGGGCACGGACGACCTTTTTAAATGCCCGGGAAATAGATTCGGGCCTAATTCTCGGATCAATGATATGGCCCCGCTTGACCCGATTCTTGAACTCAGAGACCAAGGATTGATGGACCCCCACGATTCTATGTTTCTGTCCCTTGCCCATCAGATGGATCTGACGGAGATGGAGTTTTATGTTTTCGGGGTTGAGGCTACACAATTCGGAGCGGCGCAGGCCGGTATAGATTAGGCAGCGTATGATGAATTCAAATTCCCCGTAGAGCCAATGACGGTACTTGGGCATTTCCTCAAAGAAAGCCTTCAATTCATCGGGATAAAGGCACCTCGGGATCCTTGATTTTACTTCTCTCAAGAGTTTAAGTTTGCGGGCCGGATTTTCCCTGATCCAACTCTTACTGACCGCTGCGTCGAGATATTTTCTTAGGGCCTTCAGGTCCTGGTTGATCGTGGTGCTGGTAACGGTTCTTTTCCTCTCGGCCCGGAAGGCATTGATCGTTTCCGGCGTGATCCGGGATATGGGAACATCCTTGAAGTGCTTCTCCAGGATATCACCCTTATAAAGATTAATCATGTGACTGTGCATCGAGGGAGATTGGGCTTTTGATTGTGTTTCAAAATCGATCCGCAATTCGGAGAGGTAATGGTCCTCGACGGACCCCACCTGGTCGGAGAAATGACTGATTTCTTCCCTGTTGACGATGCCAAGGTTTAAGGCCCTCATGAGATCTTGGCGTGTGAGCTCACAGCGGCGTGATAGAGATTCGATTTTCATCACGTCTGGAAGGATTTCTCTTAAGAAGGCCTTTGATTTGGATGCCTTATATTTTTCCTTGTATCCACCCTCAAGAAAATAAAGTCGCCAGTAAATCCGGTGGCCGAGCCTGGATATCTTTTGGATTGAGGCCATAGGGACACATGATTATTCTTTGTTTTGGCTCTGTCTGCGTGGTGCGTTGACAACTTGGCCGGTTACGGTATTGACCGCCTGGTGATTATTTATGTACTCATACCTTGTCCCGGTCCGAGCATCGTTGAATCCTGAACCGCCAATGTAAACCCCACCAGAACAACCGTAAATCACTCCGTTATCATTTCTCCAACAGGTCATGCCGTTAGTCATCACGATCTGTTCATCGGCAGTTGCGATTTGTGCGAAAAGAACGAGTAACAATATCAAAAAACAAGTTTTCATTTGAGGGACCTCCTTTTCTGAAGAATATCACGCAATATATGTGCCAAAATTACAAAACTTAAGCCATTGGAATGATTTAGGATTTTTTACAAGGATATTATATAAAATGACGAAAAACGTCATATAGTGACATAATTTCCGGCAGTTAATCCTCACCCACCCCCATGACCCACCAGCACCATTATGGGACCACCCTGCGCGCTTTTTGGTTTTTAAAAGATCTTGCATTGGTTCTTTTTTATTAAATACCTTATAGTCTTTATGTGCTCTCAAACGTCAAAAAGGGGGTGTTTTGTCTACAAAACGTCCACAAATCGTCTACATGGTGTCTACGGTGTCTACAAGTGTCTACATCAACCCTTTTACTTCAACTCTTGTTTACGGATTTCTTCTGACTCTTTAAGGAGTTTTTCCCTTCTGTAGTCTTCTTGGACAATTTCACCAATCGTTTCAGGGGGAACGTTTAATACTTCCTTTTTGCTTTTACGAATTTCTTCCAATATTTTCTCTATATGGTTAAAATAGTTGTCGAGAATAATATGTAAGTTAACAATATCTTTCCCGATTGCGTGGAATCCAGCAACAATTGAAATCACTATAATTCCAGTGCAGATCCAGATTGTAGTTTCCATTTATTTCTTCTTTGGTCTCTTTTTAGGTGATGGAGGGTCTTCAATCCCCAGGAGTTTATTGGGTGTGACCCCCCACTCCCTGTAGATTTTTAACAGATGGGGCAGCCGTGGCATCCATCCCTCAAGCCATCGCTGGACCACGGAGACCTGACGCAATCGGAGGGATTTTGTCACTTCGGTCATGAACCCTCGGGAGTACCGTCCCATGCTGAGTCGCCGCTCTGCCTCCGCAATAAACCTGTCTTGGAACATCCGTTGAGTAGCATTTGGTTTTCTCATGGATTATTCTCCTAATTGATTTCATTTTCCAACAATCACTACTTTTATTTCTTTCCCCCCATTTAGGTAAACGGCAGCAAGGTTTTTTCTTCTTCCAAACACCCTTTTGTGAATGATGACCTGCCCTAAGAATTGGCCACCGGTTTGAATGGTTGAGTCAAATATTTGTATTGGGAATGATACAAAATCCTCTGTAATTTCTACAGGAGGAATGAATTCTTTGGGTTGTATCTCTTCAATCCCCAAAAGTTCATTCGGGGTAATTCCAAAGGCATCATGAATTTTAAGGAATTGCATAACATCGGGCATAGTTTCTTTTTCCTCATCGAACCACTGCTGTACCGTTCCGACACTAATCTTCAATTCATTTGCGATATCTGTTCGCATTCCGTGATCTTTTCCGGGTTGATAACCAAATCTTTTTTGGGCAATTTCACGTAATCTTGCTGAAAAAAGTGAGCGTATTTCTTCTTTAGTTTTCATATATTACAAGAAAAATGATTTTAGTTGCATTTTTTTCTTGACAAATTACAACTAAAATGATAAATACTTAAATCATGGATATCACCGCTTTAAATATTAACCGTTTATCAGAGGGGAAAACTTATGACTCCTAAAGAAATTTTCATCCTTATGAAACTTCTGGATGTTACCCAAACGTCGGTTGCCAACAAATTGAAGATGACAGTTCCCGCCGTCAACTCTGTTATCAAAGGCCTCCGTAAAAACCCACGTATTCGACAAGCTATCGCCGACGCCGTGGGTCGACCGGTTCACCAGATTTGGCCTCCCGAAAAACCCCCTATTAATAATGATAAAGATTTGCACCATAATACCAAAAAATCTAAACCCCTGCAAGCGAAAAAACGAGGAAAGACAATTGGATAAAAAATGTAATGCCATGGGAATATTAGACCCTATGGATTTGGGAAATTCAAGGAAAGAGAATTGCAACCAATTGGATGCACCAAGGGAGGTAAATAGTGGAAATCGACGTTCTGGACGAGTTGGCTATGGAAACTGATGACCTTTACACATTCTTTGTCTATTGCCTTCAAACTTGCGGGAAACCCCTAAAGTATGTTGCCGCTGAGATGGGTCACTCGCCTGAAGGTCTCTCCAAAAGAATGAATCTCTCCCCGCAGGAAAATAGTCCCAGGTTTACGGTCTCAGACATGGAAGTCTACATGGAGCGGATCGGCGATCTCAGGCCGAAGGATTTTTTGAACAAGAAGTTCGACCAAAAGAAGGATGAACGAGAAAAGAGGATTCTGAATGATCTGAGAGAAAAGCTTCCAGACTTGGAAATGTTGGTGGAAATTCTGAAGGGGACAAAAGAACAGACTGGAAAGCGGAAATAATGGGAAACGAAAGTCAAGAAGGAGGTTCAGTCATGAAAAAGCAAAAGACCTATGACCAACTCATCGAGGAGAATGCTGTTTTGCGGGAAAACAACGCTTGGTTTCTGCTGGCGTGTCGGGCTAACGGTGCCATCGTCCGCCTGCTGGAAAAAGAGATTTACAGACTAAAAAATATGAAGAGATAGAATAACCAACGCTTATGTAGAAATGGATAAGTACAAAACAGGAGGGGTAGGCGAATGATAGAGAGTTTGTTGAAGGCAAAAGATGTGGCCAATAAACTTGGGGTCTCCCCGTCCTGGGTGTTGAAAAAAGCCAAGTGCAAAATTATCCCTTGTTTCCGTGTCGGGGGGATCATCAGATTTTCGGAGAGGCAAATAGATGAGTGGATCAGGGCCCAAGCAAACAAAGGGGTGCTGAAAGTCTAATAGGAGAAAGACGATGGGTAAAATGAAAAAAGAATACCGAGATTTCATTCTATATTTATTGTTTCTACTGGCTTGTTTTACATTTTTGGCAATCGTAATACTTTCATCCACTGGTTAAGGGATCGGGTAGGGAGGGTAAACGAAAATGATACGCATCTGTTACCGCTGTAAAACCGTGATGGGCGAGAAAGAACCGCTGGACGATAAATCCGAAACGCACGGTCTCTGCGATCCCTGTTTTGAGTTCGAGATTGTCGAGATCCAGCGTGCCCTGAAAAAGCTGAGAGATGCGGGATGGGGAAAGATAAATGGGGAGATAGAGAGAAAATCATGACACAACAACTCGAAAAGTCGAGTCTACGACAAAAAGATTTTGTTGCTTGGTATCGAAGGTTTTTTTCTGGCGAGAAGGATCTCCCCTGTCTTCAGTGCCCCGATTCAAGAATCATAGCGTGTTCAAAGGTTGAACTTGAGCGAAACCCTAACGCGGGATGTATAGGTTTTAGAATATATGTGGGAAAAAAAGGAGGGTAAATGAATTTCATCTCAAGAATGCGAACGGTATGCAACAAAACCAATTCCGGTCATGACCGATGGGAAGAGTTTGAACTGGCCCCTGGACTAAAATGTACGATCCGGTTTGAGACTAACAGTGGTCTTCCAGAAGTCGTTGACCGATTTCTCCGAAGGAAAGCTTCAATCGGAGAGTTAAGACAAACATTAAAAAGGTCAGGAGTGGAGTGAAATGCTCCGACAAAGACATCAGCCCCGTCGTGTGGGTGAAATTTAGAGAAAGGAGATAAATATTTGGTATAGGCTAAAGGTTACTAACTTTTAAACAATTTAACAAATCTAAACAAGGAGAAAATGAATTATGAAAAAGATGTTGATTGTTAGTTTAGTAGTGTTGGCTATAGCGATGGCAGTTCCCGCATTTGCATGGAATCTCGGGGGCAACTTTAACGGGACTGGTGCTGCAGGTGGAGCAGTGATTACGGGAACTATCTGTGGAACTGGCTCCATTTCAGGTGCTGTTTCTGGAATGGGATTCTACGGCTATAATCTTGACTTGACCAATGGTGGAAAAATCTCTGGTGATATAAATGTGGCTGGTGGGTCAGTAACTATTGATCCTACGTTATATGTTACGAAAGGCAGTATCACCATTGATGGTTATGGTTTTGGACAAATCGGTGGTGGCAATTTTTATCTTAGCGGGACTGAATTCCAGTGCTCCTTCTGCGAAGGCTTCCACTTTCCAAAGTAAGGGATAGAAGCCAATGGAGTGGGTTCTAAAAAAGGTGATGGGGAGGAGAGAAATCTTCTCCCCTTTAACCTTAAAAATTAATTAAGGAGGTTAAAAGGCAATGAAAAATAAGGTGTTGTTTATAGCCATGATTGTGAATTTGATTCTTCCAGTAATAGCTTTTGCTGAAGAGAATACCGTTACTTCCACCGTAAATGCCTATGGCATAGGGATGGGCGGAAGTCAAAATTCCTATCTTCAGCCACAGCCAATGTACCCATATCTCTTACAATTGATCCCTGGAGTAGTTGGGAGAATGCCTGAAGATTCAGTTCCTGAATTTGTCGGTATTCAACGGTTGAAAATGAAAAAGATTAATCCCAATACAGGTGTGGTTATTCAGGAAGCCGACAAGGTTGTAAAAACTATTTACTACACGAGAGGTGGAAGGATTATGGGGTTTTCAAGACTTGAGGACTATGATTCAGACGTGATCAATCTTATCCCCGAAGCAGTGAAGATTTTTAAACAGACTGACACTTCAAATATAAGAGTTGATGTCTTGTTTAAGATGTCTTCTAAAACTATCGGTGCTAACCTTGGTGGTGGTGGGGCTACAGCAGGTTTCGGTGGTGGTGCTAATCCAATGGCTTATGGGGCTAACGGAACCGGCTTGGCGGCGGCTGTTGTGAATACCGCAGACCCAAAAGTTATCATTAAATTCTATCTTATCAAGCCAGCCGATCAGAAGGTTTCTGAGTCGGAGTATAAAGAACAAGGCTGGAATAAAGTAGAGACAAAATAAAGTTTACTGGAGGGGGGCCAGTAGCTCCCTTCCAATTTTATGGGAGGGTAATGACATGCCAGCCATACACTATTTAGCAGAACTTGATAGGGTTAATGTTCGAAAAACTCTTTACCCCATAGTCCAGGACATGGATGAGCAAGAGTTAAGGGTCGTCCTGCTCTATGTTTTACATGGAGTAGATGTCTATGATGCCATTGATTCGGCCAGGGGGTATTCGAGGAAAGAGACTGAACAGCAGGGAATCGAATGTTGCAATTCGATTGCAACTATCGGAAAGAGGCAACAAAGATGACGAAGTGCCCTGTTTGTGGCGGAAGCGAAAAGACAGACCTAAAGAATATTTTCGCTTGGGCTTTACTTGGCATCATTATTGGTTTCATTGCCGGACAGCTCTTCTACTCATGGCAGGTAAATCCTGTATTCCGGGATAAATTAAACTATCTCGAAAAAAGTAACCATGAACTGAAGGAAGAAATAAGAAAATCTCCTCCGCCAAGAAAGGGGATAGATTACTAATGCAAAAAGAGGAAATTAAATGAGAAAAGTAGAAAGAATCTATATAGCCATTCTGATATTTATTCTTGGGATGCTTGTTGGAGCAATCTTTCAATTATTTTGGATGAAGAGTTTAAAGTAGGAAACCAAAAAGATGAAAGGAGGGAATAAAGATGGCTAAGATTCAGACTTTCAGATGTGATGTGTGTTCGGAACTTACTCCAAAGATATTTGAGTTTCAACCAAGGATCATTAAGAAGGTTGCTGTTGGAGATAAGGTTCAATCCATCCCCGTGGAGGATTCAACTCTCTATGAGATATGTGGTGAGGATTGTGCAGTCAAAGTGTTGAAGAAGGTTGGGAAGATTGTCTTCCATCCTGAATCAATCAAGAAGGTTAATACAAAGAAGAATGGAAACAATAAGAGGGAAGGAGAAACCCGATGAATCGATCGCTGGCAAGGTTCTTAGACGATCTCGATAGGAGGGATGAGGAAAGGCGGAAAGATTCAAAAAAACCCATAGAAAGGAGTCTATCTGTGAACGAAATAAAACTGAATCGATTATCGCTTAGAGATTTTCAGGGAGGGACCGTAACATTTGAACCGAAAGGGAAGGATGCGGATGTATACGGTATGAACACAAGCGGGAAAACCCGTCTTCTGAGTGCCTTTACCTGGTTACTTTTTAACAAGGACGCTCTCGGAAGGTCTGACTTTGAACTAAAGAATTTGGATGCCACAGGCCAGGCCGTCCACGGATTGGAGCATACTGTCGAGGCCGAATTAGAAATAGAAGGGGATTGATTATGCCGCCAGGAAAAAATATAGATGGGAATAGGTATGGGTCGCTTATATGTGTCGAGCGTCATGAGAGTACAAAAAAATACCAGTATCTATACCTATGTATCTGCGATTGCGGAAATCATACCCTTGTCAGGAGGAATGATCTTATTTCTGGAAAAACTAAAAGTTGCGGATGCGGCCAAGGAAAATTCACCCATGGATTATCAAGGATAGGTGGGAACAAAACAAAATTATATTCTGTTTGGTCAGCAATGCGAGACCGTTGCAACAACCCTCGAAATAAGCACTTTTCGAGATATGGAGGCAGGGGAATATTTATTTGTGAGGCTTGGGGAGAGTACCCACCTTTTTACAGGTGGGCCATTTCAAATGGATATAAAGAGGGGTTTACCATCGAAAGAATAAATAATGATTTCGGTTACTCCCCCGATAACTGCACATGGGTCCCTCAGTCAAAACAGCCATGTAATACCTGTAAGGTGAAATATCTTACGCTGAACGGGGAAACACACAGTATGAGAGAGTGGAGCAACCTCACTGGAATGAATAAGCAGACTATCCGGGGGCGGTTGAGAATGGGATGGAGTATAAAAGATACCTTAACAAGGAGGGTAGCTGTATGAAGAGAACGATAACGCTAAAAAAAGTATATCGTGAAGTCTGGTCCAAAAAACGCGGGAGCGCAAACAGGGAGTTTACGGGGCACACAACTTCTTACTTTGTTGATGGTGTTCCGGTGCAGGAAAAGGACTATATTTCCAGAATTGCCGATATTGCAGGTGACGAGTCCAGGTTTAGGCTATTGACTTCGCCCATGGTCTTCCCGTCGCTACCACCACTCCCCACTCTTAAGGACCCTAAGCGCAATCAACGCTCAATCCTCCTCGAGGTCTGCGGCGATATTTCCGATATTGATGTTATTCTCTCCAACGAGAAGCTTACCCCACTCACGGCTATCCTCGGGAAGCATACTCTCGATGACCACCGTAAGATAGTCGCTGCCAGACGATCTGAGATCAACAGGGAGATAGAGAAGATCCCCGTCCGGATCGACGAGGTACGCCGTGGACTCCCGGATATCACCGGCATTGACCGACAGGCATCAGAAACGGAGGCTCAGAGGCTTGAAACTGCCCTGAACGATGCCAAATTAAGGCTCCAAGGGGTCAATACCGGAGGTAATATCGCGGACCTTACAAAGAAGCTATCGGGCCTTAATGCCGATCTACGAAAGATGGAGGATGCCCATCGGTCCGGATCGCTCTCTACCCTGAATCGTCTTAATCAACAGATTTCGGAGTTATTCGAGAAAGTTCAGTCTTCCCAGCGCAGGCTTGTCGCTATTCATGCAGACCTTAAGCGGAAAGACGGTCAGATCCAGATCATGAATGCTGACCTTGCCAAATTGCGGGACAGATGGACAGCGATTGACGCAGAGACATTCAAGGATACCACGGTTGATACCTGTCCGGCCTGCTGTCAAGCTCTCCCTCCAGAAAGGGTCCAAGAAGCGCGAGAAAAGGCCCTTGCTTCATTCAACCAGAATAAGGCCGATCGGTTGGGGGATGTGGACAGAAGGGGCCACTCAATAAAAGATCAGAAAGAGCAGATTGAAAAGGACATAACCCATTTTTCGACGGAGCAGGTTGAGTTGGAAGGAGTGTTTCACGATACAGAAACCCATTTCCACAAGGCTGAAGAGGAGCGCGATGCGCTCAAGGCCTCCTCCGAAGAGTTTTCGGGCCTCCCCCACCACGTCGACCTCTTGGACGAGATCGAAGATTTAGAGTCTCAAATCAAGACCGAAAGAGAAGGGAAGGCGCAGGATATCGAGAAAATTAAAAAGGAACTTGATATGTTTCAGCGTGAACTTTCTGATGCAAAGTCAATGCTTGCTATGTTTACCCAAAGAGAGCATGGGGAGAAGCGCATAGAGGAATTGAAAGATTCCGAAAAGAAACTCTCTGCCGAGTTCGAGAAACTGGAAAGCGAACTTTATCTTATGGACCAATTCATAAAAACGAAAGTCTCCATGCTCACCGATCGCATCAACACAAAATTCGAGTTTACAAAATTCAAATTATTTGACGTCCAAGTAAATGGCGGAATTTCTGACTGCTGTGAAATTACTGTTGGAGGAGTAGGCTACAACTCGGGTTTAAATTCGGCGGCCAGAACGCAATCTGGAATGGATATTATAAAGACTCTACAACAATTTTATGGATTACGTGCTCCGATTTTCATTGATAATCGGGAAAGTTGTACTGAAATTCCCGAAATGCCAGGGCAGGTGATTTCTCTCTACGTGTCCCCAAAGGACACCACCCTTAGAGTCGAAACGGAGGTTGGTAAGCATGCCAATACTCGGTGAGATAAAAAGAGGTCGAGAGATAGGGCGAAATTACGGAAATGGTTATATCTGGCACGCCTGCGAAGATTGCGGAAAAGAAAGATGGGTTAATTTAATAAGACAGAAACCAAACAAAACTTTATGTTGTAGTTGCGCTGGGAAGAACAAAAAATATAAAAATCCTGTTGGGATAGCGCACCCAAATTGGAAAGGCGGTCGTCTTAAAGAACTGGATGGCTACATAAAAACGAAAGTTTATTCAGGCGATTTCTATTATCCAATGGCTGTCAGAGGTTACGTCCTTGAACATCGCTTGGTTATGGCTAAACATATTGGTCGCTGCTTAAAACCAAAAGAGATTGTTCATCACAAAAATGGCATTAAGGACGACAATAGAATTGAAAACCTTGAACTTACCAAAGCTGGTTCTCATAGCCTTGAACATGGGAAAGGCTATAGGGCTGGTTATGCAAAGGGGTTGCACGATGGTAGATTGAAACAAATACAGCAATTACAAAAGAGAATTAAAGAATTAGAGCAATCAAAACTATTCAAATAGAAAGGAGATAACAATCATGGCAACAGTAGAAAAGAAGAATACCCCAGCAGTAGAGAAGTCCGTAGTGGACATTGTGAGCGAGAAGGTTTCCGAGTTCCTGAAATCCGGGCAACTCGACCTTCCCAAGAATTATTCAGTGGATAATGCCTTGAAATCTGCCTACCTGACCCTGAACACCGTCGAGGATAAGGAGAAAAAGAAGGTTATGGAGGACGGGAAACTCACAGGGGTTTGTACGAAGGCCAGCATTGCCAACGCCGTCCTTGACATGGTCGTCCAAGGGCTGAACCCCGGCAAGAAACAATGTTACTTTATCGTATATGGTAAGACCCTTTCCTGCCAGCGCTCCTATTTTGGATCAATGGCCGTGGCAGAGATGGTCAACCCCACCATTAAGGATTGGGGCTATGATGTGGTTTACGAGGGAGATAAATTCTCGTTTGGAATCCACAACGGCAAGAAAGCCGTCATCGAACATGTTCAGAGCCTTGAGAACATGGATAAACTGAAAATTATAGCAGCCTACGCCATGGCATTAGACAAGGATGGAGACCCGATCAAGACCGAGATCATGACCATTGAAGAGATTCACCAGGCCTGGAAGATGTCGAAGATGAAACCTTTTGACGACAAGGGCGAGCTCAAGCCAGAAAGCACGCATGGAAGGTTTGCCCGGGACATGGCTCTGAGGACCATCATCAACAAGGTCGCCAAATTCATTATCAACGCAAGTAGTGATAATGCCCTGCTCTTGGAGAGAATCAACCGGATGGAGGAATTGGCAGATGAGGCTGCGGTTCAGATGGAGATCGAGGATAAGGCAAACAAGGGATCAGTAATCATGATACCGGAGGAATCGGGGAAGGTGGCACAGGGAGAACCAGAAGAGACGAAGAAGCCGGAAGCCCCACCAGACAATGATTTGCCTTCTCCAGAGGAAGAGCAGACGGCTCTCCTGAAAAAAGGGATGGTTTTGGGAGAAAAAAGGGCACCCGGGTTTTGAAGGGAGACAATTATGAAAGTTAAGGGGAAGTGGAGTACAGGAGAGATTTGGATTGATGGGGTTCTCCTACGTCCAGAAGCGAGTCAGAAAGTGAGAAATCATTCTCCCGATGGTTTTAATTGGGGATATGGCGGATCTGGGCCCGCTCAACTTGCCCTGGCGATCATGCTGACGATCTATCCAAAAGAAAGAGCTTTAGACTGCTATCAAACATTCAAGTGGGATGAGGTTGCAAGATGGCCAAAAGGGGATTTTGAGAGAGACGTAAGTTTTGAACCGAAGCCACTCACGGAGATATCCCTATGAACTTCACTTCATTTGCCTCATCCTCAAGGGGTAATGCATATCTCCTTCAATCCGAAGGAGCTGCCCCCCTTCTTCTCGAAGCCGGTCTTCCGATCAATCGATTGAGGGATAAATTGAGAGAGCACGGAATAAGCCTGTCGGATCTCGGGGGCTGTCTTTGTAGTCATAGTCATGGCGACCACTCAAAGGCGGTGAAAGATTTATTGAAAACGGGAGTTGACTGCTGGATGAGTTACGGAACAGCTATGACATTGGGGGTAGTTAGACACCATCGAAGTCACATGTGGGACAATTATTTAGAACCGCTGCCCATCCCTGGAGGATTCGTTACAGCATTCCCCCTTGAGCATGATGCTCCAGATCCAATAGGTTTCTTCATAGCCCGTGACAATGATCGCCTCTTGTTCATTCCAGACACAGCCTACGTTGAAAATCGCTTCCAAGGAATCACAATGATCGCCGTAGAGTGCAACAACATCTCCGAGCTTCTTAGCAAGAATATCCTTGAGGGCCACATTCCCGCGATAGTCGGAAAGCGAGTTCGCAGGTCTCACATGTCTCTTGAAAATCTAATTTCTATGCTAAAAGCCAATAATCTTAGTCGTTGTAGGGCAATCTTTTTGACCCATTTGAGCGATGGCAATAGTGATGAAGTCAGGATGAAATTAGAAATTCAACAGGCTGTAGGTATTCCCGTCTATATCTGTGAGGAGAAATGATCCTCAGAACCTTGCCTCAAAAAATAGCCTGCCAAACCTGTCAAAGAAAACTTTATAAGGCAAGTGGGTTATTGCGATGTATGGACTGGAAAAGATGGTCTCAAATTGTAACCTGTTCTCACTATATCGGGCCTCATCGGGAATGTCACTTTAAGGTTTTTATGGGACCGGATTATGCCGATAGTCTTGCTCATGGATTATCTAAAAGATAAATTTTTAGATATGAATGGGGAGCTGGTGTTTATTAGGAAATTGAAGTGAGGCGGCCAATGGGGGGGAACTGGTTTTAAATAACCAGGAAACGGTTAGGGTGAAATTCCCTGCTCATTGGCCGTCTAAGGAGGGGAAAGTGTCGGTTATCAAATCCTGTCCTAAATGTGGGTTTAGTGTTCTTATCCAAGAAATCAATTTTGAGATTATGGCTTATTATTTCTTATGTGTAAAATGTGGGTATGTAGAATTTAATAAGTAGGGAGGGAAAGATGAAATTTGATATTATTTATGGAACTTTAGAATTAACCGAACAGACAGTAAAAGAATTATATCTTGGACTCCAAGAGTTTAAGAAAGAACTTCCAGAAAGGAAGGTTTGTAGGATTAAATCAAACTATTGCAAATTGGATTTTCTGGTGAATGTTGAAACTATTCCAAACACCCAAGAATCATTAGGATTTAAAGCAGACTATCTTCCCGCAACACCGAAAGAATTTGGGATGAAGGAGAAAGAGGGGAAAGATGAGATGCCCTAAATGCAAAATAGGAAAATTGAAATATTATCCAGATAACAACCTTGTTCACTGTGCAAAATGTGATTATAGAAATGGTTATGTAAAATTCATTAGAAAGTTTTTGAGGGAGAAGGAATGAGGTCAACCCGTTTTTATTGGATAATCCAAGAATCGTAAGCCAAACCATCATTTACATATTTGTAATTCATAAAGAAATACCCCTTGTCAGCCCAAGAAATTCCCCAGGAATTTGCAATAATCAGGCCCCCAGGCTTTAATCCCTGTTTCTGCCATAGAGGATATATCATATTGTCGTCATAACCCTCTACGTAGAGCGCATGGCCACCTAATAAAGATTCCCCTTTCCCTGGCATGGGGAGTATCCCGTCCTTGGCCACTTGGTCCCCTTCCATGCTCTCATAGACATCCATCCCGATCAATACCCCCTGTTGGTGGAGAGCGATATACTGTTTGATCTGGGTGATCCCGATCACTCTCTGATAAAACTTAGCCCTGTATTTTGCAGCGTCCGTCTTCTCTTGGAAAGTAAGCGGTGTAGCAAAGTTGGCATCAGTATAGGGGTCATCTGATTCGGGGGCCACTCCGACCGTAGTAAGGGCCTTTCCAATATCCCTCATCTCGGCACCGGAGTCCTCGCTCAATGGCGCCCCCTCGATGATCTTCTCTTCTTTGTAGAGACCCATTCTGGAGAGCATGATCCTGATGCCAAGCTTCCCTCCAGATAAGGACAGAACGATCCTTGCCCTGACACCTGCATTTGCTGTGCAACTTCCCCACTGGCCCTGGTCAAATGCTTTAGGGGTGTACTTCCGAAGGTTCACGAATGTTGGAATTGTTACCTCCTCGTGCGGAAATAGCATAGAATGAAAATCCCTTTCATCCGGTCTGTCCCTTCTTAATAAGTATTTTCTTTTCATTGCCAACTCCCCAATTTAAATTCATTTCCTTCAATTATAATGGCCTGACCGCCTACTCCTTTCCAAAATCCCGAATTCTTATACATCCCGTCAATCTCTGCATAGTGGATATGGCCTGTAACCAAAGGAACTGATCTCGCATTTGACCATCTCTTCATTATTTCCTTTATGTCCTCATGCCTTGTGGACCCCGCGCCAAAAGGATTCGGAATACCCAGATTATCAACTAACCTCCAAATATGAACCGCTGCCTCCCCTATAAAGGAAAGCTGGTCATCGACCGGATCACCCTTGTGCCCATGTGTTATGAGGATAGGAGGGTCAGAGTCTAATACCACGACCTCTGGAAGGTCTCTCCGTTTATTATCATGATTCCCACGTGTCCTGATGTCAGAGTGCAAGTTCCCGTAGTATTTGTACGGGGCGTCTCCAAATTCCCATAAATCATCGAGGTCGCCATTGTCTATAAGAAGGTATCCATCCTGACGGAAGGATTGACGCACCTGATTGTGTAAGTCCTCATTCTTGAGGAACTGGTCCGCAACACTCTTATCCCCCCTGTGCTGATCGGAGAAAACCACTGCCTTGCTCGTTGGACCCCACGGGATTCTTTTGGCGTTCTTCAAAAATCCATCGAGGAGGCCCCATATTATTTCCTCCTCGATAGCAAATAGTCTGTCGTCTATTTCCAAAGTCAAATACCTCTTCAGGATGCTCTACAACAAGACTTCTCACTCCCGCCAATATCAAACCATGCACCATGAATCAATGAGTTACGTAGTTCTGCCTATAAACCCAACGCAGTTACGTAAGGGAGGATCTTAGCTAACACCGCTGGGAAGAAGGTCTGCATAATCTGATCGGCTCCGCTTTTTACGATGCTACCCCATACCCATCCCCACAGGACAACTACTTGGCCCATGTCCTGGTCCGTAAGCTCCTCACAGGTGGGAAGCCCATTCGCATCCTTTTTGACGCATTTGGCTGCGATGCTGTCCAAAGTCTTGATATCATCACTGCAAGCACAGGGCAGCAATGTAGTGAACTTTTTAAGCACGACAGTGAGGGCGCTTGAATTGAGAGGCCATGTCGAAGCAATCTCTTTGGCCGCAATTCGGGTCGTGGCAGCATTTTGCTGATCCATTACCGTGATCTTGGTAATAGCGGTCTGATATGTTGCGCAACCCATTAGAAACAGAAAAAGAAATGATAATATGATAAGCTTTTTCATTTTATCTTACCTCCTTAAAATAATCCTGAAATGGTTTATCCTCCTTAACTGGAGGGAAATATTTTCCGTGGATTCAAGTACCAGATATGATTTTACCCCAATTATCTGTTGTAAAAGTCACCCATGGATTCAATGATGTTAAGGTAAGTTCCTTTCCGCATGGACAATACATTTTACTCCTCTCTTTACTGCCTTATTGTCCCTCCAGTCACATTGAAGTCCTTTGCAAGAAAACCTATTACCGCAACCGCTATCGCCATGATCAATGCGTGAGGGTCAACCTTGCCCGACTGAAGGATTGGATAGATGGCGATGCAAACGGCGCCTAACAAACCAAACAAAGAAGTCTTCCAGTTTTTTCCTAACATTTAACTCACCTCCTATAAGTTTTTCCCCAGACTACCCGCTGGGGAATCGGGGAAAAGGTTATTAGGGTCTTTCCGCATCCAGTGTCGTTCCAACCGTCTTCAGGTTATCGACCACACCCTGAAGATCGGTGGCGGCCTTTTCTACATCTGCGGCAGAAACACTTCCTGTCTGGAGATTAAGAATAATCGCCTCAACCCTTGCGATCTCTCCTGTAACAGAAGTGTTAATAGTCGCAACCAAGTCCTTGAGAGCCTGTACCTTTGCCTGTAGATCTTCTAATGCACCCATTATAATCACCTCCTTTCTTTGGATGTCCTCTAAGATTTGAAATAGTTTTCTCCAGAAAAAAATTATCATCTTAATTCTCCTGAAAGTCCTCCGTGATAATAATCCTCAAAAGTTCTTTCCTAAACCAAACTGCGGGAATTAAGTGCTTGAGCATAAGATGGATAAAAGCCTGTAAGGAATTCCCTACCTCATCGGGAGAGCGATTCTGACCTACAAGAATACAGTCTTTGGTATCCTTCGGGAAATTCCCGACATGAATCTCTATGTAGGTGTGACCTGGAACGTCCTTCAATAGAGGGACTAAATAGTCATGTTCAGGGGACATATAAAATTCTATCAAATAAATACCAGCAGGGATGGGTTTAGGAGGCTCAAAGGTAAAGCATTCATGAAGGGTGTTAACGGCAAGATCACCCATCGTTGATTGAGCGGTCTTTTGTTTTCTTACAAGTTGAAGGTCCATTATTTCTTGTCCATCTTTAAAAGCGAAATACCGTTTTTGCCAATCCCGAAATGAAACCTCCGATTAATCCAAATACCCCGCTCACAGTCATATCGAGCTTCTTTCTATTTTCCAGAGTTTTAAACCTTCCATTGCAACTCATTAATCTATTCTCGCAGTCAATATCTTTTTTACAAAGAAGAGTATAGACATTAGCTGTGTAATCAAAAAGAATATTTAACTTTGTGTTCGGGTCACTTATTTTCTCAAAATCTCTTTGATCAATCATTGAGGGCATCACAGTTCTCCTCTATTATGAAAATTCCCAGACGATTATTACGCCACCAGCTCCGACTCCACCAGTATAGGCAGCAGCAGTGGACAAAGCCCCACCAGCACCGGCTCCATATCCGGTCGCATTAGTTCCGTTCCCCTGTGCGGTCAACCCAACTCCACCGCCTCCGAAGATGCTTGCCGCTCCGCCGCCACTGACGGCCAAAGTTCCAGAATCACGCTTGGCGAATTCTCCGCCCGTGCCACCAGCATTGAGGTCTCCGTTTGTGCTTACCGCTCCGCCTGCTCCACCAGCGACGACCGCAGCCGTAGTATTGTAGACTATGCCAACTCCGCCAAGCCCTCCATTGGCTGTGATAAGAACTGCACCAGGTCCCGTGAAGGTCGTATTGCCTCCTGTCCCCCCTGTGCCTCCCGTGTTCGCCCCAGCCGTACCTCCAGCTCCAATTGCATAGGTATAGGTTGCGCCCCCGCTTACTCCTGTAAAATATTTAAGGGCATACCCACCGGAACCGCCGCCGCCTCCGCATGCTGCGTTTGAAGCAGTCCCGCTAACACCACCGCCACCACCGCCAGCAGCCACAACTTCAACGACGAGTTGGGTAGTCCAGGTCTGGGCGACAAAGCTGGTGCCAGAAGTCAGAACCGTTACTTTGAGCAATCTACCCGTGACGGGCACCATTCCAAATCCGCCGATGCTTTGAGAGAAGCATGGGGAAGCAAGGACCCCAAGGAAAAGCGCTCCAAGTAAAACAGCAATCAATTTCTTTTTCATAACTATTCCCTCCTTTAAAAAGTTTTAGTTTTTAAAATATTCTGACTTAATGATGCCACTCGCCCCTCCGGTACGGTTGCACCTAAAACCCCAAATCTGTTCGGCCTTGGTAAGAGAAAGCCACATACCAGGCTCAAGAAGATGCCCATTCACAGAGGGATCACTCCCATCGAGGGTGAACCTTATCTCAGCCTGTTCTACGCTTATAAAGGCAGTTTGCGCAGCTCCATAAGTGGTGACTGTCAGCGGAACTCCGCCGGATGTGTTGTCTCAGGTGACACTTTCCTTGGCCGCAAAAGCCGAAAGAGAAAAGCCCAAAACCAAAATTAAGACCAGTAAGAATTTTTTCATGATTTCCTCCTTTTAAAGATTGTCCTCAAAACCGATACAATAAAGGTAACTTGTAGCCGTTCCGCTTGCCCAATAAATATTCGAGCTTTCAAGAGTCATTTCTATGGGCGTTCCGGCGGCATTAACAGCACTAATGCTTGGCCAGTCTATAACGGCAAAAGGTGGATTTGTCGTACTGGTATATGCACCATAACTACTATTCGGACACACGGCAATGCCCCAACCAGCATACTCGTAAGGTAAAACAGTAATCCGATAAGCGGTGGGAGGGACAAAAGTTCCTGTGGCTACGGCTACCCACGTAGGAGTGGTTATACTTCCTTTAAGCCCGCTATCCATCAGGGGAAGACCTGACCCGCCATTGACGTATTGAACTCTGCGGCCATATTGGGTGGTCGGAACCAAAGTGCTACTTGCACTGGTTCTAACCCAACCAAGCCTTGCACAATAAGTATACCCAATCGGTAGGTTTGGAGATCCGGTGTTAATAGAGATCAAGCCTGCGGCGGTTTGGGTTGTTGGATTATAAATTACCCACACACTATACCACGATGAAGCCGAAAGAGTTCCTGTGTCAAGTCCGTTCGGCCCAACATTTGTAATGGTTATACTTACAGCGATGCCCAATATCGTGGTAGCGGCATTGTTAGATGGATTGAGCAAACCAACGGCATCGGCGGTGACTGTTAACTGAGTGGTCGCTGGTGTTTTAATAACCAAATTTTTAAACCAGGACGGATTGCTAACCGGTTGTCCAATGGCAAAAGGACCCATTGTAACTCCATTAATTTGAACGTATAGACCATTCGCTGTGGTCCATACATCGCCATTTGAAGGAGTAGTAGGAGCGGTCCCCTGGGGAATACTTATACCTGCACTATACGTTGAAGAAGGTTGCGTCGTAACTTTCCCCGTAAATGTTGGATTGTTCATCGGAACATAGGTGGAAAGATAGTTATTGTAGAGATCTGTTTGATTGGATACTGACCCCGTGATTTGCCCCCATGAAATAGGCGGATAGGCGGCGGGGGGCGGCTGATAAGGGAGTGCCGTCCAGTGAGAAAGACCGTCGCCAATCTTGAGGCGACCTGAATCCCATTCAAAACAAGGCTCCCCTTGAAGAGGTACGGGATTTGTGTTCGTCCAATTTTGAGCAGTGTCCCGCCTAAACTGAATCGATTGATAATACGTAGTTTGACTTTGAGAATATTGAACAGCACCGAGAATCAAGATAAGCAATAGAGCAATCAAAAACTTTTTCATGGTTTTCTTCTCCTTTTAAATTTCTTTCTCTTGGGCGGATGTTCTTGAGCTTGCCGTAGCACATCGTAGGAAAGTTCCCTATCGCCGGCCCACTTCTTCACCGCTTTTGGATCATTTCTCGGAATGGTTGTTTGTGCCATCAGAACGTCACCCCGTAAGATTCCGCCTCCTCCATTACCTCATCGATCTCTTTAAAAACTGCCTTGTCGTAATCTTTGGACTCTGACCTTAGTTGTTCACAACCTTCCATTGCCTCGAACTCCGCTTCCTCTTTCGTTTCGCCAAGACCTACGGAGGCAGCGATGCGATCGCCTGCATCCTTGTCTGGTAGGCAATAATACTGTCCTTCGATGCGACACAATCGGCGGAATTTCAGCCTTTTAAATTCCTTCTCTGGGAAGTTCACAGGCACCCACTCTGTTTTTCCTATCGGGCTGTAGATACAGACCTCAGCTACATACTTAGCAGCGGGTTCGGGTTTTATAGGCTCTCCCCCTGCCACTTGCCAGATGAGTTGAGAGATGTTCTTGTACGCCTCGCAGACGGCTTCTCCAGGAGGCGAAGGGAAGCGCTGGCAGGGGTCCGTAAAATAAGGTTTCCTGTCTTTGCCTACCCTGACTTCAGAAGAAATGTGGCCGCAGACCTTATACTTCTTCCAAATTTTCGCCATTTCGTCATCTACTTTTTTGAGAGCCTTCGGCATGTCAGCCATGGCCATTACTTTTCCAATGTATCCGGCTCCCTTGAGTTCTGGTCCCCAGAGTGCTATCTCAGGGTAATCTCCATTTGAGAGAAACTTCTCACATCCCGCTTCGATCCCCGGTATCGGGTCTACTACCATGAACTGAAGGCTGTCCCGATACCCACCGAGCTTATGGGCAAGTTCGTCAACCTTTGTTATCGAGTTTTTCCATTCCGAATGATGAAAGGTTTCCCGGATTCCCCTTGCCTTGTTTGGCAGTTTCACCCACAAATCTTTTTCCTTTTTCAGCACATCCGTCAGGGCATCCACACCTTTTACGACGCGATATTTGAAGACGGGAAGTCCAACGTTGGCTAATGTCTTGGCAAACAGTATCCGATCCATCTCAAGTATTTCGCTGTTCCCTGCACCGAAGACACGCTTCCCCGCCTTTCTAAGCTCTTCCTGCTTGCTGGCAAAACCGTAATCGAAAAAGCAAAAAAGGTCGGTATCTTCCTTGTAGTCTTCGTAGTTATCGACCCTGGTAACACCCGGCACACCTTCCCCAATAGTTTGCTTTTCCAGAAGAGGGAAAGACTCTTCGCAAGGCGTATAAAGCCTGACCGTCTTGAACTCTTCGGCCAGTTTTTGAGCCATGAAGACTTCGAACACTCCGTATCCGATCACAAGAGCGTTAAGTTTTGAGAGGTCTACCATATTATTTACCTGGGCGTTTAGTGCCAAAGAAAGCCTTCTTTTTCAGTACACCAGCCTGACCAGCGAAAGAAACTCCGCCTCCACTTCTTCCGGGATCGTCCCGAAAATGGGGACCACTCAAAAATTCAATGTCGTACTCTTTCTCAGCCTCATTAATTTTCCGCTGTAATTCTTTGGCTGCCGTTTCAAACCCCCTATCCTCTTGGGTGATTGCTAAAAAGATTTTATAACCCTCGTGCAAATCTTCCTCTCGGCTCATAGTCTCCTCCTTCACATTTCTTTTTGCATTGCCCGATATCTTCGTTTCGTTTCTTTGTCAAGGTTTTTAGCATTGTCTATACGCTTTTTAAATACGGGTTTAAGGATTCGTTTTTCTTCCTCTGTTAGCCCTTTAGAAATCCCTTTTGCGAGTTCATCGACAGTCATATGCTCGGCGGCCCTGGCCGTAGAACTCATCTTTGCATGGCGTTCCATATCTTCCTTGTCCCGTTCACTAATCTTTTCCTCTCTATAGGCTTCTTTTATCCTTTCTTTGGCTTCCGGTTCTTCAAGTCTTAATTGTTCTCCGAGTTTTCTTTTAAGTTCTGTTCTCTCAGTTGGTTCCTTTCCAAAATGAGGAATATCAGCGGCATATCTCTCAAAACGACTTTGAGGAATCCTATAAGTTGAAATAATGCCTGCTCCTACGGATTGACCTATGGCATCAAAGGCTTCTATTTCGCCATTCATCCATCTTATAAATTCTTGAACTTGGACTGGTTCAGTTCCTATCGTCTGAGATAGAACAAATGATGGAAATTGATTCCATTCAATAGGATGTCCCTTGCCGAATTTAACAGTTTTTCCAGTTGTTAATAATTCTTCATAGTTCGTAAACTCTCTATGGGTCCAGTCCGTTCCCGTTAAGGCTTCGTGAGCAATTCGATAAATGACACTACCTTTATTCTGAGCAAATTTAACGGGATGAGCTAATAATCTGATGGGGTCAAGCATGTGGCCTATTAACGGAAAATACTTATGTTGTTCTCCTTTTCCTCCCAAAGCTTTATAAATCGGGGTGACATCAATGTTTAACCATCTGAGATTATTTTGATACCAAGCGATTTTGTAATTTTTCATCATTTCGTCAATGTCACCACCGGCCAAAAGATAATTCGCAAGAGCCGTAACTCCTAACGCTTTCAGATACCATCCACCAACAAGCCTTTGATAAGCCTTTCGACCTTGGGTTCCTTCCCCACCTTTTTTGAACGCACCGGCAACAAGATCAATATTTGATTCGGTCCAATCTGGTGCCAGAGCAAATAAACGAAAAAGATGTTGAAGCGTTGGATTTCTTCCCTTTCTTTGTAAGTGTAAACCGCCATAATTGTCGTTTTGTAATTTGGCAGCTATCTTAGCCGCTTCATTCGGGTCCATGTTCGGATTTCTTCTCAAAATATTCCTATATGAATCAAGATAAGATTTTGTCTTTAAACCAGCCCCCATGACTTCAAAAAGAAAATCTGTTTGTCGTTCTCTCAAGTCTTTTATGAAATTTCTGACTGTAGCCGTGGGTTTTGTTTTGTCAAGGACGTTATCAATAAATGTTCTTTGTCGCACCAAATCTTCTTCCCAATCCTGCTTGATACCGAGGGTTAATCCGTTTTTTACACCTCTTACAATATCGGGGTCCAATGCCTGAATTGCCTTATTCCCATCTTGGTAAGCATTTCTGATATTTGGATGTTTCCATGTCCCTGGCGTTCCCAGAAAGTAGTTTCTACTAAAGGCTAAATTATGAAAAAAGCTGGATAACAATATCCAGGATTTAAAAATTGCATTGTATTTAGTAATGGTTGCCAATCCTGGGATACCGTATAATTTTGAAACTCCAAGTATATTGTTCAGGTTTTTAGCCTGCTCATGCGGTGCATAAATTTCCCGTCTCTCAAAAATATTACCGTTCTTATCTATGAAGAAATTTTTACCTTGTTGTCTTATTTTAAGTTCTGAGAGAATTTCCTTCTGAATCGTCTTTTCGATTTCCCTCTCAATAATCTTTTCTTTGACATCCCCGGGTGGAGCCTGTTTGATGCGATTTAATATCTGTTCGGCCTCGCCTTCAGACCATCCCCTTGCTCTCAATGCCTCTCTTGCCTTCTCTTCTACTTTTGAGATAGCCGTTGTTGGTTCCCCTTCTTTTTTTGTTACTTCCTTGATCGTTTCTCTTAATATCTTTCTGGATTCAGTTGTTCTTTCGGTAGTCTCTTCTTCGATGTTTCCTGCCCATTTCCACTTCTTAAAATTAGGATGTTCAACACGATCATATCCGTCAAAATGAATAGTAGAGAGAAGCGGTCTGCCGTCAGCATCCTTTATTTTGCTGGAGGCATCGAGAAAATTCTTATCAACGATTGTCTTTCCTACCTCTTCTTTTAATATCCGAAGATTCGTTGTAGCTCCTTCATATTTAAGGTTGAACCCTTCCCCCCATCCTTCGATTATGGTAGCAAATTTCCTTTGTAGTGCGTGACTGGTTCTGGTTCCGAACTTTCTTAGATTTTCCGCTCCCTTCTTTCCTTCTCCAAAATCCCATGTCCGGGCAGCGTAGTTATCAAGAACATTTCTGATTACTTCTTCTTCCAAAGCCTCCAATCCAATTTTTTTGTAGTCTCCCTCAATTGCTTCGACAATAGGCATAACTTCTTTTGGAAGATTCTGTGAGAGAGTGATGATTCTTTTCTGCTCTGGCGTTAACTTGTCCCAATATTTTTTGACATCTTCAGGGTTTCTCTTTGTATCAATGTGAATCTGAATTGCCTTGTCAATATCTTGGGCTTCTCGGTCATACTTTTTCTTTCCAAGCACCTCCATGATGTCTTTTTGAAGGTTTGAGGATTCTACTCTCGCCTTTAAAATACGAACATCTTTGTTTCCGATCCAGACATCCTTGTATTTTTCGTAAGCCTTTTCTAATTCATTCCCGGTCTTTTTCCCTTCTGCGACTTCCTCCTCTGGTTTAAGTTTTTTGAACGAGAAAGAACCACGCTCATCTTTTATAGGGCTTGCGATATTTTCCCAAATGTCCTTTGCGTATCCTTTTATTGAATCCCATAAGTCTCCCAATTTCTGTTTCATAGCGATTTGCCAGGGCTCAAACTTTGTCATACCTGAATTGTAGATATGGCGACCCAACTCTTCGATGTGAGGCATGGCCTCATGGATATTTTTTTTGAAAGTTATTGCCTTGTCGATAGCTTGCCGAAGTTCTGAAAGGTCAATTGCACCCTTTTCTGAATCAAGGATTGCCCTTGAAATGTTCGTTTTGTTAAGAAATTCATCTATTATGGTTTTTATTTTTTCGGCATCTTTGACATACTCATAATTCTCTCCCATCGCTAAATGGGATATAAGTTCATTTTCGATTTCAATCTGGTTAGGTAACGAAAGACCAGACTCTCTATACAGGTCATTTAGTGATTTTCTAAATTGGTCAAAGTTCTTGAATTCGTTTTTGAGTTTAGCACGAAGGTCGGCATACTCATCAGGGTATAATAAAGACTGGCTGTGGATAACTTCATGGCGAAACGCCACGTCGGCATTTGGAGCATTCGTATTGATGTAAATTCTTCCGAGACGGTCAGGATTAAAAATGCCGTGATACTTCGATGCCGTATTGATTCCATCAAAAAAAACGACATTGTATCCAAAACGCTCTCCCTTATCTATTGTTTCTCTTTGCTGTCCTGTAAGTTCTGTTGGGACCCTGACATCTTCGGGGTTGAATCCTTTTCCAAGGCGATCTTTAAGGATTCCCTGAACTTCGGATCTTCCAGTGCTGAGCTTTCGAAGAAAAAGGTCACTCCATTCTTTGCTGTTCGATGTAGTAACATCTTTGGCCTCCTTGCCTGTTATTTCTTCTTTTTTAATACTCAAAAAACTTGGTTGTTTAACTTCCTGTTCTTTTTTAATTCCCCCAAACTCAAACTTCCCTTTATTTTCTTCCCACCAATCTTTCGCCTTCTCTTCTGGCATAATGGACTTATCAAAGCGAATGGCCTGAATAACTCGACCACCTGCCTTAGCATCCGCCAAGAGAAATCGAACACCTTCAGTGGGTTCAATCCCTCTGGACCTAACTGCCTTTTGGCTTATGTAAGTGTTTGGTTTAATATCTTCAGGCGGGTAGAGTCTGAATCGACCTTCATTCTCGGTAGAGTTCGGATCGAAGGCAAAGGGACGGGATTCGCCTTTAGACCAATCGCCAGGTTTTACCTCGGCAGGACTTTCTCGGGTGGATTCTTTTGTGAGAGCATATTGATCTTTGGCGGTGGGGGAAAGGGCAGGCTTATGAAGGTCTGGATAATCGGCTAAAACTTCGGGTGGAACGGGCTTACCTTCGGAGAGGGCTTTATTTACTGCTATCTTATGCCTTCTTTTCTCGACTCCAAGTTCTTTTGGCTTTTGTATTCCTTCAAATAGATCATCAAGATACTCACTTTGAGTTATCTCCCAAGGTTCTTTTACTTTTTTTTCTTCTTCTTTCGGGACTTCCCCGCCTTCGAGAATGCGATCGCCCCTGCCTGCCCGTGGCCGTCCGGGTATCCCGCCCTTACTAACTCGCTGATATTCTCCGATATCGTGCGTTGGCTCGACCCTTTCTTTAACGGCATCTGGCACCTCCTTTGGAAAATATTTATCAAATAAGGTTTTTAATTCTGGCTTAACCTCATCAGGGTTTGTTAAATACTGTCCATAATCCATGGCAAGGTGTTCTCTGATAAAATTAACGTGCATATCTTTCGGTTCATTTCTCACCTTCGCATATTCTTCAAGAAGCGAACTGTCGGAAAGTTTTTGAACGTCTCCTAATTTATCCTCAAGTTGGATATGCCCAATTTCGTGGTTAATTATGTCGGGATTCTTTGCATCGGCCTCAGTCTCAAAAACTATTCTCTTATCTTTCCAATCTAATTCGGCTTGCCAACCTGGAGTTTTTCTCCATGTAGGCTGAACTACAGTTGTCCATCCTTTAGGGGGTTCGAGTGGTTTTGCTTCTTCCTTTGCCGGTTCAATCCCTGCGGCTTCCCTGTAATGTTCACTGTAGAGTTCTTCACCCGTTCCGGTCTGTCTCTGCAATTCTTCGGCTACCTTGGGCTGATTCTCTCTCACCCAATCCTTTGCCTCGGTCCGGCTAAGAAACTTTCCTTCAGGAGAAATGAATCCCCTTTCATGCGGTTCCTCTGGGCTTATGTCTTGGGCTTCGAGAATGTCTGGATGAGTACCACCGACTTCGCCTTCACTAACTTTACCGTTGTGAATAATGGCTGGTCGAAGATGTTCGGCCTCGGGTGCAGGTTTTTCTGCCTCTCCTGGCTTCACAGCCATAGGCTCTCTTGCAACTTCTTCTTTGGTTGGCTCCTCTATTGGGACACGTTCTTTGATGGTCTCTGAAGGCTTAATTTTAGCTGGCTCTTCTACTTTAGGGGATGGTTTGGGCTTGACGGCGACTTCTGGCTTCGGTGCGGCCTCGGCGGGAGCTTCTGGAGGAGCTTCTCCCTTCATCCTCCTCGCTAAAGCCTCTTCTCTCCAAGAAGGGTTATTCCAACGTCGCAGAATCTCGCCCTCGCTCAACCCCTTAGAAATCATGTCATCCAAAGATTGAACAACGAGGCTCCTCTCTGGTATGGCAAGGCTTCTATACCAGGTTGAGTCGGTCACCGATTTGAGAGCGGATAGTGCAGTTTTTCTCACTCCAAGAGCAAGGGGGGCAGCCTTTATTGCTGTACCAACTCCGGTAGCAAGTGCGGGGCTTCCTGTAATTTCTCTGGTAATATCAGCCGCCTTTTCTCCGGCGACATCAAGAAGTTCAAAGGGGTATTCTGCTGTCTTAGTGAGTCTTTTACCGGCTTCAGTTTTCGGTTCATAAATGGTTGCCTTAGAAACGGCTTCTCCGAGTTCTCTTGATTTACCAAAAGGAAGCCCCACGAGTTGAGCTATTCCAGTGGCAGCAAGACCATAGGTCTGGGAGAAAAGGTTCGCAGCGGCCTCAAGGGGTGCGTAAACAGAGGCAATGTCTTCAACGGTCTGGATCGCTGGTCTAAGTTCTCTGGCAGCCCTTCCAAGGGGACCCTTGGGCTCTGGTTCTGGCAGTGGAGCTAAAGCCCTTGGAGCGGGTACGGCTGGACCAGTGGCAAATTCGGGTTGTTGAAGAGGGGGTTCTTTTTTAGGTTGCTCACCTTCTTGAGCAAATGGACTCTTACCCTCTGAGATTCTTTTTCTCGCATGTTCAGTGGCTTTATCAATAATTTGTTTTGTAGGTTTTTCCCCACTCAGAAGGTGATCTATTTCATCTTTGGTCAACGTAGGAACAAGGGAGGGAATCTCGGTTTCTTTCCCATCCATTTCTACCCCGATAGACAATTCAGTTGAAATCTTTCCATCTGGCCTCTTTAATGTTCCTAAGAATCCAGGTCCCTTCGGAGTCCCATCTGCCCTCGTACCCCATTCTGGATGAGCGGGTTTTTCCTCTCCTCCCCATGCTTCCGGTGGAATTGGTTGGGTAAGCTGTCGGACGGCTTCCTTGCCTCTTTGGAAAAGAGAAGGACCTTCGGGTTTCCCGTATTCGGCGAACACACTTCCGGGAACTTTCTCTTCGTGCTTTACTTCTTTTTCGGTTGCTGTCCCAAACTCGTCAAACACACCCATGGTTTATTCCTGTTTCTGAGGATCATACCCTTGCTTCTTGGCCTCTTCTTCCATCTTTTTTTGTTTATTGGGTCCCTTGGGCATATCCTTGAACTTCTTTGTTATTGATTCAATCACTTTTTTAGGGATAGGTTTTAAAATCTTCTCTGGCTTCCCCATTTCTTGTTCGGCCTTATTAATAGCCTGATTCCATGTCATTTTGCGGTCCTCTTGTTTCAACTCCGTCGCTCGATCCCTTATATTTCTTACAAGATTTTGGTGTTCATCAGGAAGATTTCCTATTAGTTCATCTGGTTTTTTCCTTTTTATAATTCCTTCTCTGTCTTCCACATCTTCATCAATCAGACGGGAATATCTTGAAAATATCTCATCGTTAAGCTCTTTTTGCTCGCTCACGGATAGAGGTTTCTCAGCCTCCTTCTTTTTTTTCTCCTCTTCTTTTTCTTTCCTCTCGGTACGCTTTTCACCCAATTCTTTTTCTTTGATGTCTACCTCTCTTCCTTTAAGTTCTCTGGACTTGCGTTTTTCTTCGATGGTTTCTTTCTGATATTGAGTCTCTGCCGTCGGCTTCGGGAAAAGATAATCTAAGTTCTTTTTAATCTTATCATCATCCATTCCCGCTTCTCCTGCGGCTCGGGCATAAACTTTCCTCTTTTCCTCTACAGTTGCATTGGGGTTCTTTCTTTTTAATTCCTCTACAGCATCGTCCGCTTTATTAAATGCAAGAGATTCTTTATGGACGGCTTCCGATTTCTTAAACTCTTCAAGCATCCCCTTATCGCCCAATTTCAACCGGAGTGCCGTGATATGGTCCGACATACGGCTCAAACCCTTGAATTGGTCAATGAACACACCGATGGGTATCCTCAATACTTGACCGTTAGGATCTGCCGTTCTTCCTTCTGTGGCTGGCGAACTGTAGGGTTTCCCCTCTGAATCGACGATATCGAAGTGTGGCGTGATCGTTCCATTCTTTGTGTCAATATAGAGTTTACTCAATATCTTCGATTGCGCCTTCTTGCCTGTTCGATCGGTGCCCAAGTTAAAAATATCTCCATGCGTACCTTGGAGTGCGGAGAAGAGTTCTGGGGCCTGGTCTTTGTCTATAACCATACGCTCCCGTCCTTGTTTGGCCTGCTCAGTAATGACAGGAGTAAGACGATTAAACTCGCTGTTAATTGTCTCCAGGTTCTTTTTTAGTTCATCCAGTTGAGCAAAATTCTTTCCCTTAAAATAACGATTTTCTCTATACATGCCCGTCACGAAGGCGGTTTGTTCGTCGGAATCAAGGGGAAGGTTATTGCTCATTTTATACGCAGCGCCAACTATTTTGTGTTGAAGGGTTGTATCTAAATCGGTGTCTTTGGTCATATCAAATTCGTATTTTGATTTTTCAAGGGCCTGCTTTTCTCTTTCAGTTTGAACAGTTCTTTGCTCTTCTTGGCCCCGCATGTACCGTCTTCGCTCTTGGCTCGTTTCCAATTGCTCCTGTAACAACCTCTGACGGACAGGACGCTCCATGATACTCGTAATTAAACCAGTAATTTCTCCTGCCATGATTTTATCCTCCTATTGCATTGGTCCGAATCGTCCTTCCGCCATTGGTGCACCTGCCGTGGCAGCTTCTCCCATTTCTGCCGCTGTGATATCTCCAGCAACCCCACCCTCAAAGGTGGGTTTTTTGTCTCCGCCCGGTATCATCCCCATGCCGCCGAAAGCAGCGGACACGATTTTTGCAATGTCCTTAATCCCCGTTTCGATTGAGCTTCCGACCCCCTCAATTTTCTTTGCCTCAAATTCTTTACTCGCCAATTCCCTTTTTTGTGCAAGTCCAGATTCCGCAACGATGCCAGATAGCGCTCGATCTCTATATGTCGCTCCCGTTTGTATTAAACCTGCCATGATTTTATCCTCCTATCCCGTCGGAGAGGCAACGTTCGGATTTCCTGCACCTCCGAAGAGTAAATAGCGATCCTGCTTACGAACATTGGCTCTTGCGGTATTTGCCGCTCCAGCCATGCTTGACGCTTCGCTTAAATCCATGAGTCTACGGCTTACTGTTTGCTGTTCCGGAGTGGGATTCACTCCGAGTGCTCGATTCTGTCTTTCTCCTACACCCTCCAAAGTTCCGAAACTTTCTCTCGTAGCTGATTCGGCCTCATTTACTGCCTTATCCAATACAGCAGGATCGTTAAGCGATATTTGTTGCATCGCCTGAAGCTCTATCGGCTGAAATGTAGATTGCCAGTCCTGAAACTGGGCCAGACTTAGAAGGAAGCCCGTCTGCCTCGGGTATGCTGCCGCATAACCAGGATCAATACTTTGATCTGCCATGACTTTATCTCCTTAAATGATAGAGCCGATACCGCTCGAAATCCCCTGCATCTTTTGGGCCTGTAATTGTTTCTTGGCTATCGCCCTCTGTACCGATTGCTCTGCCGATACCTCCAGACCTTTTTGAGCCGATGCTTCTTCACCCTTGCCAACGTTAATAATATCTTCAAGTGCTCCGAGTTGACGGAATTTAACTGCGGACTGCCCTCCGACCTGGGCTCCAGCACCCTGCGTTGCCAAACCAGCAAGCCTTCTTGTGTTCTCAACGGGATTTGCTGAGACCTTTGAAGGATCGACATTTTTCATAACCTCTGCGTTGATTTGACCTGCAACCTGCGCCTTCTCTTCTGCCTGTGCCGTTGGATCTGTCGTCTGGGCAATATACTTATCCATAAGAGGTTTATAGTATTGCTGATAATAATTCCAAAGCTCTACGTCTTTTTGAGCAGATATTCTTTCTTGGGGAGTTTCCTTTATTTCAGCACCAGGACCACACATAAGCTACCTCACTTTTTGGTATTTTCTACCTCTTTACATACTTTTGGATTACTCCGTCGGTTCCTTCACAGGTGAACCCCATAAGAAAAAACCACTTCCAGGCATCATCGGAACCGGATAATATTTCGACATATCCTTTCGCCTTAACGATCCCGTCTGAAAATCTTGAAAAGAAGTCTGTTAAACCCCTTGCGATCCGTTTAAGTCCTCCTTGTCTCGCTACGAAGTGGCTTCTCCATCTGTTAAACCCGATTGATTCCAAATACCCCACGGCACAGCAATTACCATCGTGGTTATAGAAGGCCCCAGTAAAGGGCTTCCCGATCATAGAGATAAACCTTTCTTTAGTTTGTTGAACGTTCTCTCCAAACACATCGATTTCCTTTTGACACAACTCATCAAGATTATCGATTACGTACTCCACATTCTCTTTTGTCATAGGAAGCACTTTCATAATTTCTTGGTCTTGAAAGCACCCTTTATGATGTTGGTTCGGAGAAAGCCCCCGATCGAATCGGCATCCATCAAGGATTGATGAAGTTCTGGAGATACCCCCTCATATTGATAGACCGCTCCTGAACTAAACTCCGCCTCAAGAGTTTGGGTTTGAAGGTCATAACCCACGGACTTAACATTCGATGAATCAACGCTTTCTCTATTCATACATTCGTCCCACTCCTTACGTTATTTAAGGCACTCTGTGCATCCCTGAATGTTTTTACGGTCGGAATGACAGGGGAGCCTTTGATTTTTGAGTAATAACTTCTAATGTTATTCAATCCGGTCTTCGCATCCCCAAAGGTCTTGATGGTCGGAATTACGGGTCCTTCGGGAATCCCCTTATAGTATTGCCTGAGATTATTCAGAGCACTTTGCACGTGGGCGAAGGTTCGTATCTGTGGTATGACTGGTTTCATGCTGGTAACTCCTGCATGGTACTCGCTAAATAGACGGCTGTTACCGCTGGGCCGTAAATCCTCACTTCACAGGCATCGACAAGAAGCGATGGGAGTCTTACCGGTTCGTCTGAATTGACCGTGCAAACAAGCGTATATGGTAGTTTTGGATAGACCACATCGATGTTTACAGGGTAAACGGGAGCGATTACCTTCAAAACCCCAAAAGAAGTTAAGGGGAATCTATATCTTTTTGTACGATAGTCGATGGTTCTATAAACCGTCGTCATTTCTTTTCCCCTTGTTTTGGTGTATTTTTCTTCCCCTCTTCCTGCTTCTCTTGCTCGACCTTCATTATGTCGTTTAACCGGATTTCTATGGCCTGCATATCACGTTTAGCGAGTTCAAATTCAGCCATAAGACGGCCTAATTTCTCCTGTAACACGGCTCTTTGGAGTTGAAGTTCTTCCTTCTCACCTGCCATTGCAATCCCAATCACCATCAGGATTACCAAAACAATTCCTAAACAATAGAACTTTTTCATAGACCCTCCTTTTCAACGATTCTGGCTTATATAAACATAATCTATATATAAACCTTCTGTACTTTTAAAAGTAGCATCATCATCTCCCAGACTAAAATACATATTTACTGTTGGAATATAGGTAGCATTGGTAATTGAACCCTTTGAACTCCCGTCCACAAAAAATTGAACCGAAGTTGTTCCAGTTACCACGAATTTCAAAGTATGAAAAGTCCCGTTGGCTGCTGTGACACCTGTATCGATTGTTGATTCTGAACCCGCTTTGCGGCATACTCCAAAATAATTACTGTTTTTAGCATGTCTAAAATAAATCCCGTTATATGGGACTGCGGTTAAATCACCGCTTGCTAAACCAAAATACCGTGTGGTTGTTTGAGTAGCTCCAAATTGAGCTTCTCTAACTATCACCGTAGGATTCTTTGACTGGACATATGGGGTAGAAATGTTGCTTTGAGCAGGTCTCCCTAATGGAATAATAGAAGCATCATCGCCAGAAATTACTATGACTCCATTCCTGTCCTGGGCAGAGGCAGCGACAGTACCGAACAACTCCCACGAATTTTCATATAGGGCATTAAAATCTTCATAAAATACTGAGTTTACCGTGGGATCAAAAGCTGATACAGTGGTATCCGTAAGGTTTGTGCAGGCTATCGGCTCGCCGTTGGAGTCAGTACACGCTACCTTCGAAGCTGTGACCGCTACACCTTTAATATGACTTGAATCATACCATACGCCCCACTGATGAAGGGCAGGCGTACCATTAGTGGATACGTTGCCTCCCCCTGTCGCAGCCTGCCATGTGGGAAGAGACGAACCACCGGTAGATGTGAGCACGTAGCCGGAAGTGCCAAGGGATGCAAGGGGCTGAATACTGTTTGTAGAGGACCAAGCAGCAAGATAGTACATAGTCCCCGTCCCCGTTACGGGGTTAGTCAAGGTATTCTGCTTATTGTTGAATGTATTCCAGTCTGTCGAAGATAAATATCCACTTGCCGAGGTGCTGGCCTGTAGGATTGAAGCAGTGTTAGAAGAGAATTGGAGGGGAGAAGTCCAGGAACTCACCCGATTGGTATACGCTGTGTTCCAATTTGAGGCTGAGTAAATTCTTCCATCCGCCAACGTGCTTTGCCATCCCAAAGTGTGCGTTGAACCCGTAGAGGTGATTGTTACATTCGTGTCATTGACAAAAGTTTGAGATGATACGGTTAATCCATTTAAAGAGGTTATACCGCCTCCTGCACCTCCCGTACTCGTAACAGTTATGTATGAGGGATGATTTGATAAAACTGGCGTTAGCCCTTCGGTGCGGTATCTACCTAAGTTGATGTCAGTATAGGAACTACCATCAAAGTAAATACAGTAACCATTAGTACTTGCTTCGGGAAACTCAACCGCCTCAAAAGATATATGATTTGCTCCATTAATAAAATTTATTCCATAAGCATTGGCATTTCCATTATTGAGTCTCATTTGAACATAGCTTTGTTGACCACCCCCACTAATTTTTATAGAACCATCGTTGGCTACATTATTAGACACCCAGACATTCATGGCCCTAACATCGCCAGCATTGGTAATAGTTATTGGGCAGGAGGAAGCATAAGCATCAACAACAAGATTATTTATTTCCCAGAAGACGTTAGTATAGGAAGCACAACTGATATTTAGTGCTTTTGTACCACTTCCACCTTCGTGCATAAGATTGACTCTATCAAGATAAATCCCACCCGTATCTGTGGTTGTTCCCCTCGTGTAATTAAAACAGGTGTCATTAATGGCGTCAATATAAATGTCTCTAAAATAGGTTTCCGTTGAACCATCACCATTTATATTTATGCCATAGCTTGAAAAGCCTGAGATATATAGGTTTTGAAAACGATCATAAGGAGCTACATTTATGGTTATACCTGAAGAAGCTCCGCCAGACCCATCTAACATTAAATTTGAAACTGTACAGTGGGAACAGTTTGACACAGTAAGAGCACTTCCGCTTGAGGGCCTAATTTTGGTGCCATTTCCAGCCCCCATTATGAAGATGTCAGATAAGCTTGAAAGAGATATAGCTTCCGTGTAAGTTCCTTCAGGAATGAAAAGTAATTTATTGCCCGAAGCCACGGCCGCTGCAATAGTCGCATAGGCAGTTACGTTAGTAAACATCTTTCCAGAAAGCCAGGCAGACGCCCCCTTGTAGACCATATCTCCTTGTGTACCCGTTGGGACAGTACCAGAGGGCAAAGTATGAAACCCTCTCGCTCCTCCCGAATCCGTCCCATAATACTGAGAGTTGCCTGGGGATGCCGAATCGTTATAAAGGTTTATCGTGTTCCCTGCTCGGTAGAGAGAATACTGAAAGGTTAAGGCAAATTCCTTATTGTTAAATGTATTCCAGTCCGTCGATGAAAGATATCCACTTGCCGAGGTGCTGGCCTGTAGGATTGAAGCAGTGTTAGAAGAGAATTGGAGGGGAGAAGTCCAGGAACTCACCCGATTGGTATACGCTGTGTTCCAATTGGCTGAGTTGTCGGTGATAGAAGTTCCCCATGCAGACCCCGTGCTTAACGCTATGCCTGCTCCAGGATAGACCATACTACTGGGAGTTGATGAGATCCAATTTGTGCCATTGGATGTCATAACATTCCCAGATGTTCCAGGGACCGCATAGGTCTCAGTCGAAGCTACCCAATTCGTCCCATCAGAAACCAGTATTTTCCTTACCGTTGGTGAAGATGCGTTTGGATAAGTAGGAGTAGAAGCAATAAAATTTGTGCCGTCTCCGATCAGAATCTTGCCCGATGCAGGTGAAGTGTTGGGATAGGTCGGGGTGGAGGCAACCCAATTCGTTCCATCCCCGATCATTACTTTTCCCGCTGCGGGAGATGAAGCAAATGGGACGGTAGGGGTACTTAAAATAAAGTTTGTGCCATCCCCAATAAGAGCTTTATTTGCCGTTGGTGTAGCTGGAACCGTAAATGAAGAGACTGACCAAGCAGGGGTGCCGCTCCCAACCATAATTTTATTCTGAACCGGCGTCAATCCTGCAATCGTGGCAAGGTTAGCATTAAACGCTTGCACGTCTGACCCGATTACTTTAGATGAATAAGAACCTCCACTGACGAATACAAGGCCACTTAGGGCGTCCTCAGTCGTTTTATGGCTATAGGCGGCGTTCCAATTGGTTGCTGAGGCTATTTTCCCGTCTGCCAAAGTTCCAGTCCAAGCCAAAGTTAATGAAACGGCCTGAAGTAATGCGGTGGCAGGAGTTCCCCCCAACGTTAAGGTCATATTCGTGTCATCCGTTTTAGTTAAAGCGGCTGGAGCTTGTGATACTAAATCTTTTGAGGCATCGGTCATTACCACTTGAGATGCAGTTAAACCAGCTATATTTACGTAAGTCCCTGTAAGTCTCATCACCTCAGAACCATTCACTCCAAGAATCATCGGAGCACTGGCCTTACTAATAATATAGGAATATTCACTTAAACCAGAGAAATATGAGGAGAGCAGTCTTATATAAAACCTATCTGATGCTATGTCATTACCTAAACTCATTTGATTATATGAAGTTGTCCCAGTGGATGTATTCCGTAGAGTTAATGATAACTTGCTTCCTGCATAGGAACCCAAGACACTTAGCATATGATTTGTATAATCATAAGTAAAAACTCCTGTATCTGCTCCAAAGGTGCCGCTTGCATTAACCTGGACATCCTTATCAGAACCTCCAACGGTTAAACCAGTAGCGGGGGTAGCCCAAACGGGTAATCCGCCAGAAACCGTTAATATTTGACCCGTAGTGCCAATAGCTCGTCGATCAGTGATATTGGAAGAATTCCGGTAAATCATATCCCCAATAGTAGTCATGGGATCGGTCATACCACCACCAGAAGCAGCAGCCCAAACCAGAGTCCCACCTGAATCATTAAGTTTTAGAAAGTAACCCGTCGTTCCCAGTTCAGGCCATGTGTATGTCACACTGGTTGTAATGGTATTGGGAGCCTTGTGAGCTATGAATGTGTTTCCAGAAGTTGGGCCTTCCTGTAGTTTAATTGAGGCTCCGGTTGAAGTTACTCCAGAAAGAGTTAATCCTGTGAATGTAGGACTGTCTGAAGTAGTTAGCCCAGCCACAGCAGCTTGATTTAGAGTCTGCCAAGATTTGTCCCCTCTCCAATATTGGGAAGTTGCTCCGGCAGATATGGCAGGTTCCTTAGTATTGAAGGTATTCCAATCAGTTGATAAAAGGTAGCCAGATACCGTAGTGCTGGCCTGTAAAATCGAGGCGGTATTCGAGGAGAATTGTAAAGGAGAATTCCATGTGGTTACCCTCCCTGTATAGGCTGTAGTCCAGTTGTTTGCCGAAGAGATGTAGGTATCTCCTATTGCCGTCCCTTGCCAAACCCCTGTGCCAATTGTCCCCAATGTGGTAATCGAATTTGCACCAATCCAAGTCCCTCCGGCAATGGCGGCTAAGGAGGAATTATATGCTTGAACATCGGTGCCTATGACCTTAGCAGAGTAGGTTCCCGCTCCATTGACAAAGACTAAGCCATTTATGGCGTCCTCTGTCGTCTTGTGAGCAAGCGGAGCTGCATCGGTGATCCCATATCCCGCAAGGGTAGTGTGTGCCCAATAACCCCAACCATAAGCAGTGTTCCAATGGTCTGAGTTGTCAGTAATGGAAGTTCCCCACATTGATCCTGTGCTCACAGCTATGCCTGGACCAGGATAGATCATGCCAGAGGTGGAGGGCAGGATAAAGAATCCCCTCGTTCCTCCTGAATCCGTTCCATAGTAGTAAGAGGCAGGTGGGGATGCCGAATCGTTAAGAAGGTTAATTGTGTTCCCACTTCGATATACAGAATATTGAAAAGTCAAGGCCGATTCCTTGGCATTAAGAGCATTTTGAAGATCAGTCTGATTAGATAAAGTTCCTGTAATTGAACCCCAAGCAATGCTTCCTCCTCCTGCCTGCCAGGTTCCCACACCGGAAGTATTAGTGGTTAAGACATAGCCAGCGGTGGCTGAGGTGCCCAATTGAAAACCTTTGGTAATCAGGCTATAAGAATGAACAACACCATTGTTATCGACCCAATAATCAGTTGCCGCAGCGTGGCAAAATACGGGGAATAAAAGAATCAATCCAATGATGATTAAATTTTTTAATTTCATAAATCTCACATCAAAACGGGTTTAGTTCCGTCCCAGTATTTGTAATGATGATCAGTAGCGTTATACCAGCACCATCCTTCTTGGGCCGATCCCCAACCAGTTGTATCGGGATCGGCGGACAACACTCCGAGGTTTGTCATACTTAAATAGCCTACTGCTTCAACTTCTCCACCTGCAACAAAACCTCCTACATTAAAACCACCCCCTCGAGCAAAAGCGACGATATTGCCACCCACGACAAGATACAATGTCCCATCAACGGGGTCTCGAAAACCTGCCGTGGCGTAAAAATCAAGGTCAACAAGGTCTTTGGTCTTGGGGTCAAAGATAAAACCAGCTTGCTTCGTAGCGGTTTGATAGAATGCTACATATTTCCCGTCATAGTCAAAAGCTGTTATGGATGCGGGGTTATATCTGGATTGCCATTGATCCTTATTCATTAGGTCTTCCGTTAAATTATTCCATCCCTGCGGACCTATCTGCACAAGCCCTTCGGGGGAGGGGTAAATAACGTCGGGAAGATGGGCCACCCCTCTTTTTGATAAACAGGAAAGGCCCGTATCCATTTTTTCCATGACTAAGTTCTCTGGATCATTGCCGACGATGACGTAGGGTTGACCCTCGGTAAGAACGGCGATTGTCGTTCCAAAAGACCCCAGGCCAATAATTGGGCTGTCTATCGCCTTCTGGTAACGGGCTGGCCACGCGTGAGGATAATAGGGGACGGAAAGACAAACAAGATTGGCTGGAGTATTGACAAAACCGGCCAACATTCCATTGGGGAGCACAATAAGTCCTTTTATTCCAGACGGTGCCCCATCCCATTCAGCGCTTGGGAGCACCTCCCCTAATGCAGAGTTTAAGATGACATCGAAAAACGTAGACCGAGAAAGCGGGATCTCTGTCAGAAATTGGTATTGAGCACCGCTGCCCGCCGTCTGGTTGATACGATAAATCCTTTTTGTTTGGATGTTGTAGGAACTATCAACCGAGGTATCCATGCCGCTTAAAGTGGCAGGATTCCCGTCATAAATATTAAAAAGGTTCGAAACGGGAGAGGGTGGACCTTCCTCTCCGTAGGCATTGACTAAGGTATAGACATAACCTCTTGTCTGCATCAGGGCTGGGTTGGTTCCCGCTATCACTGCGGAAATTATCGGTGTGTTGACTGGAGCGGGAGGAGATGGGTTTACCCAGGCCATAGGGTAATTCGTTCCACCCTGCATGAAAATGTTTTGATCGGTAACTTTTAGTATTCCGCTTTCCGTATAAAAAACCCTATTATACATATCGTTTGGTAGTGGAGCTTCCACGGCATCCACATCACTTGCCCAAGTCAGAAAGTACATTCTATTTCCAATCCAGTAGGTATAAAGGGATAAAATTGATGGACTTCGACCAGGAGGCGTTTCGATGAATGAGTCGGTTTGGTAGGGCACTATCCCGCCCTCGTCGAACCTACAATTTTGGGCTGCCTGTGATTTGCCCACTGCCAAGGCGACTGGATCAAGCACCTTCGGAGCAACACCCCCAAACTTTGAAATCTCTAAAAGCATTTATCTTCCTTCGGCCTCCGTCGACTTCTCCACATTTGACTTTAATCCTAAATCCTGTAAGAACTTCTGAAAAAACGCATTTGCTTTGGTGAGACTATTAGGTATTGTCGTTTCCTCGGCGAGAGCTCTGAATATCAGGTAGTCCAAGCAAGCCGGTTTATATGAATCATCGAGCGGGAAAACATCGCCCATGCTTTGTAACTTGGCTGGTGGCATTGTAAGAATTGCACTTATTGAGGCAGGCCCCGGAGGAGACGGTGGTTGCGGTGGAAAGACATAAAATACTTTAGGATTTCTGAGATCGTAAACAACATACATCACGGTGATGTTTACTGGAAACGTTGTCCATCCAGGCAGAAGATCGTCAAGTATCTCTTTTTTTATGGTTGTAATCGCATTCCCTATGATTCCGCCTGAAAGAAGATTGTAACCCGCATCAATTAGCGCAATAGCCCCAGAGGGTAAAAATTGAGCTGGTCCAGGAACCAAGACGATATTCACCGTTGATGGGTAAGCCTCTGGCTTTAGATTTAGTATTTCAAGAATTCCAAGATTGAGGTAACGCAGGAGTTTTATATAGTCCCATCTAATGCCTGTGATATCCTGTAGCTGATACCAAGCCAAGGTGACTATGTCTGACGTGACTGTAGAGACAGCCGGTTGCGGTGGCAAGCCAGCGGCGGTTCCTCCGTCGATTATTACCCATGCCGGAGGGCTAACCGGCGATACGACCAAAGAAGGAGGTAACTGCCCCTTCTGTTGTGGTGCGGGAGCAGGCAACCATGAAATCTGTATTATAGAATTGTAAACTGCCCCTGAACGAGTCTGTTGCCAAGACATAATGTTCCTCTTTAGCTGTCATCTTATCCAAACCTACATCCACGTGGACCGCTTCATGCGACCTTCCCTTGGAATAAGATGAACCCTACTGTTTTGGACGCTATCAAATTCCCTGTACAAAAAAATCATAAAGTCCGTATCTGCCGAGGGGATCGCTATCCCCTTCTGTATGATTCTGACCACGCCTTCCCGGAAAATCTCATCAAAGAAACCGTTCCATGGAATAACGTCCGTAGGCTGGGCAAGGGTTGAGACCTTCTGAAAATACTTTCCCGTAATAAGAACATTTACGATGACTATGGGACGGACGTACATTGTGGTTCCAATGATTTTATATCTTCTTGGCCGGATACAGGGTGGCTCCACAGTGTTTCCATAAATGCCGTACCATTCCCACCAAGTTGCGTCGTGATAGGGTTCGTTGTCATCATCAAGATAAGAAGGCTCCAGGAGGTGAGTAAGCGGTGACAGATCGACATTTATGGCGGGCAAACTTGTCGGGAGAATGTAGATATACTGGCCGACCGTAAGCCCCATGTTTGGCGAAGCAACGAAAGATATCTGACCTATAGCCACAGTTAAGGACTGAGAAGAACTGCCGACGACTTGAGAGGGGTTCCCGGGTGTCGCTGCCAATGCGATATTCCATGAACTAAGGGTATCTGAACCGCTGGCCTGAGTTACGTTGACCACAAGGGCTCCCGTCACATTGTTATAGGAAACGACTGTCCCGGCCATCCAATCGGTTAGAAGATCCTGCGAGCGTGGCTTTTCTGCGAGAGAATAGAAATCCAAGGGAAGTGTGGCCGTATAACCCATCGCTGCGATATTAAGGGCAAGGTTTCCCGATGCAACAAGGTCTGATTTTCGATCAAGAAGTTTCTTAAAAAGAAGCGACTGGATGGAATTGGCCGCACCAAAGATGGTGATCCCTTGGCTTTTTGGTAAGTTTCCAACCCTTGGGATCACATCATTAACCAGACCCATCATGGTGTATGGAGAATCGGTCATTTACGAACTCTTCCTATTTCGGTTCTTTCAGAACCCGCTGAACAGGGATATCGGGTGGTTTTGGAGGACTTTCCCGCTCCTCCATAGCCAGTAGCGGTGCCTCTTCCTTCAACCATTCCCAAGCCTCTATTTCATGGAGAAACGGGGTCATCCCTTCCCATTTTTCAACCCAGTTTCCGTCCATGCCAGCATAGCGAGGTTTATTCGGCTTTCTAAAATCCATCACAACATAACCTTCCGTTCCACCATGCTTGTACTTGGGTATGCTGAAACCAAGGAAAATATTCATTTGTTTCCTCGCCTCTGTCATTTCATTCAGTGTCCGCTCTGGGTCGTATTCCCTAAAGTTTCCTCTCGTGTGGTTGAGAAGGTAGTTCACGTGCTCCTCTGCCGTTACCTCGGCGATGGACGTGGTAAACTCTCCCTTTTTGGCTCCTTGGGGGGGCTGAAAGAGATACTTTACCTTGCCTATTTCAACCATAGTAATACCTACTCTTTTCGTGAGGCATTCGATAATCATCGTATTTCTCCTTTATCGTGAAGTTATGGGACTACCTTTCTGTGGTAGTCCCATTCAGTCGTTTTCTAAAAGCATCAATCGATGTCGATGCCGTACCCGATCCCCATATTTCCGGCTTGGGCGCCCGCTGAAGCTACGGTTGTAATATTGATGGCGATAATCCTGTCGTGGTAGTTATCCACGTTTACTTTATTCATGGAAGCCGCCAATGCAAGGGTGTCTACCCTTCCCCCCGTTTTGGCAATAACCGCCCCAGTGAGGATATTCCCGTATACGATGGTTCTGTCGGGTAATACAACACTACTGGAAACCAACGCCGGAGCCGTTCCAGTATCAAATCCAGGAGTTGTTGCACTTGCCGCAGGCTGGCCGTAATAACTGTTGACAATCCCAATATCAAAAACGATGGTTGGGGTCCCACTATCGAGAGCGTCCGTTTCTACGAAAAAACTTGACAGTCTATGTCCGATAGGGAGGATCCCTAAAGCAATGATAGCGTTGTTGGCAACAGTCACTACAACCTGCGCCGCTGTCACGGCAATTGATCGAAAATCCCACCGAGCCCCCGGAATCGCAGTCTTAGGTGGTCTGGAATAAAGGTCAGGTGCTATTTGAAGTGTTTTTGCCATTTTGCTTTACCTCCTTTCTTTTTAGTTTCTTATGGCTTAACTGCCGCAGTGTCGATAGCTATCACACCGAAGTCGTTTCCATTGAAGGTCACTTTCTTGAACCCCCAAATGGTATGCGATGAAATGACTACCCGGTTATTGTTGTCCCTTCCTTCTTCGTTCCATCCGAACCGAAGATCCTGTCCTGGCGACCCGAAGGCCATGGCTCCTGCCTGAAGTCCGCAAAAGATTGCCCTTGTTGCGGCGATAGCGCCTCCCGTTGGGCTACCGAGGGTGTTATAAGCGGTAAATCGGATGCAGTTCTGGTGCTTGTGAAGGACCACACCATTCCACATCCCAAGGCCACCCTTGAGAAATGGGGTATCTCTGCCTACTGCTGTGGCGATTGCCTTCTGAATATCCGCCCAATCCATCGATGTCGTGTTGCGGCGAAGGTTAAAGGCCTGGTTGGGGTCCATCACCAGCAGGAACATTTCCTCCCCATCAACCTCGCATTTCTGAATCTGCGGCACTTCCGAATAGGCCGGTCCACCACCACCCATCATCTCCGCATAGGCCACCGCTCTATCAATGGGTAATGTGGTCATCGTATCGGTTGCTGCCATCGCCTGTGATGCCGTGCAAAGCCCGCCGCCTACGATGTGGTTGATGTCGGGTGTCGTAAGTGAGTTATTGGCGAAGCCACTGTAACTCGTCGGAAAGACAAACTCGGTGTTTGTCCCACGAACACCCGAGAGGTACATAAAAATAATCTCGTCAAATACCCTGGCCCACCAATCGGTCTCCCTGGCCTTCGCAATCTTCCGAAGGTCATGAAGAGTACGTTTGCGGGTCATCCTGCCCCCAGCATCCACACCACCGCGCATCTGGTCGATATAAACATTGTCGGTGTAAAACTGGAGAGCTTCCTCTTTGCCGTGGAGTTCTGTGTCGCCTTCCACGGGCTGCATGTTAAGTTGCATGGAAAGATCGTAGGTGATCTGCTCACCTGCATCTGCCTCTAAATCTGTCAACTGCCAGAGCGGACGTGTGGGAACTTCTCCCTTGCCCATGAATTTGCGGGTCCAGTAACCCTTTCTGCCAACGTCGACCGCCAGGTTCCCGCTGTACCTTTTGACGGCCTTGGCATCATTCAGACCAATGATTGTCTGTCCCATGATGTACCTCCTTCTTTAGAATTTTTTTGGCCGTCGTAAGCCGATCGTTGTTAAGATCGTTTATGGAATTTTACTTTTAGGTGTTAACTCTCTCCTTTCTGTCCCTCCAAGAGACACATTCCTGAACTGTCTGATTTTAATAGAGGGATCACACCAGATTTTTAAGACCCACTGTCTTCCCGCCTTCTCAATAGGGGTCACAGAGATTTCGTTAGCATTTGGTGCCTTACCTCGAAGGTCGAAGACAATCTCATCGTTTTGGTTACAAAGTTTTATCAGTCCCTGTGACATATCATCGCCTCAGATTATCAAGATAGGCTTCTCGTTGTTTTGGAGTCAGTCTCTCAAGGGCTTCCTCATAGTCTTCGCCACGAAGTTTGTCCAACTGACCCCATGCACCTTCCGTAGTATTGGGTGCAGCATTTGGAACATCACTAAGCGTCTGATGGTCTGGGAGCGGTGCAGGCGGTTTTCCCTCTTCCTTCACCTTTTCCTTGACAACTTCCTTTCCCTTTTCTTTGGGTTTTTCGACAATACCGAAGGCTTGTCTAACCTCCTTATCCGCAGCGATAAGGAGTTGCATCCCCGTGCCGCTGGCATACTTGGGATCGGCTCCAATTGCTTTTATCGTTTCTGCCAGAGCACCATAAAGACTTCTACTCCTCGCATTGGTATGAAACTTGCCATCTTCCCCAAGGTCTCCAAGGTATTCGGGTCGGTTATCCAAAAAGTGCCTGGTCTCCTTTTCCCAAACCTTGTCACCCTTGGCCCGTTCCCGATCTCTTTCGGTGTCGTACATAATCTGTCGATTGAGTGCGTCTCTTTCCCTCTCATATTGAGCACGTTCAATGTCGCCAGCATCAAATTTAGTTGTGAGGTCATCGAGTTTCTTTTGAACCTCGTCGGAAACCGATTCGTTCACGGTAACTTCGCTATCCGCAACAAATGCCCTGAAACCCAATAGCTCTTCATCGGATGTCCGTACGGGAGCCTCCACCTTCTCTTCCGGAGGTTTCTCCTCCGGTGGCTTTTCCTCCGGTGGTTTCTCTTCAGGCGGCTTCTCCTCTGGGGGTTTTCCCTCTACGGGTTTCTTTTCTTCTGCCAGCTTCTCCTTCGGTGGTTTCTCCTCCGGTGGCTTTTCTTCTTCGCCAGCGATCGCCTTCAGGGTGTCATCGTCTATTTCTTCTGGTTCTTCTTCGTCGGGTTCCTTAATGCCAATAAGGACACCTTCTTTTTCTGTGTCCGAGAGGTCGTTCCATTCCTCTGCGGTATATCCCTCGGGGGGCTTCTCGCCTTCTTCCTCTACGGGTAACTTCACCTCGTCAACTTTTTCCTTTTCTTTTGCCATCTCGATTTCTCCTTTCGTTCGATCTTATGCGGTTGTCACAGAGTACTGGGTTCCATCTGCAAGTCCCACATAGAGGACGTTGCTGTAATACGTCATGTCGACAATCTCTCCGTTTAGCTTCGCCACAATGGTTGTTGCACCACCGGAGATGACATACTTATAAATCGTCCCTTCGTTGCACCCAAAAAACAGGTTAGTATTATCAGTTACGATAGCGTTCACCTTTTGAGCCAAACTCTTTAAAAGTGTTATTGTTCCAGCAGGCATGTTTCATCCCTCCTTTTTTGTTTGATTTTTATTCTTTTTCTTTTTCGCCTTCTTCTTTTTCCCCTTGCCCCAAATCGATGAGATGTTCGGCCTCTTCCTTCTTCTTCTGGTTCTCATCAAGCTTTTCTTTTGCCAAGGTCTTGGCCTTTTTCATTCTCTCTGGATCTTTTCTTACTGCATGAGCACGACCGAGCGCTCTCAAATCCTCCTCAATCTCATACTTTTCGGGTGAATATGGTTGATCCACGATGCCGGTTGATTTCTTCTTCTTTGCCATGGCTTACCTCCTCCCTTTAACCGTGAGTTATAGTTCTCGGTTTCTGAAAATGTTTTTTATCCTTTGGCTTCGGCTGAAGATACCTGTCGTCCTGATGATGTTCGGTGGTTTCCGGTTTATCGAAAACTGTCATGTCTACTCCCTTGACCTGAGCCTCAGATTGTTCTCTGCCCCTGGCCTGCCTTTCCTTGAGCTTTTCCCTGGCGAATTGCTTAACTCTGTTGTGTCGCTCAAGGTCTTTCTCGATCTTTTTCTTTCTTGCCAAGGCCTTGAGATCCTCTTCGGTTTCGTATCGGTCAGGCATATAGCCTGTTTTGGGATGTCTGTTCTGTCTTTTGGTCCTTTTTTCAAAGAAAGCTGCCATAGCTAATTCCTCCTAAATAATTTTTTTACCCACAGTTTCAGCCTGTTTAACAATGATGGTCGGTTGAGAATGGCCAATATCCTTTCGTTTTGTTCCTTGATCTCAGAAATAACTGACAGTAATTTCCCAATATCTGCCATCCAGATGTTTTCTGGGTCTATCGTCGTTGAAAGTATTTTGACCCTTGCTTTCATAGAACCCCTGCACTCCTGATTTCATAGGAACAATTCAAAGTTACCGTAGTGCCACTTGGAAGATTCAAAATGAGTGCATCTCCGGTGGAAATCCCCTGTTCAAAGTCCGGGAATGAAGAAACCAGCATGTACTGACCACCTGATTTCGGATTTTGTACCCCTGCTAAGAAGTTCCCACCGAGCTTTAACGTTACCTCTCCCGAAATATCGGCACTCACTGATAGAATGGCCTTGTAGAGTTTCATGTACTGGCCGGATGCGATCGTAACCAGCGTATTGTCTCCCGAAGCATTTACCAAAAAGCGTCTATTCAAAACTGGCGTACCGTCTATCTCGATATCGGCAGCGAGGTTTAGATTGCCCGCCATCTTGAGCTCTCCCGAAGGGTTCGCCACAACCGGGATAAATTCTCCGGTCGACGGGTCATAGGAAAAAAGCAAAACGCTCTTTGAATGAATTTCAAATGGACGTACCATACCAAAAACCTCTAAAACGAAAACGTGATGACATCATCATCAGCAAATGCCCTGAATTTCACTGTGACGGTGATCCCTGGTTGAATCACTGCACGACTCGCCATCCTGATTGGCTCAGGAGGCACCCAGGAATTTAAAATCTCATAGAAAGTTTGACTACTTCTTGCCTTGTCAAAGGGCGGATTATAAACAACGACTGGATATTGAGAAGGAATAATGCTTGGTATCCATCGCTGCGGTTGAGGATCGGGAGGGCGCCATGTAACCAAAATGGAAGGAAGGTTCGGATTCGGGATCCCTACTGGTGGGTTGTCCACGCTATACCCAGGAAAAGATGAGGTCGGAATAATCCGCTGTGGTTGCGGGTCTGGGGGTCTCCACGTCGCCAGAATAGTCGGAAGGTTTGGACTCGGTATCCCAAACGGTGGATTGCTTACCTGAACTGGATATACCGTTGGTAATATACTCGGAGGTATCTGCCTCGGTTGCGGGTCTGGGGGTATCCAAGAGTCCAGAATGTTGTAAAGAACCAACGGCAGAATAAATGGAGGGTTCGCAACAACGATTGGTTGATATATCGGTATCCACGAAATCCTGCTTCCCTGTGGCAGCGGATCTGGAAGCCACCACGAAATAACGGTTGAAAGAGATTGACTGTTTCTTGCTTGGCCGAATGGCGGATCGTTAAAAATTACCGGGTAAACCGTCGGCACCATTGAACGAACCGCTTGATATGGCTGCGGGTCCGGAGGCCGCCATGTAATTAGGATAGTTGGAAGATTTGAAATTCCTAATGGTGGCGTATCGACACTCCAGCCAGGAACCGCAGAGGTAATCTGCCGTCGGTAAGGAAGTGGGTCCGGTGGCTGCCACTGCATTGTGATTAGGGGTAGAGATGGGTCACGTCTTGTTGGCGGATTGTCCACACTCCATCCTGCGAGCGCAGAAGTAATCTGTCTCCGATAAGGAAGTGGGTCTGGAGTGTCAGGATTTACCCATGCCGCCAGTAGACGAAAGAACTCAGGCCCAGGTCTCCCAGGATGAACGAACGGAGGATTGTCCGTCGCTACCGGGTATACCTCCGGTACAATACTCGGTGCCATCGCTGGGGGCTGGGGAGGGTTATAATAGAGTCCCAAATTAAATTCTCCTTGTATTTTGTCTAACCAAGTGATATACTGTCATACACAACACCAAATAAAGGAGGTTAACCATGTTAAACCGTACCTATCCTGGACAAGTCGAACGAATCTGTCCTATTTGTCAACGCATACATTTTGTTTGGCCGAGTGAGATAAAACGGGATGCTGGTCATTGCTGTAGCCCACGTTGCTATCACCTTTCTAAAGTGCGTCCCATCTCCGAAAAGTTTTGGGAAAAGGTTAAAAAAATCGATACCTGTTGGATTTGGATCGGGGCTAAATCTGAATTCGGATATGGAAGACTTGGCAATGGCAACGACAAATCTGGATTGCAAGCCCATCGTGTATCCTGGGAACTTCATCATGGTCCAATTCCAGAGGGAATGGCTGTTTGTCATAAATGTGATAATCCTCCCTGCGTTAATCCAAATCATCTGTTCCTCGGTACTTTGAAAGACAACACACAAGACATGCTTAAAAAGAATCGTTTTCCAATTAAACGGATTACGGCGGAAGAAATTCAAGAAATTCGTACCCGCTATGCAGCGGGTGGAATTTCCCAATCCATGTTGGCTTTGATGTATGGATTTAGCCAAACACATATCAGCCGTATAATCTGTAACTCACCGTAATCATTGGATTTGTCATCCAAGTTCGGAATAGGTTACGCCAAAGTTCCACCCCGTCAAAGTCCCTGGGGTTGTACTGAACTTTAGTTGAAAGGCCAATGAATCGGCTGCCCGGATGATGAACGTCTCTCGTGGTGTCGGCACCCAGAGCCAACCGTTAAGCACGTTGAACGCATCAGGATAGATTGCGAGTGCAGTTCCCGCTCCCTCGGCGGAGGCATTGATTCCGCATGTGCCTGCGGCGCCAGTCGTGCCACCAGCAATTCCAGATACAGGGTCGCCTGATTTCGTCTTGCCAGGTGTAGCGGAAACGTAAGTCCCGAAGGCCGATGCTTTAGTGCCCATTTGTATTCCCTGTTGGGCGCTCGTGGCGTTGGCCATCTGAGAACACCAGCAACGCAAAATTTCGATTGCCGTTCCTGCCACCGGGTTGATAAGGACAAGGGTTGGACCGCCTGATACTGTGATGTTTTGTCCGGTAACTGTGTACTCTCTCATGGTTCTTTCCTCCTTTTAGCCTGTGTCCCAAAAAAAAAGCCCAACTGCCTGTACGTACAGTTGGGCTTTCTTATGCTTGGGATTCCCGTGGCCAAACGGGAATTTTGTTTTCCCTATGTTAAAATAAAATTAGTTACCTCAATTTCCCTCCATTATCTCTGCCTGGAATTATTGGAAGTGCTTCTATCGTCACATTACCCTGGATGCCCTTGGTCGTTATGTGAAAAACGGGGGACATAAGACAATTGTATTTTCTGAGTACGGTCTGAACCTCTTTCATACAGTCATCACACCGTTTGTCGTCTGCGATTTGGGCTTCTGCCAAAAGCTCTCCTTGAGTCTTCGTTCTTTCCAACATCATCGTTTTCCTTTCTTTAGTCGTTATTGCGCCAAAATTGGCCCCATCTGCGCCCAGGGTTGATATGCCTGCTGTGCCACCCCTGCCACCGGTAACATAAACCACTTCGCCCTCTGGGGTTGCTCAAACATGGCATAGGGCCTGTTGTAAAAATCCATGACTTCTTGATCTGATAATTGCCTGTTCCAGAAGAAAATATGCTTAACCATTATCGTGGCATTATTGCCTCCTGACCCATAACGTGCGATATAGAAAGGATTGGAATTAGATGACATACCATAAGTGGTAGCAACTTGGGCCTTTAAAACTCCATTAATATATCCATTACAGTTGCCTGGATTCTTATAGCTAATAGTCTGCTCAGCCCAGACACCTGTGGTATAACCTTGTAAAGCAATTACCTGTGCCACATTACAAAAGAATTGGAAGTTGACTACTCCAGAGTCTTGTATTGTCCAACCATTGAGATCACTGTAAACCGCTTTAGTTTCAAAATACCTGTCATTAGCAACAGGATTAAGGATATTGCAGCACATAGAAACCGTCATTTCCTGAGTATTTGTTAAATCAGAGCTAATCTGGGGATAACCGATATACTGCCCACTCCCATTCAGGTAAACCCCATCATCTGCCATAGGTTTCCAGATCCCCCCAGTAATAGTTCCCTGTCTAAGATTCGAGGCCACGTCTTGAAGATAAAGTCCTCCACTTTCATTGAGGGGACTACATAACTTCAAACCCCTCAAAAGAGGATGTGCCCTATTTATTTGACTTCCAAGAAAAGGTCTCGGATTCCAGCCCATTTTATGCTATGTCCACCTTGATTGGTTTGTATGCCACCATATTGGCAGATGCAGCAATGGCAGCACCTGAATAATCAATTATGACCAAACTCCATCCATCGGGAAGGTATTGACCGAAGGCATTAAGCAAGGAAAATACCCCTTCCAGAACCATTTGCTGAGTTGTATAATTTAGTACCCCAAGCAACCTCATGTCATTCGGACTTGCAATGGTAATGGTTCCTTCTGTCCCAGTGGGTAATGTACCCGTACCGCAATCCGCAGGATACCAACTTGAACCATCGTAATACCAAGGTACAGCATAAACGTAAACGGCCTTATCATTTGCGGGTGCGGTATTGGCCATCGTCAATTTAACAGCGATTTCATAATCGAGTGCCTTGGTTGAGGTATCGTCTACTTTTGCAGATTGCCAACCCGCAGTTTGGGAATTTGCTAAACTGTTTAAATTGGTTATTGTCATTGCGACATGACTACCAATATTCCTTGATGCGGTTGCCATCTATTATCCTCCCTGTATTGTCCAGGCTGTCCCATCCCAATATGTTCCGTAAAATTGGAACAGGGTTTGATTACTTAAGTCTGTTTGAGCATTATTATACTTTCCCACTAAATCGGCAGCTATTGTAGTATTCACAGTACCGACGGGATATGATGCTCTTCCTACGTATTCATATATTTGTCCTGCCTGAATAGCTTGAATTTCAGCAGTTGTGGCTCCGCTATAAACACTTGTAGCTAAAGAATTAACCCTAAAGGGTTGCTGAGATACAGGAACAGCAAGCCAAAAAACAAATGACACTTCAAAATAATTCGTGAAATCCTGCTTCTGTAAAATAATAATTTTCTTTGCCATCTATTTCTCCTTCTAAAAATTAAGGGAGAGCCAATCTAAATATTTTACTGATTCCTTGGAGGCCAAGGAGTGGTCCTCACTGAATACCATAGTCTGTAATTTGTGCCTGGGGTGATAATTATATCCGCAAGCAATAAACTCCCAAATGGCCCTACAGTCACACTGGCTGGTGTTACCCAAATATCAAAGTTGCCAGTGAAAAGTTGGGCACGAATCCCCCCTCCAACGACTTGATCTTGAAATGTAGCACAATAATCATAAGTCGGGCCATTATAAGGAATAACCCAACTCCCAATCTGGAATAAAACTCTGGTGCCCATTCTATTGAGCATCATGGCTAATCCATATTGCTCGCTGATCCCATAAGGGTCCACCACCCAATTAGTTGTTTCTGTAGGGGCCGCAAGTGAGGCAAGGGGTAACAGTAAGCATATGGCCAATACCAATACTAAAAGTTTTGTTTTTTTAAACATTTTTTTATCCTCCTTATTTTCTGGGTTAATTTTTGGCCTAATTTTTAGCTCTCCCTACTTATTTGGGTTTTGTTTAACTCGGCAATCCCGTTCCTCCACTTGGTTGCAGTAAGCGCCTCTGCGCTCCGCCATTTCCAGGCTTTTTCTCCCCGGCCTGCTCCGCCTCTATAATCAGCCTATCGGCAGCCCCAACCAACTGGGGTGCCGCTCTGATTATTTGAGCCGCTTCCAAAGCTTTAATAAATCCTTCGAGCTTCTTCATCTGCGCATCGACATGGTTTCTCATTGCCTTATTCTCTTTATCCGCAGCCTCTCCCTGTTTGATTGCAAGTTCGGCCTTCGACATGGCGAGTTGAATCTGTTTAATGGCATTTTGTTCTTGCTGCACTTGGGCCTGCGCCTGTTTAAACTGTTCCTTCTCCTCTGGAGTCATCTCATCTTCGGGTGCATGTTGTTTGTTAATCTTACGAATTCTTGAGACCATCTCATCTTTATTCGGAAGGTCATCCATGAAATCGATAACTTCATCAAGCAGGGCAAGGGCGACTTGAGGCATGGACTTCGCAAGACTCTGAACGAGCTGGCTTAACATATCGAGCATGGAGAGTCTTTGGCTCTCCCGGTAATCCTGTTTCGAGACAATAAATCTCGCTTTCGATAGCGTGATATTATTTTGAATTCCCTGATCGGTAAGCTCATTGATGGTTATAAATTCGTCTCTGCTCTGATCCCCGCTGATTAAAAATTCTTTCTTTTGGTCGCAGAACTGCTCAATGAGAGATAGAACAATTTCGCCTTCGTGTTGAAAAGCATAATAAGTGTTGTCGAAGAAAATACCGGAGGTCGTTTGTCCCTGAATGGAGAGTTGGGCAAGCGCCTTACCGCTTAATTCCTTTTCGGTTTTTCCAAGGTTCGGATCCTCAACGCCTGCAATTCTCTGGATGAATCTCTCGTCGTCCTGAGCCATTTTGACGTGAGCTTCGGCATCGACATTGTGCTTGACGATTTCAAGTTTTTTGCCCACAAGGACACCCTCGTTTACCTCCATGTCTCCATCGGCTCTGTTCATTTCGTCTCTGAATTTATTTGGGTCATCAAAGGCGCCCTTTTCGTGAATTACCTGGTTTGCCGATAGGAGGAAGAGGGAGCGGGAACGACGTTTGTTTAAGTCGCTCTGTGGGTCCCGAATGTCCCGCATGACTCCATAGGGTAGGTTGTCACGTTTTCTGCGGTAGCACCAAAGAGGTATGAAGGGGAAGCGGTTATGGTGGTAAGGGCTTAGAATATCCTGAAGATAGGTAGCGCCTGCCCACATCGCACAGCGGACAGTAAGCATGTAGGCGTCTATCGTGGAAAAATAGCCGCCGTCGACAAGGTATTTATGATCGGCGTTTTGCGGCCTGTAGATTGAACCATCGAGCGCCCCAAAGGGCGTGTCCTCATCCCGGACATGCAAAAGTTTTACATGGTCTGGCATCCGATACCACATCTCAACGGCCTTTACCCGTTCTCTGGCTCCATCAAAGGGTCCGCCAAAAAGAGAATCAAGGTCGGATTCAAGGTCGAATTCGGAAGCGTAATCGGTGATTACCGTATCGTCGGGCAAATAGGGATAGAGGGAGTTTACGCCTTCAGAAATAACCTTCAAGGCATCTTTTCTCTCCGGGAACATGGCCTGGATGATGTCGAGGTCTACCCATTTTTCACGGACGATATAGCGCCAGTCCGAGCAATCAAGCTCCAAACCCAGATGGTCAAACCACATATTGCGCCATCTCTCTGAGCGGATGAAGATGGGCTCATCGCCATTTTTTCTTACTCCGGTTTCGATCCAGCCGAGTCCCGACTTGATGCACTCCTGAAACGCCTGCGATCTGTGAAAGGCCGCTTTAGAAACATCGGCCACATACTTGAAGAGTTTCGTTTTGGTCTTGGCATTGGCCGAATCGTTCTTCTTTCGTGGAAGGATACGGTGATCCATCCTCGTTTTAAGCTCTACACCGAAAATCCAGTTCAAGACGTTTTTGCTGACGTTGTAGACGAGGGGAGGCTGGCGGCGTTCTTCGAGGACATGGAGATCTTCAGGTTCGTACTGGATGGAATCGTAGAAATCCTCATCAATGGCTTGCTCCATTCGATTATCCGCTTGATACACGCGGGCTTGCCGCCTCCACTGCATAAGCTTTCGCAATCGCTCTGTCCACTCAGGGCCGTCCAGTGGATGCTTGCTATCACTTACGCCGAGGCGTGTTCTGGGGATTTCTTGGCCGTCTCTGGTTTCTTTTTTGTAGACTTGCGGGCGGGATGTCTGGAGGATTTGTCCTTTAGTTTGTGAGTCCAAAAAAAACCCCCGAATAACTCGCAACGCTTTTGTTGCGTTTATCCAGGGGTTGCAGTTGTTAACCGAGGTTAAAACTTACGGACCAACCTGGTCTAAAATTAATTGTTAAATTTCTTTATCACATTGCACAGGGGTTGTCAAGGGGATTTTTTTTCTACAGCTTCCTCAAGTACCCCACTGAGTCCTCCCTTATTAAAATTTAGGTGGAGTGTGCCGGTAAAATTTTCCGACTCCACATAAGATATTTTTTTCTTTTTTGTATAAATCTCTATGGTTAAATTCTCTACCGGAAATTCAGGCGTTGACTCAAAATCGGGAGAGAGTTCGATGAGTTTTTTCTTCTTGAAGATGGGTGTCATGAGTTGTCTTCAGTATCCTTCGATAGGTGTTCAAAAATAATTCTGTCAAACTCTTCAGCCATAAACTTCATAAATATGTCGTACTCATTCTTGGATTCAAAAACATCCTCGGTTCTTAGAGGCCAACAACGACGACGGTATTGATGAGGTTTCCAGCCGCAAGAAAGTTTAGCATCTTCTTCTTGAGCTATACGCCATTGCTCTCTTAACTTTTCAAGTCGGCATAATCTACCAAAAGAAATTCTAAGTCCGAAGCTCATGCCTCTCCCTCCCCTCCGCCTTCGATGATTAAATCGGTCTCGCTAACGGTTAGGTCCTTAGTTGCGATTTTTCTCGATCCCTCAAATAAAGTCACTTCGCCGGCCACGAGCTTTTCTTCTTTGGCAATTTCCGGCATATTCTTCAAGTCGTCTAAACCATCTTGGATGAACATGAGAAGTTGTGCAGCACTTTGGGGGCTTACCTCTATGTCGAACATAGTGAGGCACTTAATCAAATTATAGCAAACACAGAGCATAATGCCGGTGCTCAATCTGAGTGCCCCCGCTATCCTGGTGTGGGCGATATTGAGGAGGGCTTCTTTTCTGCTCGGGGAATCATAGAAATGTTTTGTAAGCTGGATGATACGAAGATTTTTATTAACGAGTTCCTGAAATTCCTTCGCATCCGATGGTTCGGCATCGAGGTTATCCTTCGGGTCGATATATTTCCAATAGGCCGATTGTAGAATAATAAACGACTTTCCTGGTTTCCCATGGTGAACAATGACGATAGCAGGTTCATAGGAATCGCTCTCATCAGAAGATGTCTTAATATGGTCGAAACGCTTTTTAAGGCCGCCCAGATAGTTTAGCATTGATTTTCTCCATTACTGATTTCATTGGAATATGAAAATGGTGATTTATTGGTTTTGCTATCGAAACTGGGAACGTAGGCTTCGCCACTACTCTTGGCATTGACTTTACCCTCTTTGGTGTGGAATTTACATATGGTGTCAATACCTCAGTTGGAAGCATATGTTTCGGATATAAGTGAATTGCACAGGTAGAGATAATCTTCAAAGCCTTCTTGGCTTTCTTATTTTTACCATGATGACGGCGTAACTTTTTTGGGTGATCGGTTGAAGAAACAAGAATTCCGCCACGCCCCGCTATTCTTGATGAAGGTGTTGGAGCTGTGTGCTTCTTTGTTACTCTCTGAATATCGGATCGTGTTATAATTTGGCCTCTAAACATAAAATTTCATAACTCCAAATCCAACATTTCAAACCTCTATCATAGAGCAAAGATCATACAGGATAGCGATGAGTCTCAAGACGATACTGCTTGACACTTTGCGTTTGGATTGAACTTCTTCCTCCATTTTTTTTAATTCTGCCTTGATCTGCTGTAGATGATAAGCCTTATTCATGGTATGTAGTCCATTATTAATTTCACGCCCAGAACGACACAATCCGAAATTATAAGCAGAACGATAAGTCTCGTTGGCAACGCCTGAATAAAGAAAATATTGGCCAAAAGAAAGAGGGCTTCACTCATGGTTTTGGCCTCTCAATCACCCTGAAAGTAATCTCGCCAAAGCCTTCCTGGGGAAACTTCAGCGGAAAATTCATTGTAATTTTTTCAACTCTTCCAGGTGGAAATTCTTTTACTATTTTTCCGATTTTAAGTTTGAAACGCTTTACATTGATCGCCAAGTTCCTCTCCTCCTTATTTCCGATTTTCCACCAAAGCCACCACTTTTCGTAGTCTGCACCGAACAGTAAACGACGGCATCACCCTTATCTGGGGACCTGCCTATGCGCTTCTCGATTTCTTCTTTCGATTCAATCTGGATCTCTATGGAAGTCGTGAGCTTCCATATCGGAGCGCAGAGGTCGGCCTTTAGCTCGGGATCGGGAGGCAGTGCAATCGGCGGGCTCACGCCAGTCTTTGGGTCAAGGGCTTCCCTGAATCTCCACCAAAGCTCCGCTCTCTTGTTTCGGAAATTTAGTTTCCCCGACATCTTGTCGGTTGCACCGATGGTTGCTTGCTCGGCGCCATTTATGGCGACGACCTCGTTCCAATTAAGATTTTTTCTTAAGTGGTCTACTACGGAGCCTCCTACTCCGATCACATCAACATGAATAGGAGCGTGATCTCTCCGAACTTTAAAGACCTCGCTGCCTACCGACCAGCCGTCAGGAGTTTGGACACCCGGAAGCGAAACCAGGGGAGCATACCAGTTTCCGTAACGGGTTGAGATAATTGTCTTGTCTCTTCCGCCTCTGGCTACATCGACTCCCATAGAGGTCATCTCACCCTGCATCCCGTACTCTTTCCATCTCGCCTGAGCTGCTTCAACGTGGGCTGTGGGAATAAGTTGCCATCTTGGATCCTCCATACCAGCGGTAAAATCCCCCTCGAGCATCTGCGAGCGCAGGGGTTCGGGCATAGAGGCCAAGATAGAATCGTAACCTGTAGCCATCAAGAAGGGGTTGTCGTAAACCGAGGAAGGAATGAATGTCCGAGACCTCGGGGTGATCGGGTGACCCAGTTTGTCCTTGAAGGGCTTGCCGTCCGGCATCTCCGTATCTTTGCCTTCGATCGTGGTGTACCAGCGCAACTCTCCGGGTTTGGCCGGATGAGGATGTTTGTTATCGAGCCAGGGTCCCCAATAACCAATAATCCATCTGCCCTCTTCGGTTGTCGGCGGGTTAGCCGTTGCAACGACACGGCATCTGATATTTTTCTTCGTCGTCCTGTTCCACCCGAGAAGAAACCGGAACTGCTTTTCAAGGAAATGCTCCAGTTGATCGAAGGCTAAAAAATCATGAGGCCTCCCCATCCATTTAATTTCGTCCCCCGGATCCTTGCAGGAACCGAATTCTAACTTCCGTTGTGCCCCAATGTGCCAAATCAATTTCTGAGCGTTGAACCCATCCCTCGTATGAAGAATCTCTGCGACCCTATCAATGAGCCCTTCGGCCTGTGTCGCCTCACGCCGGAAGACGAGAGATTTTTTATGCACCGTAAGCGCAAGACCTAAAAGTATATCGCTCTTCCCTCCTCCACCAGAACCTCCAAATAACAAAATATCCGCCTGTGAATTCCAGGCCTGAAGCTGAGGCCCCTTGACGGGAAGCCACAGCGGGAAGCCCTTTGTCACTAACTTGCGGAGTTCCGCCTGCTCCTCGGGGGGAAGCACATCAATCATCTCTGTAAGCTCGGTTATCTCGGTAAGGCTCATTTCAGTTCACGGCCGCACTTATAGCAGAAATTACAAGGCAACCGGAAGAATGCCGTGAAAACCTGACGTTGTATTTCCGTTGCATCTGAAAAATTGTGGCACACCGGACACTTCTCTTCTTGCGGTTTCTTTTCTTCGTGGTGACAATGAATCCAGGGCCACAATAAATCAGGCACATCTAAATCATATAACTGGTTCCGTTTAATCATACACTCATAACACAACATACCTACCTCCTTTCGTTAAAGAAATTCACCCTTTTTTATTTTTTCTGAATTTTTTTTGTTCTCACTCCTGCACCTGATCGAATTGCCCCTGCAATGTCACCCTTCAAAAACTTCAGGAAGGCCTCCGCACGCTCAACTACATCGTTTGTCGAAGTGCCGAGACAATAAGTCCTAACCGCAAACTCAATAGCCATTTTCCGTAAACCTGATTCAGCTTTCATGTCTTACCTCCTTTTTGTTTTTTTTTATTTTTTACTGCTCGCTCTCCCGACGCTTCCTCAATAATCCATGTCTAAAATAAATGGCGGTATTCTTTTTTTTCGGCCTGGGTTACCATCACCCAACGGATATTCCGGCCACTCAACTCTATTTGAGTCAAGAAAATCCTGATAAGATTTAAGAAGCCTACAAAATTCAAAACATTTATCTCTTTTTTTGATTTCACATTTCAAGCATGGACTCTTCATAAAAAACCCTTTTACCAGTTTCGTAAAGACTGAGAGTAAATCAAATTCTGGAATTGGTTCCGGGGGTATACCTCCTTTCGGGCCATGGCCAAAAGAATTCTTTACCTCCTACCTCAGCCTCCAGCCCGCCCACCACCACCGCTCAGACTTGGGCTTGAACCACCGACGGAAGCAAATTCTCTTGAAGATGAAGTTCCATCTTGAGGATCGGCGTTGGTTCGGCTTCTGGGGTTTGTCGGTTTGGGACGACTGATAATTTTCCATGGCCCCCTCCTCCAGACTTTGTGAAATGACCTTTCAGAAATCATTTTTTTGCTCTGTCCTATAAGTAGTATTATGTTAACCTTTGCCACAAAAAACTCACAAGTTGTGAAGATTATTAACTTTTCACAAGCTCACAAATGACCTGATAATTTTTACCTCTCTTCCTACCCCAATATCTTGTGGTGTCAATTCTTGCTGACATTAATCTTCTCTGGTATCGCCTTTGTTTCTTCGGTCTCGATGGCTATCTCTTCCTTCTTCTTCCGAGCCAGTTCAAGGATCGTAGCGATTCGAGCGGCCACTTCGATACTACTCATTTCGAGAGGAATTCCCCCTGGACCAGCGTGTTCAAGTTCCATAAGATCCCGCCAACCAGCATTGTTCTTGAGCCAGAAAATGAGTCCAGCCACGTTTCCGGTGCCACGTTCAACCATCATCTGCTCGATTTGCCTTTGTACCCTCTCTCTTGCTCTTTTAATGGCCTCACTAAATCCTGGTCTCTCATCTTCATACTTTAGCAGGTGTTCTCTGGATAGTCCCAGGTGGATTGACAACCCATATATCAGGTAGGGTTCTTTTTTTTCATCACATTCTTCGAAGTACTCATTAATCTTCTTTTGAAAGAGGTCGAGGTCGGTAAATTTCCTTGGTCTACCCACCTTTCGTTTAAGGGCGGGTTCTTTCTTCTTGGTCATTTAGGCTCCTTGGCAATTTTGGTTATTAAATCCTTCTGGCACTCTTCCCATAGTCCCTTAGATCTGAGCCAAACGACTATTTCACGCAACATATTTTCCTTGTTCTCAATTAATTCGAGGATAGCGATCAGTTCTTTGACCTCTTTATTTGTCATGGCTTTTCGACTCCGAGTTGTTTGGCCTGGGCATGGGCCTGTATGAATCGGGTTAGGATGAACTTTCTTTTTTTACTGGGGTCCTTGAAAGTGTCGGGGTTATTATCGAACCACTCATTAATTTCCCCCATGGTCTTCTCGTAAATTGATGGGTAGGTATCTCGGAGAGACTGGTTGAATTCCTCTTCGGTTCTTGTGTCAGTTGAGAGAAAAAAGGGGTTCCCGTCGTCGCCTTTTGGTTTAGACTTCTGGGTTGAGATTTCCACAGAGTTATCCACATTAGGGGTACTTCTACTTCTCTTCTCTTCACTTCTACTTAACTTAGGCACCTCTTTAGCACTTGATTGCACCTCTTGGGTGCTGGAAGGGTGCAACGAGGGTGCAGAAAGGGTGCTATCGAGGATAGCTTTTATCTTGGAAGGTTTGCGGTGAACTGCCTTAAATGATTGTCGTTCTTCAAAATACTCATCTTTTATATAGCGCTTGCCATTTACAGTGTAGAGTGTCCACAGCGGCTTAGAACTTCCGACAATTCGGTGGACGTTTGCGATCTCGTTTACCAATTTTTCAAATTCCTTAGAATTTCCATGGGTAGAGAAGCATTTTTCTTCACGGTAGGGCACGATAACTGCTTTCAAATGCTTCAAATCTCCTTCGATGTACCCGAAATCGTCTTCATGTGGAATTGTCCATGTGTAAAATAAAGCAGCTGGAAGAGACAATTTATTGACCTTTTCGGACATCGAAATACTCCCCCAAAGTGATCTTCGTTCAGCCATTCGTCACCCCCTATTCACCTCGTTGGATATCCTTCTCGTATCATTAGTCATCCTCCTCAATTTCAGCACGACCGATTAAGACTAAGTAAGCGTCATGGATTCTGGAAAAGGCGTTTACGACTCTGCGCTTAAAAGTTTGGAATTTGGAAGGTTTTCTAAAGTAATCTGAGCGGAAAAAAGACCCATGCCTTGATAGTTCCTCCATGACTCTGGACCGGTAATAATTGATGGTACTCTGTAAAAGTTCGAGATCCTTCATCGCTCTGTCCCTCCCAGCCTCTCGACTCGAATAATCGTTTTTGGCTCTTCAGCAAGACTAATTACAAAGTCTTCCCAAGGTTGAATATCCTTCCTATTACCCGTTTTTAAACCCATAATTCTTTTAAACTTCATCAATTTTACGTTTTCCATGTAAGCTACGATCGGAGATGCACCGATAGAAAGACAGAGACCATAAAATTCATTCCATTCTTTGGGTGCAAAATAACCAAATTTCTTACATTGAATCGCTAATATAAGATTTGGTTTTATAGCTATTAGGTCAAAAGGAGACCTTGATTGAGGTGAGCGAATAACATAGAATCCTTGTGCTTTTAGAAAATCTCTCACTCGATATTCAAAGTATCTTCCCAATTTATACATGGTTGTTTTAGGGGTTTTAAGCTCAATGACGTGATCCCACTCATCTGAGAAATATTTTCTCATCGCCAAATCAAACCCAGAAAGAGGATAATTATGTTTTTGGCAAAACCTCTTCTTATTCAGGCTTGAAGATTTGAATTTATCCCAAATCCTTACCGCTTCTTCTATTGAAATGGCACTCCATTTTCTATGATAAGGTCTCTCTCTTTTCTGATTTGTCAACCCAAGAGTTCTTGCTTTAGCGCATAGATCGCTTTTCTTTCTGCCCATCTCAGAGGCGAGAATATCGAGTTTTCCTTCGTTTGCATACTTTTCATAATCGTCCAAAAGTCTACGTATGTGTTCCTCTTTATAACGGGGATATTTTAACTCAACGTTCAGTTTTTTCAGTCTTTCATGGACAGATTGACCACACATCCCCAGAAATTTACCGACCTCCCACACGTTACCAAGGTCTTGATAAGCCTGTATTAGCTGTTCATCTGTCGCTTTTTTATGCCCTCTTCCTAATTGGCTCATTGCATGACCTTCTCCGGACCGAGTTTACCAGCCTTCCTAACTCTCATTACCCCGCCCATTTGGAATTGATAGACAGGGTTATTAGGGTCGTCTTTAGTCGGGTCTCTTGAGATGAGTTTCTTCACACTGGTAAGCATCATCCGAAGCTCGATGATATTTCCATCGGCCAAGTTATAGGGAAGCCAAGGCTCATTTGAACTCTCGAACCCAACATCCACCATTTCGACATCTAAAATCTTTTCATTAGCCATTGTGTCCTCCTTTCCTTTCGTTAGATTTAAGTCTCAAAAAACGGGTGGGTAGGGGAGGGTCCCTAACTGGAAGATGATGAGTAGACCAGTGCTTTCGCCACCACCCTTACCACTGAACCCTTATCCCAATATTGGGTTGGATAATATTTTCTTTACCTTCCCTACACCTTGAAAAGCCAGGTTTAATCCCCCAGCCTTGAAGGGATACCTCGGGTCCAACTTCGAGTGGGCCTACCTTCCAGAGTTTATACGCTCCGACTTTATAGGTAAAAAGAGTTGATTCAATCCCTATATTGGTTCCGTGATAGAGTGGAGGATGCCTTTCTAATAAACTCGGATTAGCATCATAGAAGGTCATTCCTACCAGGGCATAGGCGTAGAGGAAATTAAAGTCTTTTGTTAAACCTAAGAGAAAGGACCATGCTCTCGGTTCCATCTTTTGAACCAGAGCTTGCCATGTCGAGAAATCGTATTTTGTCCAGCGATAATTGAGCTCGAGAGTTGGTTGAAACGCCCACTTGTTATATTTTATTTGAATGGCCGGATTGTAGATTACGGCTGACTTCTCGAGAGTCCCCCCAGGTTGAACTGCCTCCCCACTCCCCCATTTGGCATGACCATAGCCGATAGCTCCAGTAACCGAAATGTCAATATCCTTTGCTAACGACACGGTAGGAATTACGAGTAAAACGATAAAGATGAAAATAAATAAAGTTTTCATGTTGCCCCTCCTATTTTCTTCCTCGTTGACCTCGTTGATGGAATTTCTTCCATGGCTTTTTAAAAAAAGATTGGATTTTCCACCAAAGCGACATTTCCTTGGGTCCTCCGCCAAGGGATTTGTATTGCCTTCTTTTGATGAAGACCGAAACATATTTCCCATTGGGCAAATAAAGAGTCGCCTTTATCATCGCTGACCTCGCCCGCGGTAGAAGGGAAGCCTCTGCAAGGATTGGCCGAAATTGGCAAGTGTTTTGAGAATCGAAAACATTATTAGCCGATCTTTTGGAGATGCCTCACGCTTCTTGCGGGAGTGAGAATCGCCACTTCCCGGACTCGGCCTAAGTCGTGGTCTCTTTCCTAAACGTGCGAACGGCTCCACGGTTTTACCTCCAGTTTGCAACCCATTTGCAACCCTGCATAAACATTGATGTCAGGTTTGTAGTTGTTTAAGATGATTAAGGAATTTGGTTTGGTGGTTAAAAAGTGAGGATTAATACAGGAAATTACAAAGGAAAGTGAACTGGGGGACGAGGAGTCGAACATAGCTTCACGCCCAGCAACCCTACTCATTTAAGGCCTCCGCGGCCGGGTCTTTTTTCTGCAACCCGTCTACGACACCAATGGTTACAACCTTCCTGTATCCCCAAGCCGTCTCGGGCAGAATATTGGCATAGACTTTCTCTGTCATTTTGATGCTCGAATGACCCAACATTTTGCTTATGGCTTCGATCGGAACTCCAGCGTTAATAAGTTGAGAGGCCATAGAATGACGGAAGGCATTTTTGACATGAATAATTGGAATCCCGAGCTCACGGTTCGCAGTTAGATTAGCCCTTCTCCAAGCCCTCTGTAGCCTTTGTTTGTGGTAACGCCGCCCGTCTCGGGTAAATATAAAGGATGTTACTTCCCGGGGATGGAGAATGTGAGACATGGCAGAAAACACAGACACCGGGATAATCTTGATCCTTCTGTTTTTTGTGTAGGGGATGACCCTTCTTCTTAGCCCCATGCTTCTTCTTATGATCACCACTCCTTTTTCCCAATCGACATCCTCCCTTTGTAATGCACAGGCCTCTGACGGCCTGCATCCGGTGATTTGAAGAAATCTGAAAATAGGTTGGTCCTTTGGATCAAGATAGTTGATCACCCCTTCTTGTTGCTCCGCGGTGATCCACTTGATGGGTTCAGCCTGAATTTCAATCGTAGGCCACTTAATTTTATCGCCCATGCGGTTAAAAGCGAGGATGCTATGGAGGATGCCAAAGATGTTTTTGATAGTCTTTTGGTTCAATTTTAGGCCTAAAAGATAGCCATGAAATTGATTGACGTGAGTTGTAGTGATCTCCCGTATATCCATGTCCCCAAGCTGGGGTCCTATGTAATTGCGGTACGCCCTGCCCCGCGCATATCTCCATTCTTGTTCACACTGTTTGGCCTTTTGGAATACTTCGAAGGCATTTTTTAGAAGGAAAGGCTTTTCTTTGGTCCATTCCGATAAGTCAAAGATTTTATCCTCAATCTCCTGGTTTAACTGAATCCATGCCTTCTGTGCCTGCCCAGGTCCCTCTAAGACCTCTCCCCTTTTGTTCCGGTAAATCTGTAGCCTTTGTCCTTTCCAATAAATCCTGATCCTCCACTTTCCTTCTCTGTATTCATTGTATGCTCCTCTCATGGTATCGTCCTCCTCCAAATGGAGAAGGATACCAGAGAAAGGATGCTTTAGATAGTCTAAAGTTGTTCTATTCATTTATAATTTCGCACTGAGTAAATTCATTTTTTAAAAATGTTAAATGTCTCATATCGATGAATCCAGAGACCCCAAGTATCCTGAAAATTCCATTCTCGGGGTCCATCCATTCACATTTAAGTTTTCTATCTCTGCCAATCCAATAGAATTGAGTTGGCTTAGAACTCACAGCCAGACACTCAATCGCTATCTTTTGGCAGGTTGGAAGGTTGATTCGAGTCATTGTTTTATTCTCTTTCTGGGATTTTATGAATCCTACAAACTTCCTCAACTGTATAAGCATAATTGCCATTAATTTTTTTAAGTCCATCAATCAAAAAATCACTCAGTTTATATCTTCCTCTAAACCCTTTTTCTAATGGATAATGTAAATCTTCAATCTGTCCCTTCATTCTGCCCCAGTTCAACCAATCCCTAAGAAGTAAAGCTTCTTCTCTCCCGCATTTTGGGCAAATCTGGATAATAATTCTATCCAAAGGATTATTATTTTTCTTGCCTTGTCGGCTTGTTAAATTCATCCCACCAAATAACTTTTGGTATATTTTTTTGTTTAAGTATCACAACCACGCTTGGCATAGGAGCCCCGCCTCGACCCGAAAATTGCAACCGGCCCCTGATGAATCTAATTTCGCCCTGAATACAATTATTCCACCACCATTCGGTATCGGTTCTGGCAGGGACTAAACAAACGATTAGTGTCCCAGATTGGGATTCGGTTTTGGCCTTCGAAATCCATTTTGGTAATTCTCTCCCATAGGGCGGGTTCATCCAGCAGATTCCTTCCCATTTCTGTTTTAGTCCATCGTCTTGCTTTGAAAAATACCTTTTGCATTTATGGTTTTGTTCTGATGCACAGACATCCAAATCGAAATGAAATTCTTTATTGAGAACGTCGAATAGCCATTGAGGAGTTTCCCATTCGGGAGTTTCACTCATTTGATACCAATCACCACGAAGGATTTTGTTATAGGTAATTTTCTCTTCTTTGGCCTTAGCTACTTCGATACGTTCCTTAAATTTTTTGATGGGGATCTCTGCTAACTTTCGGAACTCGGAAAGGCGCTGAGGAGGAATTGGAAAAGGGTTCCGAGATTCGGAAGGCTTTTTGCCTCTTCCCCCCTTTGCTCCGGCTTGAGATAAATCCTCCGCAGGCTTCAATTCCCCAATCCTACGGGCTGCAAGGAATTTGACTTCACAGGCATGGTTCTCAGCATCAATTCCGAGGCGGTGAGCTTTTGCATAGGCTTCGGCTGCTAAAGCAACGTCATGGATTTTTCTTAGATCATCTAAGTCCTTTGCTTCGGAAAGCCACTTTTCAGCTTGGCTTAATTTTTCTAATACGTTCATTTAGTGCGTTTTTACTTGTTGTAGAGTTTTGTTCTCAAATAGAACAATTCTCTCATTCACTATTAAAAAAATTTTCTGTAAAATCTTCAATATGAAAATCTTCCTGCCACTTTTCGATCGAAAGACCTTTTGCGATAAGATGCACGGCTGCATCATTCAACCTGAGACCACGTTTTTTGGCATATTCTCGAAGGAGATGTTCTTCTCGGTGAGGGAATCTGATGTGAAGGGGATCACCACGCTTATCCATTCTGAGCCCTCCTCAAAAAAATGTAGACAGATCAAATTGATTTTGGTAACATTTCTAAAAGCACGGGCCAGGGAGAACAACCCGCTAAGGTGCAACTCCCCGACCCGTCCGCAGGCGGTGTCTTACCCCGCCCTTGTTTTTAGAAAAGAGAAATTTCTATGAAAAAACCTATACTTTTAGCGTACTTAACCATTATTTATTTTCTAAGCCTTCTAATAATTTTATTCTTTTTCCGCTACTCAATAATTCCAACAAACAGTGAATTCGGGTACTGTTACAAATTGGACCATTTAACCAGTGAAATAACTCGGCTCGAAGGCAGACGAGAATACCGAGTACGAGTTTCAGGAGTTTCAGTATTTGAAGAGTTTGGGAAGTGACACAAATTGTGGGATTTTTGATATATTTTCATACTGCCTTTTTACTTCACCTTACAAAAGCGTTATTGGCTTTGTTCGCTATGAGCTTGGCACGATGACTGCTCCACATCGTCAGGGAACAAAGTTTCTTCGGGGACGCCGAGATATTGGGAGATCCGGTGTCTATATTTCCAACCCTTCAAACGACCGGAAAGAATGTCTGAAAGTGCTTGGGGTGCCATGCCAATGTCATCCGCCATCCGATATTGGATTATCTTTCTTTCGATTATCACAGCTTTCAATTTCTCTGCTTTTCTTTTTGAACATGGAATTTTTGAAATCATAATAGGTTTCATTATACACATTTTTCGTATCCTGTCAAGAGGGGAAATGGGATTTCCGAAAGAAAAAATTGCCATCAGACTCATAAAAATTAGAAAAGAAGTTTCTGGAAGTAGCCGAGGATCGCAGAAAAGATTTGCAGAAAAGGTTCTGCAAATACCCTATAATACATGGAGAGATTACGAAAAGAACCGTAATAAAACCCACGACTTAGATTTTCTTCAGGAAATTTGTGACCGTTTTGATTACCGTATCGAATGGCTTCTTTTAGGACAAGACCCACCTAAAAAATCCTAATCCACTGCAATTTCTATTCCAATTATTTTTATTTATTTTTTATTACCCTATTGACAAAATACTAATTTTTCGTATAATAGCATCATGGAAATCAAAACCACAGATAGAAGACCTCTTGGTCCCCGTGGTGGTTGCGCCGGAGAACGAAACGTAAATTGGAAGGGCGGGATTGCCGAATATCCAAATCATTACGAAATGAAGCTAATGCGTAAACGAGTTTTAAAAGAAGAAAATTACACTTGCCATTATTGCGGAAAGTACACAAAACAAATCCACCATAAAGACCTATCTAAACACAATCATTCAAGAGAAAATCTTACTGCTTGCTGCCACAGTTGCAATTTGAAATTCGCAAAGCCTCATACCTCAAAATACAAAAAATTATACGGACACACCCTAAAAGAATTAAAGGCTATGGGATTCTTCAAAACTGAAATGGAAGAAGTTCAAGAAAGACTTAGTATAGGATTTTAATAATGAAAACACTAACCCATTCTCCCGCACCAGCAGATAAAAACTCGCCACAGGGCAACCTGACAAGCGTGGACCATAAAAACAAGGGTCTATGCCCCTATTGGGGATAAAATGAATCTCCCAGGACTTGACAGCGCCATGATCGAATTTATTGAACTCAAAAGAAAGGAGGTGCCCATGATGGAAACTGCAAAAGAAGTATTACAGACGGCATTCAAACGGGAGGATGCGATTGAACAGGCCATTGATCGATTCAGGGTCGATATCCAGAAGTCCATGGATGAGAGAGAGTTCTTTCGAGATGCGGATCTTAGAAGGGAGAGGACAATCAATGCTCGGCAGAAACAGGAGCTTGATCTCGCAGTGAGGGAGCTGCTTAAGACGAGGAAGATGATTGCTGGGATGAAGGAACTATTACAAATAAAAGTGTAAAGGAGGTGAATCCATAATGACAAAGACGATTCCTTACAAAGATGTGAACAAAAAATTGAAGGGGGGAATGAAACAGATCAAGGACGCCATTGATTTATTGAAAACTCACATAGTCATAGGCGACGTAGTTTTCCCATCAGCGCCCAAGCCGATCAGGACGAGGAAGGCCAAGAGTCCAGTGCCGCCGACAACAGGAGAAGCGGAAGTCTAAATCAACCTTCAAGTATATTACCAGAAGTATATTACTGAAAGGGAGGAAATTTCATGCCAGAAGAAATCATTAAAGAATATCTGAAATATCCATTGACAGAAGGGGAAATGAGAAAAGAGGCCGAGAAAATGGCCTACTGTTTATCTAAAAGGGCTGAATTGGAGGGAGACCTCAAATCCATTAAGAAGCAACTCGAATCAGATATTGCCAAGGTTGATGCAGAACTGACTTCTGCGGTGACCAAATATCAGTCCGGTTTCGAGATGCGAAATATCGAGTGCCGGATCGATAAAGACTTCCAAACCAACACCATTCGAACGGTTCGCTTAGATACGTTTGAATTGGTTCGAGAGCGGGCGATGACTTCAGAAGAGAGGCAGGAGAGCTTATTCGATAAGAAGGCTCCCATTGATCTGGCGAGTGTTCTTCCAGATCCGACAAGCTACATGAAGGAAGAAGACCTTCCCGATGCTGACGCAAAGGGCTACATGAAGGAAAGGAAGGATCGGGTGGACTAAATGCTCTGTCTAATCGCAATCGCTTACGTTATCCTGCTGGCGTTATGTTTGGCTCTTATGATAAGTGCCGATATTATAAACGAGGGATATGATAAAGGATGCCGAGGAATCTTATATGATAAGCGCCGACATTTTGAACGAGAGATGGTTTCAGCCACCCCGCCTCGAGCGGGTTCAAGCTGAAAAGAGCATCTGATCGGAAGGGCACTCCGGGATAGGGCAGTCCCGGCACTTGACCCTCATTGGCGAATAGCTCTTGAGGAAACTTTCCGACGTGTCGCAAGACAAGATGTGAGCCCAAGTTAGACGCAAATCTGACAGAATTCTTCGGCATCCTTTATGGGAGGAGGGAGAATGAAAATGAAACATACACCAGGGCCGTGGAAAGAAGCAAGGGCTTACATTTTAGGTCTAAGTTTAAGCCCAGAGTTATTGCCATTGGGAAATATTTATGAAGATATTTGTCAAGCCATCTCCAAGGCAGAACCCACGGAGGAATGAGATGAAACTTTGGGAAAAAAGGCAATTAGAAAAAGGATATCTAACTTGGAAAGAATATCTTGAAGCTGTCAAAGAAGAAGAGGCAGAACCCAAGGAGGGGTAATGCACGCACTTCGAGCAACGATGTTCAACGGTGAATTACTACTGTTCTGTTCTTGCTGCGAGTGGATTCGCATTGTCGCCTTAGAGAAATCAGCGAAGGAGGCTGAGGAATCTTGGAAGATTCATAAGGAGGCCTGGGAGGAGTTTGAGGAGGTAGGCCATGACGTACGATGAAATAATTGAAGGGATGAAACAAGGAGCAGAAATAATTTACCAGGGAAGGCGAGTAGCGGGAAGTGCCATTGAGCAATTTGCAAGGAACAATGTAAAGAATTTATGTCTAAGCGAATCTGTTCTTGATGATCTTAAACGAGAATTAAAGCATTGGGATATGAATCTTCACAAATGGAAAAAGTGAGGTATGCCATGAAAAAACCCCCCGATGTAATCGCTTGGAAAAAATGGATTGAAAGTAAAGAAGGACGGTCATGCTCAAAGGAACTTCCAACTGCAATCATATATTTGGAAGATAGATTATATCTGGCATTTATGGCAGGAAGGAAAAAGAAGCCAAGGAAAAAGTGAGGGAGGCCATGTATCTTGATCCAGCTTTACAAGAGTCAGGTATGGAAGGTGCTTTCATAATGTCAATCTATGTGAGCGCCTTTATGGGTGCCTTTCTAATCACCTGGGGATTCGTGAAGCTCGGCATGTGGATGCTGGGATATAGGAAGGAATGAGGGAAAGGGGGAACTCGTGGGTAAATTCACAGATTTGACAAGTCAGAGATTCGGAAGGTTAGTGGTGATTTCTTTTGCTGGTTTAACATTCCACAGACAGTCAACATGGTTATGTGTCTGCGATTGTGGGAACCATGTCACCGTAGTAATCGGAAGCCTAAAAAATGGCAATACTATGAGCTGTGGGTGTTTACGAAAAGAGTTAGTCGCAAAGAAAAACTGGAAGCATGGATATTCCAAAAAAGAGCGTCTTTATGGATTGTGGCGTGGAATGATTCAACGATGCACAGATCCTAATTCTTCACACTATGATCGATATGGGGGAAGAGGAATCAGGGTCTATGAAAAATGGAGAGTAAATTATCTTACGTTTCGAAGTTGGGCACATGGTAAAGGATACACAGATGAGATGACCATTGAGCGTAAGGATAACAATGAAGGATACTTTCCTGATAATTGTACTTGGATTCCGTTAGCAGTTCAGGCCAGGAATAAACGAACAAATCATATGATAACTTTTAATGGTGAAACCAAAACACTCGTAGAATGGAGCGAAATAATGGGAATTGACACCAGTCTTATACGATATCGCTTGAAAATCGGTTGGTCCATTAAGGACTCGCTGACTCTTTTACCAAGCGATATTCACAAAGGAGGATCAATTGAAAAACATACAACTCCTTAAATTGAAGCTCAAAGATTTTCAGGGAGGAACTTTTGAATTGAACGCAGAGGGTAAGGATACATTCATCCATGGTATGAACACTTCCGGTAAGACCAGATTGTTAAGCGGATTCACTTGGTTACTTTTTGGAAAAGACGCTCTTGGCCGTGCGGATTTTTCTATTAAAAATCTGGATGCTGATGGCAATGTGGCTGAAAGAGGTATTGATCATTCGGTCGAAGCAATTCTGCTTATAGAGGGAGAAGAGATAGGTCTAAAAAAGATATTTAGAGAAAAATGGATTAAGACCAGGGGGCATGCACAGGCAGAGTTTAGCGGTCATTCCACACAGCACTTTATCAATTCAATCCCAAAAACCGAAAAAGAATACAAAGCCTTCATTGATGAAATGACTGGAGCAGAAGAAAGATTTCGCCTTCTTACTTCACCTTCAGTCTTCCCGGCACTCCATTGGCAGAAACAGCGAGCCCTTTTACTTGAAGTCTGTGGTGATATCTCAGATGCCGATGTAATTGCATCAGATGAGAAACTATCTCCTCTCATTGTCATTCTCGGAAAACACACCCTCGATGATCACCGAAAGATAGTGACGGCTCGCCGATCAGAGATTAACAAGGAAATGGAGAGGATTCCGGTAAGGATCGATGAGGTACGCCGTGGAATTCCAGATGTTACTGGCATAGACAGAAAGGCATCAGAAACGGAGGCTCAGAGGCTTGAAACTGCCCTGAACGATGCGAAATTGAGGCTACAGGGGGTCAATACGGGGGGTAATGTCGGGACCCTGACAACCAAGCTTTCCGGTCTCAATGCGGACCTCCGAAAGATGGAAGATACCCACAGGTCCGGATCGCTCTCCACCCTGAATCGTCTTAATCAACAGATTTCTGAAGTAGAGGCCAAGGCGAATGGTTCGCATAGGAGAGTGCAGGCCATAGACGAAGATTTGAAACAAAAAGAGGCACAGATTCAACGCACGGATGCCGAGCTTACCCGAATACGCAACCAGTGGATGGCCATGGACGCAAGGGTATTCAAAGACACGACTTCAGGCACCTGCCCATCTTGCGGTCAGGCACTCCCAGCGGACCGGGTTCAGAGTGCAAGGGAAAAGGCTCTATCTGCCTTCAATGAAGACAAAGCCGAGGGGTTAGGTGAGATCAACCGGAGGGGCCATGACCTGAAAGAACAGAGGGATCGCCTTGCAGAGGAAATAGACGCCCTTAAAAAAGAGCGTGAAATCATCTCCTCGTCGATTTCCGAGGCCGAGACCAAGCTGAAATCTGTCACCGAGGAACGAAACGCCCTCAAACAATCATCCGAAGACTTCTCTGGGATTCTCCACCACGCCGATCTCTTGGACGAGATAGAATCCCTTAATGATGAAATCAAGGCCGAAAGGGAAGGCAAGGCGCAGGATATTGAGAAGATTCAGGGAGAGATCAGGGAGCATCAGGCCCACTACGGATTTGAAAAGGCCAAAATTGACAGGTTTCTTGGAAGAGAACAGGGAGAGAAGCGGATTGAGGAATTGAAGACCGAAGAGAAAAAGCTCTCAGCCGAATTTGAAAAACTGGAAAGCGAGTTATACCTTATGGACCAATTCATAAAAGCAAAGGTCTCCATGCTCACTGATCGGATTAACGGAAAGTTCGAGTTTACAAAATTCAAATTATTTGACGTCCAAGTAAATGGCGGAATTTCTGACTGCTGTGAAATTACTGTTGGAGGAGTAGGCTACAACTCGGGTTTAAATTCGGCGGCCAGAACACAATCTGGAATGGATATTATAAAGACTCTACAACAATTTTATGGATTACGTGCTCCGATTTTCATTGATAATCGGGAAAGTTGTACTGAAATTCCCGAAATGCCAGGGCAGGTGATTTCTCTCTACGTGTCCCCAAAGGACACCACCCTTAGAGTCGAAACGGAGGTTGGTAAGCATGCCAATACTCGGTGAGATAAAAAGAGGTCGAGAGATAGGGCGAAATTACGGAAATGGTTATATCTGGCACGCCTGCGAAGATTGCGGAAAAGAAAGATGGGTTAATTTAATAAGACAGAAACCAAACAAAACTTTATGTTGTAGTTGCGCTGGGAAGAACAAAAAATATAAAAATCCTGTTGGGATAGCGCACCCAAATTGGAAAGGCGGTCGTCTTAAAGAACTGGATGGCTACATAAAAACGAAAGTTTATTCAGGCGATTTCTATTATCCAATGGCTGTCAGAGGTTACGTCCTTGAACATCGCTTGGTTATGGCTAAATATATTGGTCGCTGCTTAAAACCAAAAGAGATTGTTCATCATAAGAACGGAATAAGGGATGACAACAGAATTGAAAATCTTGAACTCACCGAAATTGGTTATCATATTCATGAACATGGGAAAGGCTATAGGGCTGGCTACACAAAGGGACTACATGACGGCAGACTAAAACAGATCCAACAATTACAGGCAAGAATTAAGGAATTGGAACAATTAAACCTATTTAACGAAAGGAGATAACAATTATGACAACAGCAGCAGAAAAGAAGGTTACCGCAGTGCCAGAAAAATCCGTCGTGGATATTGTGAGCGAGAAGGTTAACGAATTCCTGAAATCTGGACAACTTGATCTACCAAGGAACTACAGCTTGGATAATGCCTTGAAGTCAGCATATCTTACCCTGAATACCGTCCAGGATAAAGATAAGAATCCAGTTATGACCGATGGCAAGCTGACGGGAGTTTGTACGAAGGCCAGCATTGCCAATGCCGTCCTTGACATGGTAGTCCAGGGACTCAACCCCGGCAAGAAGCAATGCTACTTTATCGTGTATGGAAAAATCCTCACTTGTCGTCGCTCCTATTTCGGATCCATGGCCGTGGCTGAAATGGTGAATCCCGCAATTAAGGATTGGGGTTACGATGTGGTTTACGAGGGGGATAAATTCTCCTTCGGGATTCATAACGGCAAGAAATCCGTGATCGAGCACGTTCAGAGCCTTGAGAACATTGACAAGCTAAAAATTATAGCAGCCTACGTTATGGCGCTCGACGAGAAGGGAGACCCGATCAAGACCGAAATCATGACCATTGAAGAAATTCATCAGGCCTGGAAGATGTCTTCGGCGACCCCATTTGATGATAAAGGGGAACTTAAGGCATCCAGCACTCACGGGAAGTTTGCCCGGGACATGGCCTTGAGAACGGTTATCAACAAGGTAGCAAAGTTCATCATCAATGCCAGCAGTGACAATGCCCTGCTCTTGGAGAGAATCAACCGAGCAGAAGAATTGGCCGATGAGGCTGCGGTTCAGATGGAGATCGAGGATAAGGCAAACAAGGGATCAGTGATCATGATACCGGAGGAATCGGGGAAGGTGGCACAGGGAGAACCAGAAGAGACGAAGAAGCCGGAAGTCGTGCCAAACAATGATTTACCTTCTCCAGAGGAAGAGCAGGCGGCTCTCCTGAAAAAAGGGATGGTTTTGGGAGAAAAAAGGGCGCCAGGATTCTGAGGAATATCTAATGACTTATCGGCTTATGGACGGAATTGAGTTTTTGAAATCTCTTCCCGATAAATCGGTTGATGGGATTTTTACAGATCCGCCCTGGGGTCTCCGCATTTCTAAATCTTCGACCGGCCATCGAAGACCCGATATCCACATTCAGGGTCAGTCAAATTGGCTCGAGCTACTAAAAGGAATGACGGATGAAGCTGCCAGAGTATTGAAACAAAATGGCCGATGTTTAATTTGGTTAGGAATGCGCCACGTCGGCCCCGCAATTAAAGTTATTGAAGCCCTTGAATACCGATGGATAATCTTTTGTAAATATGTGCCACCCCGATATCTCGCAACAGTTGAATCTTCTCTTGACCCAATTATTTATTTCGCTCCGTTCGGCAGCCCATGGCCGGATCGAAAGGTTGACGGCTTCAACAAAAGGCAGATTTGGATAAAGCCCACTAATAGTCACCCGGATACTCAACATCCATGCGCCAGGCCGGCCAAAGTAGTGAAAGGTATTTTATCAAACTGGTTTTTCAAAAATGAATACGTCATTGACCCCTTCGCCGGTTCGGACACCACCGGCCGAGCGGCCCGAGAGCTAAATCTTAAATGGGATTCATGTGAGATCGATCCAAATATGTATGAGACCGGAATCCAAAGGCATAGGCAAGGAATTTTATTTGAGAATTTATTATGAACTTCACTTCATTTGCCTCATCCTCAAGGGGTAATGCCTATCTCCTTCAATCCGAAGGCGCCGCTCCTCTCCTTCTCGAAGCTGGCCTTCCGATCAATCGATTGAGGGATAAATTGAGAGAGTACGGAATAAGCCTGTCGGATCTCGGGGGCTGTCTTGTCTCTCACGAGCATGGGGACCATTCGAAGGCCGTTAAGGATCTGCTCAAGGCGGGAGTGGATTGTTGGATGAGCCAAGGCACTGCAAACCGGCTGGATGTGCTCCTCCACCATCGTAATCACATTATTGATGGGTGGGAACATAAATATGATCTGTCTGGGTGGGTAATTAGAACCTTCCCTCTCGAACACGACGCTGAGGAGCCCCTGGGATTTTTTATCGCCCAAAAGGATGACCGCCTCCTATTCGTACCCGATACCGCCTACGTCGAAAATAGATTCGAGGGGATTACGATAGTTGCAATCGAGTGCAACTTCCAGGCTGATATTCTAACGAACAATGTCCTTAGTGGGGCTTTACCACCGGTCGCTGGGCACCGAGTTAGGCGTTCTCATCTTAGTTTAGAGAACGTAATCTCCTTTTTAAAGGTCAACGACCTTTCAAAATGCCGGTCAATTTTTTTGCTTCATCTATCAGACGGCAATTCCGACGAACGATGCATGATACAGGAGGTACAAGCAGCCACAGGGATTCCGGTCTACGCTGCGCAGGAACGGGTAGTGGGTCAGTTTAAAAAATCTTGACAAATTAATAAAAAGGAGTAATCTATGGATGATTGGTGGTGGTGGTGGTGGTAGTTTAATATGGTCAAGATTGGTATAATTTACTCAGACGAAACAAAA